AAAATACTTTAATTCACTATAATGTTTATTTAGTTTCTCAAAGACACTTCTATGAATTAATACAAAACCCATACCAACTCCACCAATCTTCACCAGATTTCCACATAACTTCACAGGATTATAGAGTTCATAACAGTGTCTAATAGGCAGTGTCTTCATCGGATAAGATGCAGACACAATTGGTTTTTGATATGAATATAACTTCAACATATCTTCTGGTGAAAATGCAACATCAGCATCCAGACAGAACAGATACTCAAACTCTGTATTATTCATAAAGAAATTAGCAATTCTTGACCGTCCGTGAGTAATCAGTGACTCATTTGCGACGGTCATAATCCCGTGTTCTACGTTATTACGAACTAAAAGTTTACCAAGATTGAAAAGTGATGTGGTGGTTTTTTCATTCACCAATCCACCATAACAAGGTAATGATATAAGAATACTCATAAATTAAGAAGTTTTTTGTTTTCCTGCGACTTGTATTTCTATTGCGTATGGTGTGTTAGTAATCGCAAAAATTGACTGACCGATACCAATTCTCTTCGGTGCTTCGCAAAGTTCAATTGAAGAGTTCTTTGGAATTACCATATTATAGGCCAACCAAGAGAAGATTGTATCACTATTACCAATACCTACGGAGACTGGATAATCACCACCAGGATAGACTAATCCATCAGAAATATTTGCAACTCTTATGGACTGAATAATTGATGGATAAGTATTTCCAGTTCCATAATAAGCAACCGGAATTGTAGAAAGTCCAGCAGTTACAGATGTAATAGTTGAAGAGGCAGCAGAAACAGTTCCAGTACCATTCAGATATGCAGTATCCGTAGAAGATTGATACACAATCGTTGCTTGTAATGCACCGTCTTGTGGAACAACGACTTCTGTGAATGAAAGTGATGTAGATGCAAGTGCTACCGTTGCTGGTCTTGTCATTGGAATTGTTAATGCACCTGGAGTATAACCAACACCCACAAAAGTATTAGTTTGAATACCAGTATTATTACCAGTTGGTTGAATTAACATTCCAGAAGAAAGGAAGTTTGTAATCGCAGCACCTGCAGTAACTGTAAGAATGTTAGAGTTTGCTGTTTGCGAAATTGCTGCGGTTGATGTTGAACCAATACCAGTACCAGCACCAGTAGATTGTAACACAATACTATCCAGTGCATTGAGAACCATTGGTTGTTTTAAGAGTTCAACAGCAGAACCCACAGGAACTGGAAGTCTGGATGAAACCTTGGATACTGGTGAGAACCAAGCAGTACCACTTACTGCCTGACCTGCAATTGGTTTGCTAAGTGTAATATTATTTCCATCTACGCTGGTGACATAAGTATTGTACTGGAATCCGGCAGTTGAACCAATACCTGTAGTTTCTCCAATATTTCCTTGTCCTGTAACAGCCATACCAACAATAATACTACTTGCGGAACCAACTGTGATTGTGTTGATTCCTGCACCACCACCTATACTAATAGTTGCTGGAACTTTTCTTGCATTCATTACAAAACCAGCAGTGATTTCGGCATCACCATTGGATATGTTTGTAACGTGAATTGAATGAACAAGATATTTGTTTGAACCAGAAGGAAGTGTTGTAATTTGAGTAACTGTTGTACCAACACCAACAATATCTAATGTTCCTGTTGGTTGAACGTAAATTACATTGTCAATCGTTGTATCAAACTTACCAGAACCACCAGCAGCTGCAGTTGCCCATAAAGTTCCAGTTATAGTTGACTGAAGAACCTGACCTGTTGTTCCTGGTTGATTGGTAGAATCATAGATAGCACCAGTAACTCTTGCATTACCTTGAACTTGTAAAGGATATGCTGGAGTTGTGGTTCCAATACCAAGATTACCAGATACATAGGCACCACCAGTTACTTGAAGTGGTTGTCCTGCAGTTCCTGTTGATGTTCCCGTTCCTACTAATATGGGCCCATTAACGAATGTAGAAATACCAGAAACATTTAACTGTTGTGATGTTAAGTTGGTTGCACTAGTAACACCTAAAGTACTGATACCAGAAACTCGAATACCAGAAGAACTTAATGTTACGGCAGAACCTACAACAACACTTGTATCAATCGTTGCGGTTCCGTAAATTCTTGTACCAGACTTAAGTTGTGCCATTTCTTATGCTTGTGCCTCCGTCCAGGAAAGTCTTGTAGCAACATTTGCTTGAGAATTTGACAAATTGGTTGCAACAATTGTAAGAGTATCAGGTCCATCAGGATATATATTCGTTCCTGATGTTGCTGCTCCACCACCAAGAATACAATTTCCCAAGTCACGAACTTGTGAAAGGTCAACACTACTTGTTCCAGATACGAAGAAACCAGCAGTAATTTCACCACCACTTACCTGAACTCCTGTTGCTCCACCTACATTTTGATAATCAGCAATTTGTGCCAAACTAGAGTTCTGAACTCCTGTAATATTACCAACGGCATTCGTCCAAGTTGCTGAAGTACTTGGAGTTGTATTCAAATATGCTCTTACAAGAATATTGGAGTTTGCTGTAAGTACCGTAAGGTCAAGAGAACGAAGAACCAACTGCATTCTATTGATAAGTTCTCTTGACCCAAATGTTGCACCAATACCATTATCAACTGATGGTGCAACACGAATTGCAACAAGTGCTCTTGATGAACCAGTATTTCCTGATACAGCAAGTGTTGTAATACCAACCTGTCCATAAGTAAAGACCAAAGATTTATCATCATCAAATCTTCCGTCCATAATTACACTTGTACCCCAGTGAGAGATTGAAGGACCATAAGTTGGATATGCAAGTTCAACTGCTGTTGGGTCAGTTGCAGAGTATGTAAATGCTACTCCAACTGGTGAACCCATTGGAACTGCTAACACTGTTGGGTTTGCTGATGTTGCTGCCTGACTTAAATAAACAGTTCCAACACCAAGAGCACTAATGTAAGTACCATCAGGGAAAGATGTACCTCCAGCACCTACAATTCTTTGTCCTACTTGTAAGTTTGTAGTCGTTCCTGCTGCCACATTAGAACCTGCTGCAACTGTAAGAGAAAGAGAAGCATTACCGGATTTTCCTCTGATGACTCCAGTAAATGCGGTTGTGCCAATACCAGAATAATTCACATATTCATAAGTTTCAGAATTTCTGATGACCAATGTTCCAGCAGTTGGGAAACCTGCAGTACTTGCAATTCCAACAAAAGTATCAGATGCTCCTACACTATTATTGATTTGAGTTGTTGGTGGTCTGCTCTCACTTTCATATCGTGCTGGTAAGTTTCCAGAACGCATATATGCTTCGGTATTCACATTATTGTTTATGACCTTATGGCAATAGATTACATCACCAGTTGGACCTCTAAATCCCCAACGAATAAATCCTGCACCATACCAAGAATAGTCCATATAGAACATCTGCATCTTGGTGAGGTCAATATTATAACCAGAAGGTCCAGTACCATCACATTTATCAATATTCCAAGTTGATTGTGGATATTTTGTATCCACAGTTCTTGAAATGATTACAAAATCAGCAGTTGCTCCTCTATATGAAGGAGAAATCGTCATACTTGTATCACTTGCAATATCAACAACACGATAGGATTGACCACGAAGAACAATAAAATCTCCAATTGTTAATTGCTTTGCAAATGCCGTTGGAAATGTTGAGTTTGTTTGTGTTACTGTATTAATACCACTAATAACACTTACCTTTCCTGAAAGTTGGAAAGTAGAACTTCTACGAACTGCATAAAGTGTTTGTCCATCAAACTCAAAGAAGATACCATTTTGTGAATCAAAAGTTCCAAGACGATTTGCACATCCATACCAACTTGTAACATTACAACTATAAGGACCAGAAGCAGTTGTGGAAGTAAGTCCTGCTGTTGCAGTCACTTGAAAAGTATTATATCCTGTTACGGAAGTTACACTATAAGTTCCATTATATCCAGTTTCATTTGCACCAGAAATTATGATTTGAGTTCCGGGAGTTGCTGCCTGAATATTATGCTGCTCTTTTGTCTGCACAGTAATCGTACTTCCAATGCTAATTGCAGAAGCAGTTAAAGAGTCAATTTGAAGATTTGGTTTCAGAATTGTACCAGAACTAACTTGAATACCTTTACCTGATTGATAGCGGAAATATCTTCTTGTCTGACGAGTTGCCGTTTCAAAATTTGATTGAGCATTACTTGAAAAAATGACTCCACCATCAAAAGGACGATGTAAGAATTGCCCCTGTGGTCTTACATAAACTAAACCATTAGATGGAGTTCCTGCTGGTGCAGTATTTGCATAATAAGTAAAGGTTCTTGAACTGGTGATACCAGCAACAAAGAAAGAGCCATTTGCATTTACCTGATTAGTTCCAACAATTGCAACCTCATTTCCAATTGCAAGTCCGTGTGGGATTGTTGTGGTTACAGTGACTGCAGTTCCAACACTTGCAAAAGTTGGAGTTGTACCAATTGCAGCATTAGTGTAAACTGTTCCACTGTAAATAATAGTTTTATTAGGGTCAAAAATTTGAGTAACAGTTCCAGTATTTGTTGCTCTTGCAGTATATGTAAAGTTTGTATTACCAGCACCTACACTTTCTATAACAAAGTTTCCATTTGCAATATTCAAATAAGTATCCTGAACCGTAATTGCAGTTCCAATTCCAGGGACTGATGATGTTCCACTTGCACCAACCACAACTGTGACAGTTCTGGAACTAGTTGGTAGTGTCATCGTACCAATTCCAGATATACCAACAGAAGAAGAAAAGGAAAATGGACGATTGTTAATTGTTGCAAGATTTTCCCACTTGGAAACTTGAGTACCATATTCAAAGTCAGTATCAATCAGTGCCTGTGGTGATGATGTACGAAACTTATTTACGGGGTCTTGATAAACTTCAGAAGGAGTAAACTTCTCATCATATTCGTCTATAATGATTTGAAGTTTATCAGTACTACTCATTGAAGTAGTACTATAATTCAATACGACTGTGGTTGTGTTCGTACCACCAGTGGTTGATACAGTATAAGAAGTTGCCTTTAAGTTTTGGTCTGAGAAATTATAAATTACAGTGTTCGTCGTTACATTCGTAATCAGTATTAATCGTTCTCTCGGAATAGCACGAGGAATAACTACACTACCCACACCACTTGCACCTGGAGTAAATGTATATCCAGTTTCTAAAATTGCCTTCCTTGCCATAATTATTGAATACCTTTGCTATATTTATACATTAGTAAATAGTCGTAATTTCATCAATCTCATTATAAACAATCACATTACCATTAAGTTCTTGTCTCATAAATTTTCCTTGGCCTGGACCAAATAAGACGCCACCAAATTCATCATATATTGGGTCATAAGGAGCAAAGACATTTGCGCTGAGTGTTGTTGTTCCGACTCCAACATTTTCTTTAAACTCCAATGCAGTATAAGTTCCCAATCCACTGACACCTGCTTTTGCATAAGTTTCGGTTAAATCTCCAACATTAGTTGCTGGAAATTGTCTATAAGCACCTAAACCCCAAATAATTCTTACTGCACCAACACCACCAACACTTCCATATCTACCTAGATCGCCTCCACCACCTCCTCCACCACCAAAGTTTCCACCACCAACTAATATACTTCCAGCACCTGCAGTAGTTGAACCATTTTGACCACCACTACCTCCAGTACCTGGATTATTACTACTACCACCATTTCCACTTGCGCCTTGGCCAAGTATCCCAACACCACCACCACCAGTACTAGCAGATACATGACTTCCACCGCCACCTCCGCCGCCGCCAGATCCATTTGCTCCAGCACCACCAGATCCGCCAGCACCACCATTACCACTATATCCACCGGCCCCTCCTCCTCCGCCGGATCCTGAAACACCGGTGCCTCCGGCACCACCATTACCACCAGTTCCAACAATCACTGTTCCACCAGTACCACCATTAAAATTACCATTAACAGTAAGACTATTTCCCTTTTGCCCACCACCTGCTTCTACAAGAGAAATTGCTCCCCTCTTCACATAACTATTTCCACCATTACTTGCCGTACTTGTAGGAACAATGCCCGGTTGTCCAGATGTGCCAACTCCTACCGTTAATGTTTCTCCAGGTGTAACTAAAATACTATTCACATATGCTAGAGCACCACCGCCACCTCCACCTTTAGCAGGAACGCCATTATCTCCACCTCCTCCTCCACCACCACCAACAGTAACCACACTAATAGTATCAACACCAGTAGGCACAGTCCAACTAAAAGTTCCTGGAGTTATGAAAGAACTTTGCCCCGCAGAAACTATATAACCAACTTCATTAAACTCACCAGTAACAATCATTGACCCAAATTGGTCTAATCTTCCTACAACTGGCATAATATTATCCTGCTACGAAGTCCAAACTATTTGTAGTTGAGTTGTACTGTATATAGAAGTTGGTTGATCCTGCAGTTCCACCAAATCGCATTTTACCAGTTGATTGAACTCTAGCATCACCAGAAACATCTACTGCAAAGGAAGGTGCCGTAACCGCAACACCAACATTAGAAGACACATAAGCACCACCAGTAACTTGAAGTGGTTGTGATGTAGTTCCTGTAGAAGTTCCACCACCAATCAAAGTTGTAGATTGAAGTGTTGTTATACCTGATACATTTAACTGCTGTGAAGTTAGATTAGTGGTACTTGTAACTCCTAAAGTACTGATACCTGATACATTTAACTGCTGTGAAGTTAGATTAGTGGTACTTGTAACTCCTAAAGTACTGATACCTGATACATTTAACTGCTGTGAAGTTAGATTAGTGGTACTTGTAACTCCTAAAGTACTGATACCTGATACATTTAAAGTTTGTGATGTTAAGTTGGTTGTACTTGTAACACCAAGAGTTGTTATACCCGATACATTTAACTGTTGTGAAGTTAGATTAGTAGTACTGGTAACACCAAGAGTTGTTATACCAGAAACATTAAGTTGTTGTGATGTTAGGTTGGTTGTTGAAGTAACACCTAATGTTGAGACGCCAGTAACATTAAGTTGTCCTAATGTACCAACAGAAGTAAGTGATGAGTTTACAACACCACTTCCTAATGTATTATTGGTAATGACTGAAGTACCATTAATCTTATAATCATTTCCTGTGGTTACATTAATACCGCCAGAAGTAGTGACACCTGTGAAGCTTGCCGTAGTACCAAATAAAGATGCCGTATGAGTTGTTATACCAGCAAATGTAGAGATTCCAGAAACATAAGCACTTGATGCAGTAATGATTCCGAGAGTTGTTATACCTGATACATTTAACTGTTGTGAAGTTAAGTTTCCAGTGAAGTATCCACTACCATCAACCCAAAGTTTTGATGTTGGATTTGCAGTCCCCAATCCAATATTAAAATTACTATTACCAGTAATCCAAGAATTAGAACCAGAACCAATGTTTAATTGATCAGAACCATTGATTAATGGTAATTGAACACTATAACCAATGGCAACATTTCTATCACCATCAATTTGAGTACATGCCGCATTAGAACCTAAGAAAGTATTATTACATCCATTACTCATATTGTATCCAGTATTATTGCCGAAGAAACTATTATTTTGTCCAGAAAAACTATAATATCCTGCACAATTACCAAAGAAGTTATTATTAGATCCACTGTCGTTAAGAAGTCCAGAATATTGACCAAAGAAATTATTACAACCTCCAGAGGTGTTAGAAAATCCAGAATATTGACCAAAGAAATTATTATAATTTCCACAAGTGTTTAAATATCCCGCACTATTACCTAAGAAGTTATTATGATTTCCAATGGTATTTGAACATCCTGCACCACGACCAAAGAAGTTATTACAAGATCCAGTGGTGTTACATTTTCCTGCTTCAGAACCAGCAAAGAAGTTATGAGTACCAGAAGTAATAGAACGTCCAGTATTAGTATCACCAATTCTTATGTTATTATTAGTGAATATTACTGTTCCACCAATATTAACAGTACTTGATAATGTACTAATACCAGAAATACTTAAGGAAGTACCTACTAAATTAGTACCACTAATACTTCCACCAACAAATTCTCCATACTGACTACTAAAGATTCTATTGGCAGTTAAGATTCCAGTGAAGTATCCACTACCATCAACCCAAAGTTTAGATGTTGGATTTGTAGTTCCAATACCAACAGAACCGCCAATATAAACACTAGAGTTAATACCAGAAACCTGAAGAACTTGTCCTGCAGTTCCTGTAGAAGTTCCACCACCAATCAAAGTTGTAGATTGAAGTGTTGTTATACCTGATACATTAAGTTGTTGTGAAGTTAGATTAGTGGTACTTGTAACTCCAAGAGTTGTTATACCCGATACATTTAATTGTTGTGAAGTTAGATTAGTGGTACTAGTAACACCTAAAGTACTGATACCCGATACATTTAACTGTTGTGAAGTTAGATTAGTGGTACTTGTAACTCCAAGAGTTGTTATACCCGATACATTTAATTGTTGTGAAGTTAGATTAGTTGTTGAAGTAACACCTAATGTAGTAATACCTGATACATTAAGTTGTTGTGATGTTAAGTTGGTTGCTGATGTAATTCCTAAAGTACTGATACCAGAAATATAAGCACTACCTTGAACAGTTAAGGTTGATGTTGGATTTGTGGTTCCAATACCAACGGAACCATTAAAGTAACCACCACTATTAACTTGAAGTCTTTGTGATGCAGTTCCTGTTGATGTTGCTGAACCAATTAATACTGGCCCATTGGCGAATGTTGAGATTCCAGTAACGCTGAGTGCAGTACCTACTAAGTTAGTACCAGTGATGCTACCAACAAAATATCCATCACCATTGACCCAAAGTTTTGATGTTGGATTTGTGGTTCCAATTCCAAGATTACCAGAAGAGTCAAATCTACCAGATTCTAATGGAGTAATAGAATTACCAGTAGAACCAATTGCTGCACGATAAAATACGTGTCCTCCAGATAAGAATTGAACCCAAGAAGCAACATCAGTTGTATCATAAGTCCAGGCATTTAATGCACTTGGTTTTGCATTATATCCAACAACACCATAAGAAGTACCAGCAGTACCAAAGATGATACTACCAACACGACCTGCTTTGTTCAATGATGCAGCACCAGCATCTATTGCATAAGATGGAGTAAAGTTTCCAATTGCAAGACTTCCAGAATTTAATATAAAATTATTAGAAGTATCAAAGTTTGCGTGTGATAAATCTGTTTGGGCAAATGTTATACTTTTTCCACTTGGTCTATTGATAATTAAATTATTAGTTGATGTGGATAAAATATTATAATCAGCAGTTGCTGTGCTCCCATTTAATGTTATTGCATTTGCAGTAGCATATTGCTTACCAATTAAAATATTTGCACTATTTCCAGCAACAGTTAAGGTTGCTGTTGGATTTGTGGTTCCTATGCCAACAGAACCACCAGAAGTTGTCGTAATAATAGTTCCACCAGTTCCAACATTAAGTGTTGCTGTTGTTGTAACTCCAGTAAAACTTGCTTGAGTACCAAATAGAGATGTAGTATGAGTTGCTATACCAGCAAAGGTAGAGACTCCAGAAACATTTAAGTTTGTTGCGGTAATGAATCCTACAGTTGTAATACCAGATACATTTAACTGTTGTGATGTTAGATTAGTTGTTGAAGTAACACCTAAAGTACTGATACCTGAAATATAAGCACTACCTTGAACAGTTAAGGTTGATGTTGGATTTGTGGTTCCAATACCAACGGAACCATTAAAGTAACCACCACTATTAACTTGAAGTGCTTGCGATGCAGTACCTGTTGTTGTTGAGGTGTTGATTAAAAAGTTTCCTGATGCATCAATTACTTGTCTATAAAGACTAGCAGCATTATCCCAAATGTAGAAGGTATTTGGTGAAGATGGATTGGATGAACCTCTTGCACCTATTTCCCAATCATTTCCATTTGTAAGAAATTTTAATGTAGTTCTTGCAGTTGTACTAGTTGATTCAATTGTAAGAATATCATCAGTACCAACAATATGTGTTTTATATTGTGGATTTGTAGTTCCAATGCCAACAGAACCACCAATATAAACACTAGAGTTAATACCAGAAACCTGAAGAACTTGTCCTGAAGTTCCTGTTGATGTTCCACCACCAATCAAAGTTGTAGATTGAAGTGTTGTTATACCAGAAACATTTAACTGTTGTGATGTTAGGTTGGTTGTTGATGTAATTCCTAATGTAGTAATACCTGATACATTAAGTTGTTGTGACGTTAAGTTAGTTGTTGATGTAATTCCTAATGTAGTAATACCAGAAACATTTAACTGTTGTGACGTTAAGTTAGTTGTTGATGTAATTCCTAATGTAGTAATACCTGATACATTAAGTTGTTGTGACGTTAAGTTAGTTGTTGATGTAATTCCTAATGTTGATACTCCAGTAACATTAAGTTGCCCTAGTGTTCCAACAGAAGTGAGTGATGAATTAACAACACCACTACCCAAAGTATCATTAGAAAGTACAGAAGTTCCATTAACCCGATAAACTTTACCAGAAGCAACATCAAAGTCTTCACTAGACTTAAGTGCTGTAGAACTATTACTCCAAGTTAATGTTTTTCTTATACCAATAGAACCAATACCAATACCAGCACCATCAAGAAGTGCATTTGTTCCTACTGTAGTTGCAATACCAACATTAAAGTCAGCCAGTTCAATAGTTGTTGAGTTAACAATAAATTGAGTACCATCAACATACAAATCACCTTTAATTCGTACTGCACCAGTATTATCTCCAACCGCAGCAGGGTCTATCGTGAGAGTTGCCGGACCACTAATAGTATTTGTATTGATATTAATACCAGTACCAGATGCACCAGTAGAAAGTTGAGACGCAGTTATAATACCAGAAGCAGCATTAATACCTGATGCATTAATTGTAACTCCAGAACCAACTACAATACTTGTTGCTGTTGCAGCACCTAATGCAGGAGTGACTAGAGTTGGACTTGTAGCAAATACAGCAACACCAGAACCAGTTTTGTCTGATAATGCTGTTGCAAGATTAGAAGAACTAAAGGAACCTAATGATGTTGTGGTGTTATTGGATGTAATAACACCAGTTAAGTTTGGTATATTAGTTGTTGATGTTGCTGTTCCAGTAAGAGCACCAACAAATGTTGTTGCTGTAACGATACCTGATACATAAGCACTTGATGCAGTAATGAATCCAACTGTTGTAATACCTGATACATTTAATTGTTGTGAAGTTAGATTAGTTGTTGAAGTAACACCTAAAGTACTGATACCTGATACATTTAATTGTTGTGAAGTTAGATTAGTGGTACTTGTAATTCCTAAAGTACTGATACCTGATACATTTAACTGTTGTGAAGTTAAGTTGGTTGCTGATGTAACACCTAAAGTACTGATACCAGAAACATTAAGTTGTTGTGATGTTAGATTAGTGGTACTTGTAACTCCAAGAGTTGTTATACCCGATACATTTAATTGTTGTGAAGTTAGATTAGTGGTACTTGTAACTCCTAAAGTACTGATACCAGAAACATTAAGTTGTTGAGAAGTTAAATTAGTTGCTGAAGTAACACCTAAGGTACTAATACCAGAAACATTAAGTTGTTGTGATGTTAGATTGGTTGTTGATGTAACACCTAATGTAGAAACACCAGTAACATTAAGTTGTCCTAATGTTCCAACAGATGTTAGAGAAGAGTTGACAACATTAGTACCTAAAGTATTATTACTAAGAACCGAAGTACCATTAATCTTATAATCATTTCCTGTGGTTACATTAACTCCACCAGAAGTTGTAACTCCAGAAACATAAACATTGGATGCAGTAATAAATCCAACTGTTGTAATTCCTGAAGAAACATAAAGTTGAGTTACTGATGCAATACCACCTATAACTGATGTAGAAGTACCAGCATTAGTAGCATATGTTGCTATACCACTTGAAGTTGCATAAGTACTTACTCCAGCATTAGTTGCATAAGTAGCAATACCACTTGAAGTTGCATAAGTTGCTACGCCAGCATTAGGTGCATATGTAGAAATTCCTGATGATGTTGCATAAGTTGATATACCAGAACTTGTAGAGTATCCAGCAATTGTTGCATAAGTGGCAATACCTGATGATGTTGCATAAGTTGATATACCACTTGAAGTTGCATAAGTACTTACTCCAGCATTAGTTGCATAAGTCGCTATACCACTTGAAGTTGCATAGGTTGATACACCTGCATTACTTGTATAATCTAAGAATGAAATTGTTGCTATACCCAAAGTAGAAGCAACAGAAACTATATTACCAACAAAATTTAATTGTGTAAAACCATTTGCATCACCGATTAATGTTCCTTCATCAAAAATACTAAGTCCAGTAATAGCATCAGCAGGAGCAGCAGGAACCCAATTTGGAGGATTGCTAATACCATTTGATTTGAGAATATATCCAGAAGTACCATTTGCCAAAAATGCTGTGGTATCAGCGGAAGACTGATAAACTAGATTTCCATTCAAACCACCTTTAATATTTGTTGATATACCAGCATCAGTTGCATATGTTGCAGTACCAGAAAATGTAGTAGCAGTTATAATACCAGTAGAATAGATATTACCTGCAGTTACAAATCCCAAAGTACTGATACCAGAGATACTTAATGATGTACCTACAATATTAGTACCACTAAAAGAACCACCAATTAATGAACCATTAACATAAAATCCATCAGAAGCAGTAACACTACCAATAAAATTTCCACTACCAACAACATGTAGTTTTGATGTTGGATTTGTGGTTCCTAATCCAACAGAACCAGAAACATATGCGCCACCAACAACTTGAAGTCTTTGTGATCTTGTTCCTGTTTCTGTTCCTCCACCTATAAGAACTGAACCATTAGTGAATGTAGAAATACCAGAAACATTTAACTGTTGTGATGTTAAGTTGGTTGCTGATGTAACACCTAAAGTGCTGATACCTGATACATTAAGTTGTTGTGATGTTAGGTTGGTTGCTGATGTAATTCCTAAAGTGCTGATACCAGAGATACTTAATGATGTTCCTACTACACTAGTACCACTAATAGATCCACCAACAAATTTGGTGGAAGATAATACTCCAACAAAATATCCATCACCATCAACCCAAAGTTTTGATGTTGGATTAGTTGTTCCAATACCAACAGAACCACCAATATAAACACTTGAGTTAATACCAGTAACCTGAAGAACTTGTCCTACAGTTCCTGTAGAAGTTCCACCACCTATAAGAACTGGTCCATTAGAGAATGTAGAAACACCAGCAATACTTAAAGAAGTACCTACTAAAGCAGTAGCATTAATAGCACCACCAATTAATGAACCATTAACATAAAATCCATCAGCAGAAGTAACACTACCAATAAAATATCCACTGCCACCAACCCAAAGTTTAGAAGTAGCGTTGGTGGTTCCTACACCAACATTACCAATAACTTCTAATACTGTATTATTTTCAGTATAAGAACTTACACCAATTTTAATATTTTTTTGGCGGTTGCTGAGATATTTTGTCATTATCTTTAGTTAAGGGTTTCTAGTATACTTGCAATAAATTTTAAGTCTGTTCCATTACTTCCAGATAATACCATGATATCTCCAGCTTCAAGAACAAGTTTTCCAGAAAGAAGATTTGCAGTATCACTAGAAGAAATTGGAAAAGACTTCAATATTTCAGTTGTAACAATTCCAACTCCTCCAGATACATTTCTTCGGTGAGATAATGAAACATCTTGAGAGTAATTTCCAATATTAGCCACTTGTGCTAACAGAACAACTCCAGTATAACCAACAGGTGCAGTATAAATTCCTACTGGACTCGTTTGTACAACTGATGTAATTGATTTAAAAACATTTAATGCTAATGCCATTTTTTATTCTCCTCCTAATGCTAGAATGAATGGTGTCATTGTTGAAAATAAACTCTTAGAATAGAAAGTACCAGAAATAGTTCCGGTTTGTTGATTAATAGAAACACCATCTCCTATTCGGAAATTACCAGATTGGTCTGTACTTGTGTATACAACTAATCCACCATTTCTAGAATCAGTCTCATTATCTTGAATTGGAACTCCACCAGAAGAAGGAAGTGCAGATGCAATTTCAATTCCAGAACCAATATATTCAAATGAATGTCCAGATGCTAGAACTCTACTTTGCTTATGAAAGAAAACTTCAGTACCAACACCCAAAGAATAAGGAAGATTCTCACTCACAGTAATTGTATAAACATTATTAGAAATTGGTGTAGAATTCAAAACAGAATAATAAGTAGGCACCAACTCAACTGTTGCTGTTGCATTATTTATTCCAACATTAGGAGAAGCAATTGTAATTGTTGGTGGTGAAGTATATCCACGACCATTAGATACAAGTTCAAATCCAATAACAGAACCGTTACTTATTTCAGCAACTGCTGTAGCAGGAACTCCCCAAGTTGTATCAGGTTCAGAAATTGTTACTATTGGTGTAGAAGTATATCCAGTTCCACCAGACCCTACAGTTATTTTTCCTACGGAATAATATAAATCACCAAAATAAACAACTTGACCATCAAATGGTCTTATAACATTTACTTTAGCATTTCCAGTATTTGGAACATAAGTATGTGGTTGAGTTGCAACACCAACATTCATTGTAAATACTGTACTTGCCATTGAGACTGATGGAAGACCAGTCAAACTTCCTTGTCCAAGAAATGTAGTAAGAATTCCAACAAGATTATCAATATTAGATTTTACATTCGCACAAGATGCTGGATCAGTATTGAATCCAGTTACAGGATCAGCGGCAATTGTCAGATCTTTTACATTTAATTGATTATTGATTGCAAGTTTAGAATAATCACGAACTGCTTGAAAAGCAGTAATAGAAGTTGTAATACCAATGTTTAGTGGAGTTCCAGAACTATCAAAATAAATTTTAGTTGCAGCAAGAATACTTTTATTTGTAAAGTTTGTAACATCAGAAGCAACAGCATCCACAATATATCCAATATCTCTTCTACACTTAGATTCACCTGTTAGGAAAGTTCCACCATTTAATGTTATTCCATTAATAATATTTAAATTACCTGCACCAATTGATTGAGTTGCAATACCAACAAGGGTACTAATAGTTGTTTGAACATTAGAACAAGATGCTGGAGATGTATTAAATCCGGTTACTGGATCTGCAGTAATTGTTAAATCTTTTATTGTAAGTTGATTAGTAATTGCCCTCTTACAATAGTAACCAGCAGATGTAAATCCAACAATTGATGGTGTTTCTTCTCCAACTAATCCATTAGCAATTGGAACACCTGCACCATCAAAATATTGCTTTGTGAATGCAATGGTATATGAGTTTCCTCCAGTAAATAGATCAGTAGAAATAGCATCTACAAAATATCCAAGATCTCTTTTACATTTTGTTTGAGTACCAGAAATTGAAGGATATTGTGCTACGGTATCGTTCCACGCACTGTTAACAATCTCGGTTTTATTTTGTTGAATTAAACGATATGAATCTTTATAACGATAAGAAGCATCACTTGCAGAATCACCAAGAAAAACAAAATCTGGATGATTGAGTGCAATTGATGCAAGAGACTTATCTACAATCTCAGTTTTATTTGCTGTGATTAAATTTCCTGCATCAACGTATCTTCCTGGTGCAACTGTTTTAATTTCAAAAATATATCCATTCTGACCACTTGGATAATATCGTGTTCCTGGTTCATAAGAACAAGTAAATCCAAGTCCTGCAATAGTTACTCCCATTCCAACAGAGAAATTATGTGCTGTTGAAGTATATGCAGTTAAAATTCCTGTTGTATTATCATAGGAAGCATTGGTAATATTTAAAGTTGGAGTACTTAAATCCAACACAAATGTATCACTATTTACAGAGGAAGCATATGTAACAATTCCAACATATTTTAATGGTCCAATTCCATCAGCAACTAGTCCATAATTACCGAATGATGAGTTAGAGTTTGTTAAATCACACGCACCACCAGATCCACAATATACTGCAACGTCATCACAAATTGTGAAGAGTGATACTAACTGAGCATATCCTTCATTTGTAATAGAAACACCAATACCACCTTGATTATATTGAGTATAAGAATCAAGAACCATTGATTTTAATGGTCCTAAAGCATTTTCTCCATCAATTCTTAATCCAGTACTGTTACGAATAAAATTTGTACAGTTCTGAATATATGGAGATTGATTAATATATCTTTGATTATTTGGATTAAATGCAAAAATTGCTCCACTACTTGGTTGATTGCAAGTGAATGCCATTTCTGCAATATAGTTTCCGGTTCCTACATAAAACAAATCTTCATCAATATTTAAAGGAGTTACAGAAACTTCTCTTAAACTATCTCCAGTAATACTTACTTGGTCTGGCAATTCAATTGGATTATCTTCTACATAATATCCAGCACTAACTTTAATAACTGTTCCCGTTGTTGCTTCTGAGACTGCTGCTTTGATTGTTGCTTTTGCGTCTCCAAGCTTTTTGCCTGTGTTGTTGTCGTTTCCGTCTTTTGTGACATATAAAATATTTGTTACTGTTACACCAGACCCTACTCTAACAATATCCGTACCAATTCCTGCTCTTTCTCTTCTTACGAACAATTCTGCATCATAAGTATTGAGTGCAAGTTCACCTAAAGGTAATTGGTCTACTGTAGGTCTTTTACCTTCAAGAGAAGATCTTTTAATCTTAATAACGGGTGCTGCCATTAGGTATTTACCAAAAAATCCAATATATATTGGACATTATTATATATTTAGTCAATTAAAATCTTCCTCTACTTTTGCCATTTTTCTCGTTTTTGACGATAATAACTTCTCATTTTCCAATTGAAGATTCTCTATTGTTTTTTTCAATTGTTCTATTTGAGTTTCAAAAACAATATTAGAATTAAATAATTCAAAAGATTTTTGTTGATACTTACTTAAAACTAATTTTAATTCTTCTTCAGTCATAAAAAAAGAGGGAGATAACTCCCTCTATTTAGACTATTTTATAATTTAGAACTATACAAATTCTCCTGCGTCAATAGTGATGTTTATTAGATTTCTTGTAGTTCCTGTGCAAGAAATCACCTGCGATGAACCAGCACAGTCATTTACCCAGAGTTGTCCAATTTCAATAGGAGCAAATGTATTGACTGTAAGTTGTGGAGTGCTTGTATCACTTCCATCAGTATCAGTGTCAGCATTCAGAATACTTGCAAACTTAAATCTTGAATCTCCGTGTTCCCAAATAACTGCAGATTTCTTTGCAGTTGTTGCGCGATAGTTAAAGAGAATACCAAGGTCCCAAGTGGTATCAGTTCCTGGTGCAGCACCATTCACAATACCCAAGTCAATTGTTCTATCTTCTACTTTAAGAGCATCAGTATTGATTTGAGTTGTAGTACCATTTACAAAGAGATTACCCTGTACCGTTAGACTATTGCCAATACTAACAGCACCAGTAGAGTTTGTGATGGTAATCGCAGTTGTTCCATCATTTGCCTTGAGGTTTGTTACATTAATCGTTGGAGTGGTAAGTGCAGTTGTAACCGTTACACTATCAGGAAGTCCAACAGTAATGGTCTGTCCAGAAACAGCAGTATTGACTTCGTTTGCAGTACCAGAAACAGTAAGAGTTTGTGAGGTTGCAACAGTACTTGGACCACCAGTATCAGCATTAATACCAAGAGTTACATCAACGTTATCTACATATGCCTTAACTGCTGCTTGTGTAGGTAGAAGTGTGTGACTATTTTCCGTAAGTGATGTACTTGATGAAATACCAGTAATGCCAATACCAGAAGTACCAAGAAGTTTAAGAGTACCGGTGGTTGTAATACCAGAAACATTAATACTTGTTGCAGTTGCATCACCAAGTGCTGGTGTGACTAATGCAGGACTTGTTGCAAATACAGCAACACCAGTACCAGTCTTATCGGTTAATGCTGATGCTAAACTGGAAGAACTAAAGGAACCTAATGATGTTGTGGTGTTATTGGATGTAATAGCACCAGTCAGATTAGGAATATTAGTAGTTGATGATGCAGTACCAGTAAGTGCTCCTACAAATGTGGTTGCACTTACAATTCCAGTGGCACCGTACATACTGATTGCAGTACCTACTTGTAACGTTGCTTGTGGATTTGTAACTCCAACTCCAAGATTACCACCAATATAAACACTTGAGTTAATACCAGCAACCTGAAGAACTTGTCCTACAGTTCCTGTAGAAGTTCCTCCACCTATAAGAACTGGGCCACCAGAGAATGTAGAAATACCAGAAACACTGAGTGCAGTACCTACTAAGTTAGTACCTTGGATGGCACCACCCACTAAATTTCCATTAACAAAAAATCCGGTAGAAGCAGTAACACTACCAATAAAATTTCCACTACCATTAACAACAAGTTTAAATGTTTGATCGGGAGAAGTGGTTCCAATACCAAGAGTACCAGAAACATAAGCACCACCAGTGACTTGAAGTGGTTGTGATGCGGTTCCTGTTGATGTTGCAGTTCCTACTAATAGAGTTTTATTGGTGAGTGTTTCTGTCCCTGCAATACTAACAAAATCAGCATCGGTTAATGCAGTATTAAATTCTGCTAGAGTACCAGTTATAGTATTGCTACCTAGTGCAATAGACTTATTAGTTAATGTTTGAGTATCAGTAGCACCAATAACTTGACTGGTTGGTGCTCCAAATCCACCAACATATTGTGCATTTAAATTATCAACACGAGTTGATGAAGCAACTGAAATTGGTGCAGTTCCTTGTGCTACATTAGATACAAATCTAGATGCAGTAACAATACCAGCAGCAGCATTAATACCTGATGCATTAATCGTAACTCCAGAACCAACAACTACACTGGTTGTGACAGATACTACACTAGGAAGTCCAATCTGAACCTGATTATCTGTAACTGCTGTCTCAATCTCATTTGCAGTTCCTGCAAAAGTAAGAGTTTGTCCTAAACCGACTGAATCAGTACTGGTTCCATCACTAATCGTGAAACTTGATGCTGCTAGAGTGGTAAATGAAAGAGTGCCACTTCCGTTTGTACTTAAAACCTGTCCAGGGTTACCATCAGCACTTGGAAGTGTGAAGGTTGTAATACCTGAAAGAGTATTTGGGGCCTTAATTGTAATGTAATCAGTGCCGTTATTGGTTCCTTCTACAAAGTTTACACCACTACCAGTTGAAGCAGTTCCTTTGGTCCAGTAACGATGAGAACCAAAAAACTTGTTGTTAGTTGTGGTACTATCAATACCTACATAAAGTTCAAAAAAATCAGTTGTAAATCCGGGTTCACCTGCCTTTAAACCTGGCAGATTAGCAAGAAGACCTCTCTTAAACTGTAAAGTAGGAGCTGGCATCTTTCTGTACTCTTTTTAGTGGTTTATAGTTATTTATAAATCTAGAATTTTAAAAATTACCAGCATCCAAATTAACGTTGGCATTTATATTATCAGATATAAGTTCTTCAAAATCATCAGGCAATCCAGGAGAAATTGGTTCTGTTGCTGCCTTAGAAAGAACCTCATCAGGATTAACTGCTTTATAAGTTTGAGTCACAGAATCATACATCACAATATAACTATCTTGAATTCCAGTTGTATCAACATCGGCTAAATCTGAGAACTTGACTCCAATTGCTAAATCTCCACTATCAGTACCAGTTCCTAGAGATATAGTATCCGTAACAATTACCGATCCACCATAAACTTTTATATATTTACCACCAGCAGTTACAACTACATCATAATAATTTCTACCAGAATTTAACTGAGCAGTGGATTGAGCATCCATTTGAATTTTAATTTCACTTGTTGCAGTCGTAATAGTAGTCACAAAAGATTTATATGTTTGTGAAGTGGGATGCTTACGAATTTTAGCAATTGCAGTATATCCTGCTAATGCAAATAAAGAACCGTCAGAATTTCTAATAATAAATTTAGATTCAAAATCAGTTCCTCTTTCAATTGCTAATGCTAAATTGACTACAGGTACTGTTGACATTGTAGGAATTTTTTAATTATTTATCCATTTTAATTAGGACAATGAAGTTTCAAGAACCCATCCAGTTGTATTATCTCCTTGATATGCTTCTTCGTCCCAACGGTAAAATGAACGTGCTTCTACTTCTGCTTCGGTAAGTTCTGGTGCAGCACCAAGAGGTGATTGCCAATCAGCAGTTTCTTCTACGAGAACCCAAGAAGCAAATGGTTGTGGGGCAACAAAGGCATCAAGTTCCTCATTATAAGAATAACCAATAACTGCATATCTTACACGAATATTGTTATTATAAGAAGTCTGTTTCCAGTTAGTTTCTGCACCTAAAAGGTTTTTACAGAATGCAATACCAATTTCTTCTACTTCTACTCCATTTGAATCGGTACAATCATCGTTTGATACTACGATGACTTGAGTTACAATGTTGCTTTCATTTAGTTGTGCGTAGTGAGCCATAAGAATTATAAGTTATAAAGTTTTTTAATAAATTTTTTTATTGTTGTAAAGTAAGTAAGATGATTTAAAATGTTATAGAACCGGATGCATCCCAAATATATGTTCTATATCCACCAGAAGGAGCTCCTGATGATGTAGTTCCTGTGGTTGAACTTGCCACTGAATATGCATCAGGATAACGAATTACAATTCTACCAGATCCACCATTACCACCACCTCCACGATTTCCACAACCACCTCCACCACCGCCACTATTAGTGCCGCCAGAATCTCCACCTCTACTATTATGTCCACCGCTGCCACCACCACCTGGTCCACCACTTCCAGGTCCATTAGAATCTGATCCACCGCCACCACCACCAGAATAAGTATTTCCAGTCATAGGATCATATATTCCAGATCCTCCTGGTCCACCATTTGAAGATCCACCTTGAGCACCAGGATGAGGAACTGATCCGCCAGCACCACCGGCACCACCTCCGCCACCACCGGATCCTTGATATGGATCATAATGCCCGTGATTTCCGGAACCACCAGGATTTCCTTGAGGTCCACCAGTTCCACCCTTAAAGTAATCATCGTTTGGAGAATCTCCATCTCCACCACCACCAGATGCACTACCAGGAGTACCAGGAACAGGACCACCACGAGCTCCACCCCACGCAGTTATTCCACCAAAACCAGATTGTGATCCACTTCCACTTCCGCCTCCACCACCTCCAATAGTGATTGTATAAGGAGATCCAGGAGTAATTGGAGTTGTAGATGCCAGATATCCACCGGCACCTCCACCTCCACCGCCACGTTCGTGTCCTTCTGATCCACCACCACCGCCTCCAACAACAAGATATTGAACACTAGTGGGTTTTGGTAACGTTACATTAATAGAATTTGAGGTTACTGTTACAGAACCTGCAGTGTTTGTTGAAGTTGCATTCACTGTAATATTTTTACTCAAATCACCAGAAACAATAGTATAAGTACTTCCACCAGTTTGAACAGCAGATGCTCCACTATACCACACCCAACTTACTGATGAAGTTGGATTTGAAGAAAAAGTTGCCGTCGTATATGTGAGTGTAGATCCAACAGTAGAGGATCCAGAAATAGTACCATCGGTTAATGAAGTATTGTATATGCTATTTGAACTAGAATTATCTAATGTAATATTTCCTGGTCCAGTAAATTTATAATACTTGTACCCACTAACTGTACTAAAATTATAACTACCACTTACCGAAGATGCATCAGAATATGTGGAAGAGTACCTAATAATTACAACTCCTGGTCCTCCGCTTCCTCCGATACCATAGGGATCATTTCTTTGTCCTCCAGCGGCAGGTCCTCCATTTCCAGAATTTGATGGTTGTGGAGTTCCTGGAGATGAATAATTCCAACCACTACCACTTCCACCTACTGCATATGTAACACCATCAAACCAAGTTCTTCCTACCCCACCAGAACCAGCAGCACCGTCAGTAACTCCATTGCCACCAACACCACCGGCACCGCCACCGCCACCACCGGTTCCTCTATCATTATCTGGAGTTCCTGTAGGTGGTCCATAATTACCACCTGGATAACCTTGTTGATTTGGTCCAGGGTATCCATAACCAGATCCACCGGCACCACCACCAGACCCACCAGGAGATCCAGGGGCACCTCCACCATAAGCTGTTATTGGAGTTATACTAGGACTAACTAATGTTGAAGGTTGTCCAGCACTACCACTAGGTCCACCATTACCAACTGAAATTGTAAAAACTGTTCCATTTAATATTTCAGTGGATGCAGATACATATCCTCCAGCACCTGCACCGTTTTGTCCATTCCAGCTAGGTCCTGGTCCAGGAGGTCCATTAGAACCACCACCTCCACCACCCAACACCAAATAATCAATTAGTATCTTTGATGTAGTAGTAGATTTCTTACCAAATCCAAAACCACCACTAATAGCACCAATACCAAGTCTTGATAATAATGGAGACATAATTAGAAGAAACCTCCACTTGCTGTACCAAATACTTGATAGTTTGCTGTGGTACTTGCACTACCAACAGTATTGATACCAGTAAAACTAAAGATTGTATGCCCGGTTGAAGTGGTCACACCAGAGATTGCAGCACTCAAAGAACCACCAGCCCAACGAATTGTCTTTGATACTCCATTTAATGTAACAGCAGTACAAGTTCTTGCAGTTCCCGTAGAGTTTGTAATCACTGCAAATGTAATAGCATAATCATCAAAATCAGAACTTGTTGGAATACCAGTTACCGCAAGTGTTACATCGGCAGTTGGATTTGTTGTATATCCTACATTTGCACTTGAAGAATTATATGCAAGACTTACAGTATTTCCACTTGTTCTATAAACTTTCTCTGCACCTGTGACTGCTCTTGTTTCATTTGGTGACCAAGCAATATTAGTTTCAAGTGCTTTCTTGGTATCATTATAAGTTAATGTCTTATTGGTTGTACCGTAGATTGTGATTCCTGAACCATCAGCAAGAGCATCAGATGGGGTTGTTGTAGAACCAATACCAATATTCTTATCTGCGACTTCTAATGACGTTGTATTGATAATGGTTTGAGTACCATTAACTGTCAAATTAGTGAATGTTGCACCAGTACCAGTTATATTTCCTACAGTTATATTAGGACTTCCAGAAAGTCCATAAGCAGTTGCTGCTGCTGTTGCGGTGGATGCAGTACCAGAAAGATTGTATGCAGTAGTTGCAAAAGATACCGATGAAATACCAGTTAGATTTGCACCAGAACCATAATAAGAAGTTGCACTTACAATACCAGCAACCTGCAAAGTTGTTGTTGGATTTGTTGTGCCAATACCAACTCGTTGATTTGCATTGTCAAGTTGAAGAACAGCACCAGCAGTACCGATGCCGGAACTAAAATCTGCAATTCTTGATGCGTTGGTAATAGCCATTATCGTTTTTTAGATATTTATGTTAATCAAAGTGTCTTAATAAAATTTTATTGCAAAGGAATTTGTGGTAAAACAACTTCATTCGGTGATGAAAATGTTTTGGTAATATCTCTTAATTCTTGTCTATACTGTTTCCATTCATCAGAAATAGGATTTTTATTTTCCATTGATGATACAACAATCCAATCAGATGAAGTCAATAACTGATTTCTAACAAGTCTTACAGTTTCCCAATCTGGAAATAATATATTTTCTTGTCTGATAAAAGTTTCATTTACATATTCATCTCCTATAAATGCTCCTTCAGCGGAGACCCATCCATTTTGCAATGCTTCTTCTTCCGAACAAATTACAATATTTTTTACAATTTTATCTTCAATAATTGCGTATTTAAATGACATTAGTTTTACCTCTTAGTATTCAATAATGATTGCACCTTGTTGACCATTACTCCCTGTAGGTGCGCCACCTAAACCATACCCAGTTGCTTGTGGAGCATCTCCAGAAACATAAGCCTGAACTGTAGATACTGCTGCAAATCCACCATAAAGATTTATTTGCCCACCTGAACCTTGTGATATCCCTAATGGAGAACTATTTCCACGAACTCCTCCTGTCCCTGTTATGGTTACTGTATTATATGTGAAGGTTGTATCTCCACCAACAGCTCCATAATAACCAGAGTCTCCCAACCCTCCAGCTCCAATAGCATAACTTGCAGTTGTTCCCGAACCTACTATATAATACCTAATAGATGTTCCACCACTTCCTCCTCTAACATAAGTTCCACCAGCATTAAAAGAACCACCAGCACCACCACCAGTAGCATAAACTTTTATTAGACTAACTCCAGATGGAACAGTCCAAGAAGTTCCGGATGTAAGTGTAACATATGTGGAAAATCCAATGCTTCCTGATGTTAGAGATAAACTACTCGCACTAACAGTTCCTACAGTAATATTAGGACTTCCAGAAAGTCCATAAGCAGTTGCTGCTGCTGTTGCGGTTGATGCAATTCCAATTAAATTATATGCAGTAGTTGCAAAAGCAACTGAAGTTGCTGCGCCAGCAATTGTGCTTACACCGAGAACATTTAAGTTGCCAGTGATAGTTACATTTCCATTTACGGTTCCACCAGAATTTACATTCAGAGCATCAGCAACACGAAAGTCATCAAATACCTGAAATTCTATCGGGTCTCCTAATATTGCTGGTGAAAGTAGAGTAACTGTGGAACCATCACGAGCAGTATAATCAAGAGAATCTACCAGTCTTGAACCATTTCTAAATACAGAAATTTGATTGATTCTATAACCACCAGTTACCGTGAAAAGTGTTTGTCCGGCAGTTGCAGTAACACTTATAGTTTTTGATGAAATATTGCCCGTGAGTGATACGGGATTACCTATTGCCATAGTATTACTTTTTTAGTTATTTATGGCGATATTATTTCAAAAATTTTCTTAGATTTTGAGTGAATAATGCACCTGGTTCAGAATGATCATATCTAAAAAGAACATCAAATCCTAATGTAATTCTTGGGATATCATTATTGTGAATAGTTGTCCAGTGAAGATAATAAGGAGGAAACAATGTTATCTCACCTTCCTTATTCTCAATTTCAATTATTTCATCTCCATACTTATAATAAGTGGATGTGTTGAAAACACATATTGACATAGTTCCAGAAATAAAACTCCAAAGGTCATACTCCTCAGAATGCTTATGCATCCCAATATTTTCTGAAGATCTTATTACATTTAACCAACCACTAACAGCAGGATCTAATTGATCATTCGTAAAATGTTTTGGTGATAGTATATTGTCAACATAATCCCAATAACATTCTTGTATAAAATTAAATAAGGTTTCTAAATCAGTATTTTCTGCAGCATAATCAAATATATTATAAGCACAGGAACGAGTTGATACGTGAGTATCATTTAATTTTGTACCAAAATCACTCATATATGGATATCTATTAAGAATTTCTTCTTCTTTACTTAAAAGAAAGTCTGATAATTTGGATATTTCAATGCGATTTCCTATTGAATAAGTCTTAATAAATTGTTGCATTTTTATGGAATAGTAAAGGTCTGATCTGAACCGGTGTAACTAAATCTATACTTAACGTCATCTACAATAATAATACAATATCCTGGATTGCCATTATAATCTCCTACCCCATAAACATTACCACCACTAATCCAATCGGGATCTGATTTTGCTTGTGGATGTTGTTCAGATCCCCATGCCGTATTATTGTTATAAACTGTTTCAATTTTTGGATGAGAAACATATGAAGATCCACCGCCACCTGCACCAGAAGCACAAGCACCACAGTCTCCATTACCTCCACCTCCACCATAATATCCACCACCCCCGCCAGAACCTTTACAACTCATACCATACCCACCATTCATAAAATACCCATCCTGACCAGCAGATCCACCACCACCAAATCCACCAGTTCCGGCACCACCTCCATTGCTTTGTGATCCACCACCAGAACCTCCGCCTCCAGGAGCTCCTTGAGGACCGCCGCCACCCCCAGCAGAAGTTTCTGTACTATCTGTTGACCCTCCAGATCCTCCACCAGCAGCAAGTATCATAGATGATTGATCTACTGAAGGAGTATTTAAACCAATATATGATCCACCACCTCCAGAACCTCCACCATCACCACCTCTGGGAGCACCACCACCATACGTTCTACTATCACCATTAGCTGATCCACCTTGTCCAACCATAATACGAAGAACATTACCAGTTACTAATTCACCATCACGAAATTTTACATAGACAAATCCGCCACCGGCACCATTATAACCACCATTAAATCCACCACAACCTTGAGATGCTCCTCCACCAGCACCCCATAACTTTATCTCTACTGTTTTAAAACGCTTAACACCTCTACGTCTTCCAAATCCAAAACCACTTCCGGCAGAACCAGAACCAAACATTCTTGATAAAATAGGACTCATCTAAATCCTCCATTCACAACACCAAGTACATAATAGTTTGCAGTTGTACTTGCACTTCCTATGGTATTGATGCCAGTAAAGTTATAGATATCCATTCCACTTGTGGTAGTCACACCAGAAGTAGCAGCACTCAAAGAACCACCAGCCCAACGAATAGTTACACTATAACCATTTAATGTAACAGCAGTACAACTTCTTGCGGTTCCAGTTTGAATTACCATTACTCCAAATGAGATTGAATGATTATCAAAATCAGAACTTGTTGGAATATTTGTGACTGCTAAAGTAATATTACCAGATGGGTTAGTGCATAATCCAATATTTGATGATGATCCATTATATACAAGACTTGCAGTATTTCCATCTATTCTTGTAAGTTTTTCTGCAACACTTATAAATCTTGTTTCTGTTGTTGCCCAAGCAACATTAGTTTCAAGTGCTTTCTTGGTATTATTATAAGTTAGTGTCTTATTAGTTGTTCCATAAATCGTGATACCTGAACCATCAGCAAGAGTATCAGATGGTGATGTGGTTGAACCAATACCTATATTCTTATCTGCGACTTCCAATGAAGTTGTATTGATAATGGTTTGAGTACCATTCACTGTTAAGTTTGTAAATGTTGCAGCAGAACCAGTTACATTTCCTACAGTAATATCCGGACTTCCTGTTAGACCATAAGCAGTTCCTGCTGCTGTTGCGGTTGATGCGGTTCCCGTTAAACTGCCAGTAACAGTTCCTACAGTTATATTAGGACTTCCCGTTAATCCATAAGCAGTTCCTGCTGCTGTTGCTGTGGATGCAATTCCAATTAAATTATATGCAGTAGTTGCAAAAGATACTGATGAAATACCAGTTAGATTTGCACCAGAACCATAATAAGAAGTTGCACTTACAACACCAACAACATTCAACTTAGATGTTGGGATTGTACTTCCAATGCCTACGTTATTATTGGAATCTACTGTAAGTGCATTTGTATTTGATAATCGTGACAGTTCGCGGGCGCGTGTCATTATACGTTTTCTATTTTAGTTATTTATCAGATACAACAATACCACCGAACTCATAGAGTTCGGCAGTAGCATCTTTTTTTAGGTTATAAATTTTACGGTTTTCATATTCAGTTGTCCATTGGTGATTTCCTTCATAAAAAATCACCTCGGTACGATCTTGTATCTGATGTTCTTTCTGAATGTGATACATAACTTTTTTTAATTATTTATCGTGCGGCATCAAATGCACAGTGAGCACGTTCTCCATCGGCAAGAACATAATGAAAGAAGATTTGATGATAATAATCTTGTACTGGTTTTCTAAAAAGTCTCTTCTTGACTCCACCGGGCATCGGTTCTCTCCAGTGTGGACGTTCACATCCCTTATAAAGCAATCCATCACCGGGTTCTAGATACAAAGAACGTTCTTCACCGGTAGATGTAATCACTTCCTTCTTCTTATCCAAATAAGTATCAGGAGTTTTGATGATAAATGGCCACCACTCTTTTAAAGATGTACTGATATGAACACTCACCGAAATCTCACAGGCATCTCTGTCTGCGTGTTTCTTGAGTTCTTGTCCTGAAAAATAAAACCTATCATAATAATAAGTATTATAAAGTTTCCGTCCAATTACCTCTTCCAGTTTGAGACGAATACCGGTATGTATCTTCTTATACTGTGGATGAGAATATCGTGCCAGAGAACCATTCACTTGTGCTTCTTCTGGATTGTGATGAAATCTATCCACAGAACCAAAATAATTGATTTGCCCCCTTTCTTCTGGAACCGGATGATAAAGTTCCTTGGAATCCCATAGATTCTTGAGAACAAGATATCCGTTCTTTTCAAAACTCTCATTACGTGTCCATGCAGTTCCCGTATTTCTACGTTCCTGCATCATCAATTCTAGTTCGTTATATTCACATTGTGCCATATCAGACCCACCTCTTACCAACCGTCCACCCGACAATGCTCTTACGAACACCCTTTGTGACTTTCAGAACACGATGTTGAGTACGTGAATCAAAGAGTACAATCGTTCCACGCTTTCTTGGAGCAAAATAACTATTGCCACCTTCATCAATGAACTGAACGTTGCCACCTTCATAATCATCAGGACCAGAGAGTTGTAGAGAGAAGGAAAGTTTCCTTACAAGTTCAATATTCTCATTCACAAAATCATTTGCAAGTCCTTCTGCACGATTACCAACAGATTGAGGTTTATATTGAGTTGCAAGTCCTGCATCATTGTGCCAACCATAAAACTCACCTTCACCATAACGGGTATATTGAAGACTTTCACCATCAATATTCCTCAAATCATACAAGAAGTTCTCACGATTTGCACGTTGAACATAGTGCCACAGAAAACCAGCAACCCAGTGAGTTGTAGGAATCCAAGTGTTTTGTGAGTTTCTCTTTTCCTTATTCAGGGCATCTCCATGAAGTCTAGAGTCTGCCATCTGTGAGTCAAAATTTTCTGTTAAATCTTTTTCAATAATATTTACAATATCTTCTGGAAGATTTGTATAATACCAAACTGACTGTAGAGCCATATGATTATAATGTAGTCAAAGGTATTTTATCAGATGTTGAGGAGAATGTCAAATAAATTTTTTTACTTATGTCAGATACCTAATTACAATAACTCCATCTTGCCCCATACCAGCACCTCCTCCTCCACAACTGGCACCACCACCACCAGATCCAGCAGTACTAGGTATTGTTGGATAAGTTGCAGGAGGAGCATCTACTGGTCTCGATGTTCCACTTCCTCCTCCAGATGTATTTAAATTTGTTCCTATAGGGTTAGTAAAACTTGATCCACCATTATTTCTAGTTCCACCTCCAGATGGGATACTTGTCATAACACCTGGTCCATTATATCCCCCTCCACCACCGCCAAATCCACCATTATCTCCCGTTTGTCCTGGACCATTTTGTCCAGATGTTGAACCAGGTACATAGGAACCAGAACCACCTCTCGAACTACCACCTCCTGGAGATCCACCAGGAGCACCTCCACCTCCACCACCACCGCCGCCACCAGCTACAATATAAAAAATAGACCCTGGACCAGGAGGTTGCGACACTCCAGTAAAACCACCGCCTGCGCCACCACCTCCAGAACTCCCATCAGGACCAGCAGCACCAGGATCTCCTCCGCCGTTATTTCTAAACCCAGATCCACTATTATTTGGCCCGCTCCCGCCGTGGTTTGGACCTGCTTCTCCCCTACCACCAACATATACTGTATAATTTCCAGGAGAGAAAGTAAAAGTTCCTTTTGATATTCCTCCAGAAGATCCTGATATTCCATCATCTGATGGGAAAAAATCTCCACCACAATCTCCACCACCTCCACCTCCGCCACCACCTATCGCAACAATTTCAACATTATTTTGTCCTGCGGATACAGTAAAAGTTTCTGAACCTGGTGTTGTAAAAGTATGAATTGTATACGAACCAGAAAAAGTTTTTGTGCCACCAGTCGCAGAAAAAGGAATAGGACCCTCACCAGCACTCCTACCAAACCCAAACTTCAACCCAGTAAAAAGAGGTGCCATAATATCAAACTCTTACTATTATTGCAACAAAAACTCTTTGAGGAGATCCTGTACCACCACCACCGCCATCACGAGCACCAATCGGAGCAGGCCAGTCGTTCCATCCGGTTCCACCTCCACCTCCACCGCCGCCACCACCAGCACCTACACCAGATCCACCTACACCTCCAGAACCACCATTTGCATAAGAACCAGGATCTTTATAAAGATCCCCACCAATATTACCTGGATTGGCATTGACTGATGCAGGTGGAAGTGGTGTTGTTATGTCACTTGGATATGGGGATGAATTTAATGAAATTACTAATCCACCGGCACCACCACCACCAACGCCACCAGCATATCCGTTTGATGCACCTCTTGATGATTGAGTCGGTCCTCCAGCTCCAGCACCAAAACTGTATACAGAAGTAAATGAATTTAGTGCAGTTATTGCATCACTAGTATTGGAATATGGAGTGCCATTAGAATTACTCATCGCCAAAGATCTACCATCTCCAGTGGTCCCTGAAGTCTGAAATTGAACAGCAGAAGAATAAAAAGGATCAGAATAATTTGCCTTTACATTTAAAGTTCCGCCAGTTGCCAAACTATTAAAAGGAACATTAATATATGCAGCAACATTAGATTGACCACCGGCACCACCAGAGGTAGCACCAGAGGCAGGAGCGGCAGCATTACCTCCAGGAGATCCATTAGAACCGGTTCCGGCAACAATAACAACTTTTGCGCTATTTGCCTCTGATTGAGTTAATGTGACACTTAAATCACTTGAACTAAAATAATATTGTTGTGATGGTGTAGCAGCACCCTCACCAGCACTCCTACCAAACCCAAACTTCAACCCAGTAAAAAGAAGTGCCATAATATCAAACTCCTACAGTACCTTGACGGAACCCACCATTCTTGGTGACATAAACCTGATAACTACTTGCAACAGTATTTGTACCACCAGTATAATGTACGAAGAATGATACAAAATCTATATCACTTGCAGTCGTAGAAAGTGTCACAGTGGTTGCACTACCTACCAGTGCTCTGGTTGAGATACCAGCAACTGTTGCACCATCCTCAAATCCAATCACAAAACAGTTAGTACCAATACCAGTTGCTGCTGTTGTGTTTGCAGTTCCTGTTGCGTTCTGTGTAAAGATAACAGTAATCGTTGTACCATTAGAAACACCAGTATCAGCAGGCATATTCTTAAAGGATACAATACCTACACTACCATTTGATAAACTATGAGTATAAGTCGTTGCATTTCTTACATCTAACTCAAGAACAACTCTACCACCACCTAAGTCATAAGTAGATCCGGTAGATACTGTTTCTATAACACCCTTAAACTTACTTGGTTGGTTATACTCAAAGCATCCAGTATCTCTTTCCCAGGTGATTGTTTTATTTGTAGTGCCATAAATCGTGATTCCTGCACCATCAGCAGTTACATCAGATGGTGATGTGGTTGAACCAATACCTATATTCTTATCTGCTACTTCCAGACTTGTGGTATTGATAATGGTTTGAGTACCGTTAACCGTAAGATTAGTAAAGGTTGCAGCAGAACCAGTTACATTTCCTACAGTAATATTTGGTGTGCCAGAAAGTCCATAAGCAGTTCCTGCTGCTGTTGCAGTGGATGCAGTTCCCGTTAAACTACCAGTAACAGTTCCTACAGTTATATTAGGACTTCCCGTTAATCCATAAGCAGTTCCTGCTGCTGTTGCTGTGGATGCAATTCCAATTAAATTATATGCAGTAGTTGCAAAAGATACAGAAGAACCAGCAGATAATGTAGTGGTTCCATTGACCGTAAGATTTCCAGAAATAGTGAAATTTCCAACAGCACTGGGAGCAGCAAGATTATATGCCTTATATGCAACTAATTCAAGAATATCTCCGCTTTGTGCTGCTGATGATAATCCTACTGTTGAAGTATCGGTTGCACTGAAATCTTGCCCTTCAATTTGACGAGCACCATTCAGGTAAACGTCAAGATATCCAATCTGATATCCTGCGGCAAAAGTAAAGTTAGTTTGTACTCCTGTTGGAGAAAATACTTGTTTTGCAACAACAATTGGAGATGTATCAGGACTATATCCAATATAACCATACTTTAATGACATTAGGCAACTCCTTGCAAAATGGCCAAGGTAACATCAAGAGAGTTTACAACACTTGAACCAACGCGAATTTCATCGCTTGCATTCAAAAGTGTCTTACCAGCATCACTAATTATAACTGAACTTCCTGCAGGAACAGGAACTTTATAGAGTAAATTATAACTTGTAGAACCACTTGATACCTGAACCGTTGCAGAGACTTGGTTCGTGGTATTGTTTGCTAATGTTCCACCAATCAAAATACTCTTCAATCCAGTTGATGCATATATCGTTGTAAGTCCAACAAAATTAACCGATTGGGATGAAGTTGCCGAAGTGTTTGTGGATGTGCTATCCACAGTAACTTGTCCTGCACCAATTGCAGAAACCTTTGAACCACCAATGAAGTTTCCGTTATCCACAAGATAACCAACCAAAACTCCTGCGGTTGAAATTCCAGTAATAATTGTGGAGGTAATTCCAATAGAACCAGAAGAACTAGTTGTTACCACTCCGACTGCTTTCTTAAGTGCGTTTGTAAATACTTCTGCCATTTTTCTTTACGTGTTAGTGTTATTTATTATTAACCGCCTAAAGCGATTGCAAGACCAAGTGATACTCCAGGAGCAGGTAAATACACATTTGATGTATTACCTGATTGTGATGCAGTTAATCCCGTTCCAACAAAATTCACAGTTGTAATGGCAGTCCCAACTGAGACTCCACCAGATTGAATACCAATTGAACCACCAGAACTTGCAGAAACTCCTGATAATTTAGAACCATCACCATAATAAGTAACAGAACTACCAACAATACTAGAAGTTACAATACCAGAAGAAATTTGAAGTGTTCCAAGAGTAGAAACACCAGTTACATTTAAATTTTGAGTTGTGGTAATACCTGTTGCATTTAAATTAAGAGTTGTTGCTTGACTATTAGCAGTAATATTTCTGACTGTTACTTCATCAAGTGTTATATCATCTTCAACAACCAAATCACCAGTAACTCTTACATCACCCTTTACATAAAGTGCTGTTGCTCCTGTAGAAACCGGAGAACGAACATCTAATAAGTATGCAGGTGCTGCGGTTCCAATACCAACAGAACCACCAACACCAGTAAGAGTTGTTCCGTTAGTTCCTACACTTAACTTTGTTACAAAGGTTCCTACACCAACAGTATATAAATTATTTCTTATATAAGCATCAGTAACGCCAATTCCACCGGCAACATCAAGTAGATATCCTGGTTGCGAAGTACCAATACCCACCTTGCCAGTTGTTGCATTGGCAAGAATAAGCTTCTGATTTACTTCTAATCCGTTTTTGACTACAAAATTCTTATTGACAGACATAGGTGGAGAGCGCCAACCTGTGAGTTATTATTATTTATACTTTTCTAATTACAATCTTTGCGCCGCCAGTATTTCCACCTTGTTGAGAAGTAGATACTACATTAACTGAACCATCGGTATATCCACTTCCTCCTCCACCTCCGCTACTATTTGTTCCACCATTACCACCAGTTGCACCAGATCCACCACTGCCACTACCAGATACAGTAACTGTTCTATATTGAGTGCAGGAATATGGATTACTATATGTGTCATCATAAGGAACCCAAAGATTTTCTTCCACCCATACTGTAAATATAAAATATCTAATATAAGTTGATATCCCACTTCTTAAAAATCTGATTGTAAATTCTCTACTTTGAGAATTATAATCTAGAGATTTTACTGTAAATCCATCAGGATATTCAACTCCAGAACCAGCAGTTGTTACAATACTTCTATCAGGATAAATTACTTTTCCAGAAGGATCTGGTCCTAAAGATCTTTCAACATAACTATTAAATATTGTACTACCTATAGTATCTGTATTTTTATCAATTTTAACTGTATACCATCTATCTTCACCATTTATTCCTCTGGATACGCTAAAGTATCCACTAACATCTTGAGGAGCATATCCCGACGGCCCAATTGCTCTTACTTCATTATGACTCATTGAACCTTGATTATCAACGTTTCCAATCTGAAATGTCACTCGGCGCATTTCATTTCGGTATCCACTACTACCACCAGTATCATAACAAGTATCAGTATAAGGTTCTTGTGTACTATATTGTGCTTGTCCTTGTCCAGCAGTCTGACGAACATCATATCCAGATTTAAATCCTCTGGTAATTGATGCCGAGTTAGTAACTAATGTTCCATTTGCAAGATATATTTTAGACGTACCAACATCAGCACAAGCAGTCTTTCCTTGTGATATCCAATAGTTTCCTTTTGGACACGGAATTACTCTTCCGCCATTTTGCCCAGTTGCTTTTGTATCCGAACCAATTGGAGTTGAACTTGAAGATGATCCAAAAATACCATTAGATGGTAATGTTCCCGCCGAATATACACTTCCACCACTTCCACCACCTCTACCAGCACCAGATGCGCCAGCAACATTTATTCCACCACCATTACCACCATTACCACTAGATGCAGCATCACCACCCTTTCCACAAACTGCAATTAGTGAACCTTTACGATAAACAAAAGGACATTGATTAGTTGAATCCAATCCAGCAATAGTATATTCTTCATTTTTTTTCATAGTAAATCTAATTTTAGAAACTCCCCCTTGCCCACCAGTATATGATCCAGAGTTTGCTCCAGCACCAGCGTATATTTCCATTTCAACATTAGTATCAATATCTTTAGCATAAAGAGATATTAAACTTGTTGCACTTGTATTATCTTGAGCATATAAAGTTACATCTCCACTTACTAATAAGTCAGTAGTACTTAATGTTGCAGTTGATGATGTTGTATCATATTTCTCTATGGTTATATTTTTAGATGGAGGAACATTATAAAAATTAACCACATCAGAATATAATGGAGAATTGGATGCAATAGAATTTGTGATTCTTACCTGAATTGAATATACTCCAATTTGAGAATATGAAATTGTAAGATTTGGTGTATTAGAACCACTTACAGTAGAACTATCAACAAGATCTGTTCCATCCAATATCCACTTATATGATAATGTCCCTTGAGTAGTATCAGTAGAGGATGCAACAACACTAAAAGATGCACTTACATTTTGTACAGCAGTTGTTTCTATAGGTTGAGTTGTTATACTCAATACTGGATATACAGTTACGATTCCAACATTTGAATTTGTTGGTTCATTCAATGCATTAGCAGAGACTCCTGATGGTGCATAATCTGCCTGCAAATAAATCTGACGATTATGATCTGTTGGACTTACAAGATTACTAATCGTTAATGTGGTTGTTGCTGCACCAGTTACATAAGTTCCATTTGATATGATACCATTTTGATCGTACCACTGATAAACAATACTTCCACTATTTGATGCTGCCTGTGCAAATGTTGCAGTCGCAATTCCAATAAAAGTTGCAGATCCACCATTAATAGTTGCTATTCCAACAGGTTGTGTAGTGAATGATAAAGTTGGACCGTTTAATTCAAAATTTGTAGGAATTTCTTGAAAAAGATTATTCTCTATCATAGAAAGTTTTGTCCTCCAACAATACCAAATATTCCTGAAGTTGTAATATTTGTTCCATCAAAGGTCTTAAAGGAGTAAATATCAGTTCGGTTTGCTGTAGTTGTTACAATCGGAATAACTCCACCACCAGCCCAATAAATCGGAATTGCCGTTCCAACAGAATTCCTAAAGGTATCAATTCCAACCGAATATCCAGTAGAACCTTGAGTGATCTTTAATGTAAATCCAGTAGATCCTGCTGGTGGATTTAATAATGTGAATGATGTTACTGCTTCTGTTGGAGTAAATGTAAATGTCTGTGCCTTTGAAAGATCAATTGTCACAACACCCGAAGAACTTGTGAGTGCTTCTACTACCTCAAAATAAGTCTTAAATCTTACAGATCCTTCAATATCAAGTTTCGCTCTTGGTGATACTGTACCAATACCAACCAAATCAGAACTTGCAGTAATAGCAGATCCATTAGTACCAACAGAAAGTGTGGTTGCAGTAATAATACCAGCACGAATATTACTTGAGGTACTATCAAATCGGAATGATGTAGATGTCAACATTCCACCAACAATTACATCTTGAGTTGTTGTAAATCCAGCAAAGACTGCTTTACCATTTACATAAAGTGATGTTGATGATGAACCAACAGAACCAAGTTCAAGATTAAATCTTGGAACAGAAGTACCAATACCAACATTATTCAGATTTGTATTATAAATCCCACCAGTAACTTGTTGCCATCCAGCAGCAGATACATTTACATTTGTAATTAGACTACCATCGCCAGAGAAATAATTTGCATAACAAGTTCCAATAACATTAGTGGTTCCATTTACTTGCAACTTATATGAACCAGAAGTAGTTCCAATACCAACACCAGTTCCATTTACCGAGAATAGTGATGAACCAGAACCAACAACAAATGATGCAGTTCCTGCTGTTGTAGTTGCAATTCCCACACGATCAAAAATCATATGATTTTCGGATTGGGAAAGACTAATGTTTCCAAAACGATACCAACCATTCTCAAGAGTATAAACCCAACCAGCATAACCACCCTTAGATGGATCTGAAAAATAAGTTACATCTCCAGGATTTCCTGAAATAGATGGTTGAGTTACTCCAACAGTATATTTTCTAGAAATAGTAGCATCGCCCTGTAAGAACAATGAGTATGCTTCAATACCCTTACTTGAATTTGATGTGATTTTATTGTTAAAAACAACAGGGCCATCAAATTGTGAAATGAGCGTTGAATCCGTTCCACCTTCTACACGAATTGAACGTGAAACAGAAATTTCAAGAGGAGTAAGTGCATCAAATCCTACACTCACACCAGTTAGAACATCTTCACCTGTTACAGTTGGAACTGGAGAATCAAATACTTGTTCCTGACCTGTTGCAGAATTGACCTTCTTGTTCCCAACATAAAATGCACCCTTATCATTCATTCCTGTGAAAACATTAATTCCACCATCAAGTTTTGTAGATATAGCAAGTAATTCTTCTTGTTCAGTTAATTGCCTATCCTGACGATCTGGGAATGCAGTGGAATAATTACCAGGACCAAATCCAAGATACTCAAAGGTATGTCCAGATGCACGAATGATTGAATTTCTTCTTAATTCAATTGGTTTCAGTTTTATTCTACGGACAACAGATCCTGAAATATGAGATGTTGCATGAGTACCATAAATTCCTCTAAAAACACTTATTGGATTTCCAGAAACTGTTTGTTTTACTCTCAGTATTTCATTATCAATTAGTAAATAATCACCAATTTCAAGATTCAAATTAGTAACATTAGTAAGACTTATTGTAGTATTTGTTGCATTAGAAATTGCTGCAGATAATGTGGTGGTTATTCCTGCATATTGTGTCAATAATCTTCCTGAGATATTTTCATTTTCTACATTTATCACTCCACCTTGAGAAACAAATCCTTTGATATAAATTGTCTTTGTTCCTGTTGTGGCAGGTGCAATTGTTCCAATACCAATATATGTTTCAAATTGAGTTAGACTATTAATTTTCTTTACAATAAAGTCAGAATTGTAAATTGAACTAGTTGCTCCACCAACAGTAAATTTATTTCCAATTCCTAATCCGTGATTTTGAATTGTTGTAATTGTACTAATTCCAGATACATTGTCATATGTAAGTGTACTAATATTAATTGATTTGCCAGCATTAACTACATTTGCATAAGCAGTTGCAGTTACACCCAATCCGGTGGTGAGTGGTGGATATACAGTAGATGATGGTACTACATTAATTTCTTTAGATTTTCCTGTTGAAATTCCCGAAATCTTGTATACAGTATTATATACATCAAGTGATGCAGGAACAATACCTGCAATAGATAAACATTCTCCTGTTGCATCATAAATTCCAGTAACAGTTACAACTGCAGACGAATATCCACTTGTTGTTGCAACTCCTACAACAGAAAGATTATTTCCAATACCATATGCACTACCACCATCAATAATCTTAACGTCAGTAATATTACCAGAAGTATTAACAGTAATTCTTGCAGTTGCGTGTTTACCAGTAGTATCTCCAACTCCAATCAATTGAGCATTATAAAGACTTCCTGCTGTACCAGAACCATAACCGGCACCACTAGATGCAATACTGACTGTTGTGATTCTATTGAGTCCGTGATCAGTTTTTGTATAGAATGTATGTGCAGTTCCTACAGAGTTTGATACTATATTTGTTAGACCAATACCTACACCAAAATCAACTAATCCCCTTCCAAGAGTTTCTTTTGTAATACTATTCTGAGGATCATCAACTACAACCTGTCCGATTGGATCAGAAAGTGCATATGATATTGCTGCTTTTGGATCTGAATTTGGATTATCGCGGTTTGTTTGTGGATAAAAATTCTGAATTGGTTGTGAAAATCTTAGTTCAGTAAATGGATTTGCTGATGGACTATTTGAAGAATTTACAATCAATAAATGATAAACACCATCTTGAACTCCAGGTAAATATTTTGTAATTTCCTGTGCTCTATAGATTGATAGAGTTTCTTTCAGTCTTCTTCTTACAAATCTTGGTAAAGATGTTGTTCTATTCGATACATCACTTTGAAATGTTCCAGGATCAGTAGTCAATCCAACAGTAAATTGTTTAAGACTTGAAATACCAACAACAGAATAATTTAGATTATATCCAGAACCATAAGTTGATGTTGTGTTTGTAGAGCTCTTTACATTGTATACATCAACCTGACTTCCAACTGATAAGTCGTGTGGAATTTCAGTATCAAAATATGCATAAGTCCCATCCCAAGATGCATTTGCAATAATTCTAAAGTTTCTTAACTCATTTTCATTGCTTAGTGTTGATGTTGTAGGACTGTATAGTGCAGAAACTTCAGAATCAGAAATTCCAATTGTTGTACTAGATTCTTGAATTACATATCCATCTAATGGTGGTCTTGCAGTTGTAACACCAGAAGAAGCTGGTATTACATAACGAATCCTATAAACAGTATCCAATACATTTCTGTTATCTACCTTTCTTGTAATATAAGATCTTGGTGTAACTGCTCCAAGTGAAGTTGTCCCAAAACCAACAATTGCAGAATATAACGTATTTTCAGTAGATGCTGATGATACATTAATATACCAATTATTTTGAGATGTATCATACTGAATTGGATGTCCAATATTCCCTACAATTTTATCAATAACTCTACTTTCTATTGTTAATATTCCACCTTTGTTATTGAGTGGTATTGCAGGTGTTGCATTAATAGCATCATTTAAAGTTTTTGCAATTTTAATTTGATCTGTTCCAACTCCAGAAGTAATTGCATAATAAGTTGTATTTGGAGTTAAACCATCAGGTAAACTTCCATTATAACTCTTTATGCGAATTGTTTCTCCATTTATAAAGTTATGTGGTTGTGTTAATGATAAAGTATTGGAAGTAATACTATTAATTCCTGCTGCAGATTGATTAACTTGGAACGACTTAATTGCGGAAATTTGATTTGAAGTTCCTTGTGTATTTGGCATCACAATTTTTGCCGAATACTGTGTAGAGGATCCAGAACTTGAAATTAATACATTGAGTGTATCATTTGTCTTTGCACCTATTCTGAAACCTTCAATTACGTGATTTGGTGGAGAACCTAAATTAGTTTCATTATAAAGATATAATCTACTTGTGCTTGCAACACCTACAGTTTTTGCAACATCAATACCAATAAACTCAATTGAATTTTCTAATGTTTCAAGTTCTCTTGGTGGAATAATATGAGTAATATATCCAACATCATCTCTGGGAAATGCTTCTCTTTTAAATCCAGAAGCAACTAATGCTTTTGATCCAAAGTTTGAATTGGAGTTATTGATTGATTGGTCTCCACCAGATTCTGTTAAGAAATGTGCGTAAAATCCTATCGCAAAAATAGAAACATTTTGAATATATGCATCATTAGTTGTTTTAATATGGAAGTTTCTATATGTTGGTTTATATACTGCTTTGGAATTATTACTAATCGTTTCATTTCCTGCTACAGTACTATCATCATATGATCCTGTAATTGGATTATAAACTACAAAAGCATTATCATCTTTCTGTAAACTAATACCAGTAAATTGAGCAATAACCATAGACTTAAATCCGGTTGCTCTATCTCCATCTGCGAGAACACCACACATACCATAAACAGATCTCAGTGATAGATTAAAGATATATGGTGATGCCGAAGTTACAGTATCATTAGAAAGAGATAATGATGAACCAGTAACTACAGGAAGTGCTATTGCCGGAGAGTTTTGTACTTTATATTTGATTTGAGTATCACTTACTTTTTCACTTACAACAAATTGGCCATTATATCCATTTGCAGTAATACCTTGAATACGGAAAGAAGTATCTACATCTAATCCATCAACTGCAGATGTTGTAGTAACAGTAATTGTTGTAGTTGCAGTGATTCCATCACCAGCCTTAATACTTGAAATACCTATGGACCCTCCACTTGGTCCCACAATACGATACTCATCAATTTTTGCTTGTATATCTAAACCTGAAGATGGATAATCTGGTTCAATTGCACGTCCAGAAGATTGTCCATATACAAGTCCAACTTTTTCATAATACATATCCAGATCAGTACGATCCGTTGAATATGTTTGAAAATCATCATCAATATTTACAGAACTTACACCATCTGCATATTCAAAGCAAGAAAGTTTGTGATGTGAAAAATTAGGAACAAATACATTACTAGTATAGTCCATATAGCACTGACCATTTGGATCAGCATCAAATATTGAAAATTGCCAAAAATAACATCCACCAGTTACACGAAATACTGTAGATCTTTCAATATTATCATTGATTGGATTTGGAACATATTTTGGACGAATCTTAGTTTTTCTTAAATCTAGTCCAACAATGGAAGTACCTCTTGGTACAATCACTCCACCGTGAATACTATTCAGTTTATATAAAGAATTATTTGATACTGTTAAATCAAAATTTGATGTTAAATCCCAAGCAGGCAAATCATTAGATGTTGTTCCGTTTCTTAATCTATAATTATTTGCACCATCAGGTATCCAACCAGGACGATTATCTACAACGTGATCACCAGGATATAATAAAATCGTCGTTTTACCAAATCTATCGTTATTCAGACCTCTCTGATATGAAAATCTTGCAGATTCAATCAGTGCTCTTTGAATTGTTTTAAATGGACGAGTTAAACTGTTTCCTTGATTTTCTATGCTATCAGTGGCATCCAAATCATTTGGACTTACATATAGAATATTTCCACGAGCATTCTTCAAAAAATTATCTAAACGACTTAATCCCATCTTATTTGCACTATAAGTTCTATTATGTTTTATTTATCATACAACAAAACCTCCCAAGAAGGAGGTTATGAAGCACACGGAAGGGGTTTGGTTGTATCGCCTTTGATATTATATACTACTTATCAGAATATGTCGAGACCTTTATAATCTGTAATGAAGCAAGTGCGGAAAAGACTAAAAGAAAGGCGTGAAAATAGTCCACGATTAAAATTTCTTTTTACCTTTCTATGTAGAAATATCAAAACATATATTGAGTATTTTTATCAGCATATTAAAACATTGAATAGGAGTGGTGGGATTTGAACCCACGCTGTATGGATTTTAAGTCCACTGCCTCTTCCGCTGGGCTACACTCCCAAAAAGGGATCAGACCCTCTTTGACTACATCAGTTCTCCACGAAGTTCAGCAAGCTTTGCAGTTGCAAGTGATTCTACACAAGTCCAATAGAGTTCTCCACTTACAATATTTTCATCCGCAAAATGTTCTGCCACATCTTCTTGAAGTTGTTGAAGTTCGGTCAAAGCGTCTCGGGTAATCATCATGGGTGGTTCGTTGCATCACCCATATATCATAGCACGGATGCCCTGTGGTGTCAAGGGGTCTCAACCACCAATTTTTCAACGTCTATTCTTTCTGCATGAACTAAATAAAAACAATCAATATTGGATTCGCACATAGATTTAATTCTAATATTCTTATCATCAAAATCAGATACAACTAAATTTTGATTATATCCAATTTCAGTTAGAGAAACTGTAATGCTATCAATATTTACCAAGTCTTTCCAATAATCAGGAAGAGTTATTATATTAGATCCAGTAATTCTTCCTCTAATATAAACAGCATGTTCTGGTCCTTCCAAACATCCGTGCATTAATCTCATACCATCTTTTGATGGATGTGGAATGTCAAAAAATTTTACTGCTGCCGATAAAACTCCAAGAACTCCAAGATTTCCATTAACTCCAGCATTTCCAGCAACTCCAAGATTTCCAGTAACTCCAAGACTAATAGCAACTGTTACATTTCCACTGAATGTAGATTGAGATGAATTTACGGTAAAAGTTGAAAGTGCTCCAGTATTACGTTCTAATGTAACATTTGATGTATCAGAACCAGTCAGATGCAAATAAACATAATCTGATGTTGTATTTAATAATGCCATTCCAACATCATTCAATTTAAATACTGGATCCTCAAAAATATTTGAGAAGTCATCATTATCTCTAAAAATATACTCTGTTCCAGTACCAGTAAATGTACCGTATTGCTGAAATGTAAATGCCATTAAGCGTCAATCTCCGTAACTAATCTTTCAACATCTTGTCTTGTACCAAAGATATGATAAAAACAATTAATAGGAATACCAGGTTTTGCTTGAAGATAAACTTTATTATCTGATATTCTTTTTACAATAACATCCTGATGAGCTCCGATTGGAGTCAGTGATACAGTAATTGTAGTTGAATCTACTAATTTTGTCCAATATTCCGGAAGTTCTATTTCTGTACGGTTCAAAACTCTTCCACGAACATATACTGCATTTTCTGGACCTTCTAAACAGGTATGAACTAATTGCTTTCCTTGTTTTGTTGGGTGATTAATTACAAAGTTTTTAATTTGTGCTTGTAATATTCTTGTTCTTACAATATCTGCTTCAACAAACTTTGTCTTAATAAGTTCATCTACTCTTACAAACTTCTCAAATCTTGCAGTTAATTTACACCACAAAGAATATAATGGTGCAGTTTTTACATCCTCATTTGCTGTAATTCCGATCATCAACGTTGCTTTATTTTCTGCAAATTGTTGTGCTGCACCAACTTGCAATGGTCCTTCTACATACGCAGATCCACGAACTTTTTCATCACCCAATCCAAGAGCAGTTGGAGTTCCTGCACCAACCATAAGTTGCCCACCAGAAGCAACATCATCAAATAACATTGACATTTTTAATCCTCCACTTGATTATTTTCATTGCAGACATCTTGCCCGCCAACTTTAGAATCCCTAGTTTTAACTGCATCAGTCACACCACGAATTATAGAACTATAAATTTTCATTGAAGAATTTGCAACTATTTCTGCAGTTCCGGTTGTTACTAATTTATAATGTGCTGTTCCCTCAATGAATACTTTTTTACCTTTAACGATAGTAGATTCTGATGAGGTTATACGAATGTTACCCTTATCACCACCTTCACCAACAGCAACTAAATCAATATTAACTCCCTCAAGACGAATATTACCTTTATCTGCCTTAATAATTATATTACCATTTACTGCATTTATAAGTAAAGTATCTTCTGCTTGTGCAGAATCCATTCCACATTTAATTTGAAATCTACCAGGACTTGTGGATGTTGTGGTTCCTTTTCTTTGACCGTTTTTATCCAAAACAATTGAGTGTCTTCCATCAGTTGCCTGAAGTAAAACATCTGCAGTTACAGCTCCATCTTTATGTATATGACCAAAAGATATTGAACCGTGATCATTTCCAAATCTGATTCCAGTATAAGTACTATCTGCAGTTGACCCAGGCGTATTTTTTGTATTGATAGGTGTTGGCATAGTTATTGTAGAGTTCCCGGAATGTTGAGTTTTGGATCATTAGCAGTAACATCAGTACCAACTCTTTGAATTGCACTTGGAGGTGTTGTTACTTGAGCAGTAATACTTTCTTGAAGAGTATCATATACACGAATTGGTTCTCCAATCGTTTTATAATATCCAGCATATTTAGCACCCTGATCATAGAACACTGAACCATAATATGCTCTACCATCAACATATCCAGTTTGTTTCAATCCAACCAAATCAGTAACCTGAAGAAGTTTTTGTCTTTCTCCGGTTAATGCAGGATCTAATGGATCTCTAATCACTTTAAATACCGGAGTGAAGGATGCATTTATTCCTGTTTTAGATGGAAGAGTAATTCTTGGATATACTGAAAAACAAGTTCCTTCACTTACTATCTTCACTTCCTTTATTTTACCAAATGGATCACATATGTAATCCAATACTACTCCATTATCAGGTACTATACTAAGTTTGTCAACTCCACATTCATAATTAATTCCAGGATCATCTATAATAACACTTTCCAAAATTAAGCATACCGGATATCCCGAAACTTGTGGTCCTGGTGTTGGAGGTGGTGGTGTTGGTGTTGGAGGTGGTGGTGTTGGTGTTGGAGGTGGTGGTGTTGGTGTAGGAGTAGGTGTTGGAAATGGAGTTAATGATCCGCAACGTACAAAACTTCCAATAGGAGCACTTGCATTTAATGTCATAATAATATTACCATCAGTATCAAGAATTACCAAATCATTATCCGATAATTTTGTTAATGGTGGTATTAATTCAGATCCTACATAAACTGTTCCTGATTTAGATGATATTGGACCATATATTCTTCCACCATCCAAATCATATACTTTACTTGCATTTATAGTTATGTTATTATTGCCATCTTTTACTTCAAATGAATCTGCTGGTGATGATATTTTTATGTCTATTGATTGTTTTCCAGTTTTCTTAGTTAGATCCAAATAAATTCCTGGACCAGTATATCCTTTAGTTGATGTACTACAGATAGGATTTGGCCCTGGAGGTGGTGGTATTGGAGTAGTTTGTTCACATTTACCAGTAGTTGAATTAAGAGTATATCCAGGATTACATTCACATTTTTGTGTTACCAAATTATATGTTGCATTTGGATCTTTACAATTTTTAATAGAAGGAGTATTACCTTGAGCAGCAGGAATTACTTTAGATACAACACCCTTACCACTAATTTTCTTGGGACAGGGTGGAGAAATTAAAACTGCAGAAATCGCAACAGGATTTTGTTGCCAAGAAAAAGCATCCGCTTCTATGACGGAAGTTTGCTTTGTAATTTCAAGAGCAACACCAGATGGATTTACTGCGAATATATCAGATGCAACTTTAGTATTTGTAAGAGTTATTACAAGATCATAAGTCCCTTTAGTTATATTTGCAATATCTTCAATAGGATCTCCAACAAAATCCGTTGTTGTTCTTATATCTACTCCATTAATTGTAAATGATGCAATATTATCTCCTTGCATTTTTACCTTATAGGAACCGTCCTCTGGAAAAGTTACATTTCTCCACGTAAGAGTGAATGTTCCAGTAATTGCTGCATTTGGAGAATTGACATCCCCCAGATATGGAGATACGGAATACTTATTCATATAATCACTCCATCTCTTATCATTCCAATGAACTAATGGAATTCCCTCATATGTTATTTTATCCTTTTGTGTTATAAAATTACTATTTGTTTGTTGTGGTGAAGTTGGTATAACAGTAGGGGCATAAAAAGCAGTTCCTTCTCTTTGGAATCCTAATGCAGCCAAAGATGGCATTTCATTCGTATCCAATGTAAGAAAATGTTCTCCTGTTCCGAGACGAAAATACCTAATCACCTCAGATCTATCTACTCCTGGAGTATCATATGCTGCTCCAACAACACCCTCAAAGTTATACCCTATAGCAACTGCATTATCTTTTTCAGGTATGCTGGTTGTATATAAGTGATCTCCAGTAGGTCCATGAAATAAACGATATACGGGTACAGTTCCCGATACTTGATTAATATCTTTAAATAACTTAAAGGCAAGACCTTCTTCATTTAGATTGTTTTGTTCTATAAATTCTGTTGTTGGATTTGAAGTATAGAAATGTTGACTTTGTGCTGGTCCACCAAAATCAAAGGTAAAAAACCTTCTCATATCAACAGTTTCTACTGGTTTAGATATTATTGGAATACTAGACTGCCAATCCAAAGTACTAAAAATCTTAAGATCAATAGTAGATTTTTTATCAATTGGTGAATTGGTAACTTCAGTTGTAATTTTATGTTTTCCTTTTGTAAGAAATATTTTTGATGAACCTGGATTTTCTACATTAAATCCTTCAGCATTATGAACTTCTTTTCCATCAATAAGTATTCTTCCACTATTATCTGCAGTTGCCTTAACAGCATAATATCCATCATAAGCAATATCTACTTCCCAGTCATTACTATGAGTTACACCTGCAGAATCACTTGATGGAGTATCTAATGGAGGAACAGGAGACAATGCATACCTGTTCATAAAGTTACTCCAAGGAGAATTTTTAGAGGGGGGCGGAGTAGAAGAATTAGAACTAGGAGTATTAGTTTGCTGTTTGGAAATAATATCTTTAAGTTTTAGTCCTTCCGCACCGTCTCCACTAATAGTAATAGATCTTCCGCTTCCAGCACCCGGTCTAGTTACCATTTGTCCAGGAGGAACCGAAAGAGTTGTAAAAAAATCTCCTTGTGCATCTTTTCCATAATATATTTCTGTTGCCCCACCAAGGATTGGTAATGGTTTATCCAAAACTATTTTTGTATCAGGAACTAATGTTAATGGAGGTATAGGAGCAGGAGTAGTGATAGCAGGAGTAGGTGGAGTATATCCTACAGGATAATATCTTACAGGATACCAAGATTTTTTTGCAGGAAACCGAGTAGACCAAATTGGATTTGGAGGACATCTACCACTCTGAACTTTTGGTTTTTCTTGAGGAACTGGTGCAGGAGGAGCATCAATAGTTAATGACACACCCATTGGATTTTCATTCCAAGATTTACTTGATATAATAGTTCCTGAATTAACTTCTGATGAAGAAAATATTCTTTTAAAAGATCCAGAACTAACCTGCAATACCACATTATCCCAACCTTGGTATCCCTCATCAACTATAAAACTCTTATTATCTCCAGATGGAGTTTCATCCCCAGTATAAGAAGATATGCTATTATTATAGATTGGAGTAATTACAGAAGCAGTACAAGGACCATAAATTTTTCCACCACTTATAGTATATGATTTTGTACTTGGTGTGGATATAGCACTGGATAGTTTTGATATATTACTATCAACATTTGGTATAGAAATCATATAATCTAAACCAGATCTCCCGCTGACGGTTATTGTAACATTTTGATCTCCAGTATATGAACTCAAATCTAAATAAATTCCTGGACCATTAAAACCAGTTACCGCACTTGGGGCAGATACTTGAGAAGATGTTGAACCACCAAGTATTGGTATGGTGATTGGTGCATAAAAAGCAGTTAATTCTCTTTGAAATCCTAATGGCGACAAAAATTGCATTTCATTAGTATCTAATGTAAGAAAATGTTCTCCAGTTCCAGGACGAAAATATCTAACTACTTCAGCTCTATCTACTCCTGGAGTATCATATGCTGCTCCAACAATACCTTCAAAGTTATACCCTGCAGCAACTGCATTATCTCTTTCAACTATACTTGCCACATAAAGATGATCTCCAGTAGGTCCATAAAACAAACGATATACTGGTACAGTTCCAGGAACTTGATTGGTATCTTTAAATAACTTAAAGGCAAGAACTTCTTCATATAGATTGTTTTCTGCTATAAATTCTGTTGATGGATTTGAAGTATAGAAATGTTGACTTTGTGCTGGTCCACCAAAATCAAAGGTAAAAAACCTTCTCATATCAACAGTTTCTGCATATTTAACTACAGGTGGTGGTGTTACAATTGGAGCATAAATTGGAACATTCAATAAATTTATATAAATTTTATGCTTACCTGCTTTATATGTTTTTTTGATTGGAGTTGGCACATCTAAAAATTGATTTAGATCTGCAATAAATTGATTGTCAATAAAAACTTTTGCAACATTATCACACAATCCACGAATGATATATTCTCCATCATAAGGAAAATCAACTTCCCATTCAAACACAAATAACTTTCCAGAATTATCAGTACCGGGAACATTAGATGGTGGAACTGGAGATATTGCATATGTATTGGTAAATGGATTCCACGCAGGATGTGAAACCAGATATGTTTGATTATATAAAGTAGATCCGTAACTAATCTTTAAAGGTTTTTTCTTTCTTGTAGTCCAAAATGGATTAGATGCTGTAGATAATGATTTCTGATATTTGTCAATTTCATATGCAATTGGATCTGCACCAATTCCAGTATATGCCTCTGGTTGCCAAGGCCCTAAATCTTCTCCATTAGGTCCCCAATTTCTGCCAAATCCAACAGTTGTATCAGGACATATTTCATAATCTTCAAAGTCTGCTTCTTTATCATATGTTTCATACGATTCTGTAACTTCACCTAAAACAGCAACTAATACTGCACCATTTGTATTATTGCAAGGATCATTTAAATCAACCAGAGGTGGATATTGATATCCGTGCCCGCCTCTAATAAGATCTACAGCAAGTACTGCCCCATCAACACCTATAATAGGATTACCTGCTGCACCAATTCCACCACCACCAAAAAATTGAACTTTAGGCGCACCGCAAGGTTTAACTTGTTGCAATCCACCACAATCAGTCTCAGTAGAAAGAGTATCATTTGGAGTTAATTTATTGACTTCATTAATATTAAGATATCTTATATTGTTATCACCATCCTTAAAAATGAATACTGTTCCAGGATTTTTTTGAGCATATGCATTTGCTTCACATATAGTATAATCATATTCATATCCAGTAGCACCATCAATAAATCCTACTTTAATCGCAGCAGTAGTTACAGGTGCTGTTAAATTAAAAAGATCAACTCCACGTACTTTATTTGAATTTGCCATATTTTTTTTATACGTCCTTCAATTCTCTTTTCATATGGAATTAATATTCATATTTATGTGAAATCTTTGGATATAAGTTTTTTCAAATTTTGTATTGGAGTTGCAAATGGTATTTCTAGTTTTAATGGCTTATCAATAAATTCCTGAGTAGACTTATCAACTTCAGATACTCTTGGATCATTTGGTGTAGTTGTTGCACCACCTCCTTTTTGTAATGTATAATAATCTGATATTGGACACTCTGGTTTTAAATCACAACCAAAAACATTAAATGTAATATTTTCAAAATTTAAAGCAGAACTTATACTACCATTAATTCCACTAATTAATGAACTGACTTGGGATATACCACCACTTACCTGAGATAAAGCATTGCCCACTTTATCAATTTCAGATAATGTATCAGAAAGAAATGAATTTGCAATATTTACCGCATTACTAACACCGTCTGTCATCTCTTTCATATTCATGGCAATCATTGTTCCGGTTAATGACTCAACAGAACAAAGTGTAGTAAAAGTATATGTATTAGGTGGTGTTTCCTTCGTAGTATTTAACATAAATGGATTATTTTTATTGTTTATAGTTTTGTCTTCAAAAAATCCTTGCAATTGAGCACAAAGATTTTGAGTAAGTTTATTGTAAAGACATACAATCAATTTAGTAATTGTTTTTTTTATATCAATAAATTGATTTCTTTTATTTGGTGGAATTTTATTTACAGTTGGTGCCAGTGCTTTATTGATTTTCTTCAAAACGTACTGCATAATCTTATCAAAAATAATCTTAATATATTTTGCAATTTCACAAGCAAAGTTAGCAATCAGTGCTCTAATATCAGATAATATTTGTGATGCAGCATCAACATAACTCTTTGCTGCATGGAGTATTTTATTAATCTCATCAGTAAGTTCTTGAATTTTGATTTGTATTGCTTTAAGTGCAGACTTCATCATATTGCACGGATTCATCAATACTGTCTTCTTTTGATATAATTCATTACGCTTAATATCAGCAGCACTTTGCTGTTGAACAGCATTTACTCCTTCTAGAGTTGGTTCAGGATTTGCTGGTGTTGGTCCAATACTTTTTCCTTCATCAGGAACTTTAATAGTTTGATCAGTATATGCACTTGTTGGTGCAAAATTACTTTGTGTAGTTCCAACTGTTTTTCCTAATACAGTTTGTGCATTATTACCAAGCACTCCCATAATAACTGGAACTTGTGCATCAGAATCATCAAGAAAAAATCCAAATACAAAATTACCTTGTCTTATATTTGGAGTTTGAGAACTTGTTCCTTGCCCACCCCCAGCCGTAATTGGATACATTACCTGTGCCCAAGGTAATTGATCCGAAGGAATTGTTTCTTCTTCTTTATCGTGATATCCTATAATTCTAACTTTATACCTATATCCCCATCCAGGAATTTGATCTGGACTTTCAAATTTTCCAGGAAGTATATTATCTTTCCAAGTAGAATCCTGAGCGATTTGTCCAATCCACCAATGAAACCCACCTGTTCCCAAAAATCCTGAATTAAATAATGTTCCTTCCATTAGTTCTCGTATATTCTACATTCTGGTGAATCTGGATTTTCATCACAAAATAATTCTAATGATGATGGAGTTTTAGTTATTTCTGGATTATTTTTTTGATATCTTTCTAAATTATTCAGTTCATCTTCAAGATGACGAAGACGTTGACTACAAATATCTGAAGTATCAAGTTCTTGTCTAGTATCAAATATATGTTGTTGAAGAGTTTTAGTGTTCATACAGTTGGATTTCCTGTTTTTCCATAAGAATCTCTAACCAAAATCAATTTAGTAAAAGTCCCTGTTGTAGAAATCATATGACATAAATGTGATATCATATATATGCCACCAAATTGTTCGCTTTTACTTTTATCGGTATTTGAGGATAGTTCTGGATTATCAACAAAAATAAGATCTCCTGCGTGTAAACTAAAATCACCAGGAATCGTAATTCTTACTTTAATTGTAAACAGTTGATTATATCGCATTGCTGCTTGATTTAAGATACCATTCGGATCAAAATTTTGTTCTTGTGATTTGCTAATTTGTTCTTTAGTATTTCCCGTAGGTAATGTTCCAGTATCAATGAGCATATATGATGTTCTAGTATGCTTATTAGGAAACTCATCATTTAAAACTGGAAGTTCTTTTCCTGCAAGTTTTAAATTTTCTTTCGTTAATTCTGCTCTTGGATATTCTACTTTATAATAACAATTGAATGGATCAAACGTTATAATTTTTGTTGAATATGTGCCTATTTCAAATTTTGATACAACATCAGCAGTATTATCAATATCATACTCAAGAATCTTTCCACCATATCCAACCGGAATATTTTGACCTCCAGAATCTGGCGAATCATTATAAATTAAAGACTTTACTGGTTTAGATAAAAATAATTTATCAATTGATTTATATTGAAATCCCTTTGAGGTTTCAAAGAAAAAATATCCCGCAGTATTTCCTTTTGCATTTTGAGTATTTGGTACTGATCTTTTTGATAACCAAGTGCAAAGATAAATTGGTTTTTTATTATTTCCTATAAAGTTATAATTATTTAAAGTTTCTTCAATATCAATATTCTTTTTAGTATTTAAACAATTATTATCAGTAAGAATATATTTAATATGATCAGAAATCTTACCATTAAATCTAGTTTTTACTCTAATTTGCTCATTTAAAATATATTCTTTTGATACCAAATCTAAAGAAATTAAAGATCTTCTTGAATCTTGATTTAATGGAGATATTTTATTTACATATAGTGCTAAATCTAATTTATTATCCAAATTATCAGTCATTACCAACTTCATTTTTTCTTGTCCAACCAAAGGTAAACCTTCAATTACACTCATATACTTACCATTATTTTCAACAGAATTACCAGTATCAGTATAAACACAAGTTACTTTTATTGTTTGTTGTAAAATACTTTCATAATAATATAACTCAGTTGTTCCATTCGCAATATCTACATTTTGTTTAGTCTTATTTGAGGTAACACTAAACAGATTTATATTGGAAGGTTCTGCTAATTTTGAAAATAATTGTTGCTGTTCGTCTGCCATATTATTATTTTACTATTTTATTATTTAACCTATAAGTGCAAGAGATTCATATGGATCACTATTAGAACCACCAATAAAACTACTTGTTCCTCTATTCATAGGAACAGGAACAGGAATTAACTCTGGTTCTGGAAGTTCTACAATAATATCCTGCATTCCCATATTTTCATATCCAGCATAAGACTGAAGAACACTCATCAATTGAGGTTTAGTTTTTGCTGCGTTGAGATACTCTAAAAGATTTGGTGCAAGAGAATCCAATCCTCTTGTAGTATCGGCATCAAAAACGAATTCTGGTCTTCCGTTCTCGGCAAGAGTTGCAAGAGTGGGTTTCAAAACTCTTCCGCCTTTTGCAAATGCAGTTTTACCTCCACTTAAAGGTATATTTGGTAATGGTGTTATTTGTGGTTTAGTAGGTGGTTTCGGGGGTGGTGTTAATTGAAATGCTCGCGGAATTGTATAAGGTGTTGTTAAAGGTACTGGTGGTTTTGGTTTTGCTCTTGGCGCTGCTGGTGGTGATGATGCTACTGGTGACGAAGGTGCTTGTGGTCTAGATGCTGCATTACTTGGAATTCTATAAAATTTTCCAGAACCTCCATAAGTATTTTGATATTGTGATAGTGGAGCAATCCAGCTAAATTTTGCTCCACTAGATGAATTTGATATAATATTACCATCTGGTAGAACAACTCCAATATGCTTTTGTCCATTTACAATATACAAATCTCCAGGCATTTGGTTTCCTGAAGCAATTCTTACATATCCAGAATTAATCATTGCAGATTCTGCATCCGGAACATTATTAGAATTTCCCCAAGGAGGAGTTAATCCCGCTTTTGAAAACACCTTATTTACTGCCCAAACACATGCATTATTTCCACCATCAGGTCCAGAAGCAGTAGACATTCCCTTTAACGATTTTGCAGATTCTGCTAAATTAGATGCTACTGGACCAGAACCAGCTGGAGGTCTATAATTTCCATACTTGGCAAATAATTTATTTCCAAATGCTGCTCTACGTGGAGATTCTATTGCATAATCTCCAGGTATTTCAAATTTCTTTAACCAAATATCAGATGCTTCTTGAAGACTCTTTGCGTTTTTAATTTCTTGCCATTGCCCTCTGTCTTGAGCTTCCCATTTTAAACCAACCAATTGTCCCTCTAATGTATTGGGATCCATACCTTTAGAACTAATATATGCAGAAACTTTTGGCCACCTAATCTGTTTATCCCACTGTGCGATACCATGATGTGTTATATTGTCTGCTTTTGGATCAAATCCACCTTCTTGTTGAAGATTTCCTGCAATACCTGCTGCTTGTTCTCCAGTCAATCCTTGAGATATCAAATAATGCATAGTTTTTTCTTCACCACTTGAACCAGAAAAATCTGCAGCACCTTCAACTCCAGGTTGTGATGGTGAAGAAGATGGGGTAGTTTTAATATCCTCTGCCCCCTTTAATCTCATTTCTTTCATCAAATCATTAATAATATCATCAATTTTAGGAACAACTAAATTTTCAACTGAATTCTGCAACCATTTTGTTATATCTCCACCACCTAACATTGGTGAAACAGTAACTGGACCGCCAGATGCAAATGCTGTACCACCTCTTGTAATTTCATTTGAACTTGCAAGACTTATCCAGTTACTTAATCCATTTCCTGCATTCATATAATCAGTTTTATCTGGTTTTTGTCCAAGAATTGCTTTAATTGGCAATCCAAATAAAGGAGCTAAGTCAGAACCTTCACTCATAGTTTTGAAGGATTTCTCCATATAACCAAGTGGATTTATTGATTTATTATCGCTATTCTCTGGGAATATTTTTGATATATTCTTTTTACCACCAATACTTGCACCAGGTTTTACTGGTGTTGACTTAACATTTAAGGTTCTTCTTGGTTTTTTTAATGTTCTTTTTATAGGACCACTTGTAGATTTTCCACCTCTTGTTATTCGTCCTCCCCCTGCCGCTTTTTGTTTTTCTCCACCAGTCAATGAATCATAAAGCATTCCACCTGCAATATCACCAAGATATCCACCAAGAATCGTTCCTGCAAATGGAACTGGTATAAGAGTTCCAAGAGCAGCCCCAGCAGTAGAACCAACTGCTTTTGCTGCTGCTCTACCTATAGGTTCTTCTCCCATTGCAACATTAATTGCAAAATCAATTAATCCACCAATAACAGGAACTCTTCCCAAACCTTTTGTTAGAAACTTTGCAGGACCCTTTCCCAAAAACTTTATTGCTGCTCTTTGTGGTGCCTTGGAAAGTCCCCTTTTCATAATATTACCTTCTCCAGTTCCACCAAGAAGTCCTCTTTGAGGACCAAATCTTTCTGCAAGAGGTTTGAATTGTGATCTTACCCTGTTAAGAGCACCTTTTTGTGATTTTCCATTTTTTAGATCATTTTCAAACATTCTGGCAGCATCATTGCCATAGGTTTTCTCAATTTTTTTTATTCTTTTATTTCTATCAAAATAATCTAAATTTGAACCTTTACCGCTATTACCATTAGGTCTTGTGGGTTTAGTTCCTTTAGGACCCTTGCCCTTTCCAGTTGCAAGCATACCAAAAATAAGAGCACCATTAATAAATGCAGTAAATGCTCCTTCAAATTTTTTAAACATCTTGAGGGCACCGTCACCCCCAATATCTTTGATAAACTTTTCAGTTTTATCAATTGCTTTATATCCCCAATCAATAAAAGTTACTAATCCATCAAGTGCTTTTCCTCCCCAATCAAGAAGAAAATTAAATACTGGAGTTGCAAGTTTTATAAAACCTATAAGTTTTGGTAAATGCGGTATTAAATTATAAACAAAATACCCAATCAATGTTTTAAAAATAAAATTTTTAAGAAAACCCAAAAATCCAAGTCCTGGTATAGAAGGAACTTTAAATTTATTATCCTTATCTTTTTGTTTATTTTCTAATTTTTTTTCATTCTTATCACTAGTTTCCTCTTCTTTTTGTATTCTATTTTTTTCTGTTTGTTTCTTTTTGAATAATGTAGTACTAGCAAATATATCTCTAATACGTAAAACTTTTTTACCAATTGAATTTAAAATATTATTATCATTATCTTCATTTTTATCTTCTACTGGAGATAATACTTTAGATGTATTAATTTTCGTCGTTTTTGGACGAATATTAATACTTACTTTTGGTTTTGATGATGGTAAAAGTTTATCTTTAGTAATTGCCATTGTTTTAATTTATTCCCAAAGTCTTTGCAGTTCTAGAATTACCATCAGGATGAATAGCACTAAAATTAGGAACAGATTGTGATTTTGAACTTCCAGATGACGGTTTTGATTTTTTACTTGCAGGAATAACTATTACTCTTGGTTGTGATGAAATTGGAGGAGTAATTTGATTTACTGATGGATTGAGTTTTGTAGGAGCAATTGTAGATTCTTCTGCTCTTACAGGTGGTGTAAATACTGAATTAACTACCGATCCTATTGTAGATTTTAAGGATCCAAATAAATCTGGTTGTAATTGTGGTGCCTGTGATACCTGTTCTTTTAAATCAGATTTGGGTTTAGAAGAATATGCTTTTGCAACATCAGGATTTCTAAAATATATTAATTGTTTTGTTCCTGGCCATCCTGCTTTAGACATTTCAGGAGTCATCAAATTAGTAAATGTTCCTCGACCCGAAGAATTATTTGCAATTCTACCATCTGGCATTACTATTCCAATATGCCCATATGGTTCAGGATCTCCAGTCCCACGCGGATCATTCCATATTACAATATCTCCAGGTTTTCTTTTATCTTCAGAAACTTTGACAAAAGTTTTGTTCAATGACTTATAAATTTTTGGAACATTCTTTATATTATCAATACCTTTCCAAGGAAGTGTTAATCCTGCTCTATTATATACCTCATTAATTGCTGGCGCACATCCATTACCAGGATCTTCACGATATCCCCATTGTTCTTTTTGCATTTGTGCTGCAGCTTTTACAAGAGGATCAACATATCTGGAGGGTTTAAACTTGGGAACTGACGGACCATATTTTTCAGGTACTTTATTATCATTTTTATTAGAGAAAATATTTTTTATAACATTTGCACCTTGATTAATTGCACTTGAAACTAAATTAATTGGTGTAGTATTTTGATTTGTCAAAGGTGAAAATGGAGGGTCTCCAATCAATCCACCACCAGCAGCATAAGTGTTTCCTTTAATAATTCTTGGGCGATTCGTTCCTCCACCCATAGCATTCATTGTTTCTAAAGTATTGACACCGAACAGCTGGGTCGCACCAGGAGACATCACAAACTCACCATCGGAAAGCATAGCAGGAATTTTATCAATTCCAGATTCTCCAGATACTTTCCCATCATTATCAAAAAATTGCCTTACCTTATGTAATCCACCGCCTATCAGACCAGCCATTTGACCGGCACCAAAACTTCCTGCCTCAATTGTTGAGGTTATTATACCTTCTTTAGTTTGTTGTTCTTTTGATTTTTGAGTTGGTTTTGATTGATCTTCTTTACCAAAAAGTTGTTCTCTTCTATCTTTCTTCTGATTTATTTCATTTATTCCAACACCAGTCATTACTGCAGCACCAGCAATTATACCAGCGGCAAGTGGATTTGCTGCAGCAAATTGTGCAATACCACGAATTAATATACCACTAATAGTTCTAATAAATCCACCAAGAGTGGTTCCAAATAAGAAATATGCACTCAAAAGTGCAGGCCAATAATCTTTAAAAAATCTCAAAACAGACTTGAGTTTATCTTGATTTTCTTTTTTTCCAATCCAGTCTATTAAATTATAAATTACTTTACCAATAAGCATAGATACAAAGAAATCAATAATCTTATCCAATATTGACTTAACTGGCGAAAGAAGTTTTTGTGCAATCTTTTGAACTGCACCAAATCTTTTTTCCATTCCTTCTTCAATGCCTTTTCTTTTATTTGCCTCTTTCTTCTTTCTCTCGTTTTCTGCATTCTTTCTATCTTGCTTATCTTGATCAACAATGCTTTTTAAAATATTATCAAGTGCTTTTTGAATATCCTTAATAGGACCTTTCTTTTCTTCTGATTTTTTTATATCAGGAACTTCTGATGTTCCTTTTAATAAAAAATTATTTTTTATTAAATTTGATGGTCTTGTAATTCTTACATTATCTACTGTTATTTTTTTCCTTTCTACTTTAAATCTACCTACTTTATCTTTAACTCTTTCAAACTCATCTTGAATTAAAATTTGCTCTTCTGGATGAAGGTTAGATTTTCCTGTAGAAATTAAAACAGATTGTTCTTTTAAAAGACTTTTATACGTTCCATAATCAATATCAACTACATCATCTAATCCAAGAATACGAAGAATTCTTTCATCAATCTTCTCCGTAATCAGATCTGCTTCATTAACTCCTCCTGTAGGAACTAATGCAGATTTTGAAGGTTCTTTTGTTGCAGTAGCAGTAGCAGTAGCAGTAGATTTTGCTTTTGCTTTTGCTTTTTGTATTTCCCTTTCTTTTTGTATTTCCTTTAATCTAGACTCTATTGCGACATCTTCAATTTTTTTATCTGCCTGTTTACGAAATGGTTTTTCAAGATATTCATCCACCAACCACTTCTGATACTTTTCATATCTTTCAATAAATTCAGCACTATTAGCAGAATAATTAAATATTGGAAAACCTCTTGGATCCTTTTTTAGATTCTCAATTAATCTATCAGAATCTGCGTCACCAAGATTGACAGTAGAATATTTTCCGGCACCAGTCAGTTGGTCTTTAAGTTGTGACCAAACTTTTTCAGGATCACGCGGGTTACCCCAAGACATTTCGGGGTTTAATACTCCTTCTGGTGGTTGTGGAAGATTATTCACATCCATTAATTTTGCCTTTGCTGCTGTTTAAGTTTTTCTTCTTCTAAATGCTGTTTTAAGAGTTCAACATAAATATCCCTCTCCCATGGCATCATATTTTCAATCTCTGTTAATGAATATTTATGATACTGCATCAAGGCAAAATTAAGTCTAAAATAATTTTCCAGATCCATATGGATCAGGGCTATGCGAAAAAACTTGATAACCCTTCTAAAGTAACTTCGTTTTCTACTTCTGTTTTTGGATTGATCACAATCAATTTATGAGAAAGTTTTGGCATAGTCTCAAAAAATTCTTCAATTTTCTTAAATTGTGATGAATTCATTTGATCCAAAAATTCAATCATTTCTTTTTTAGTTACGTCAGAAGATGACCAAACTTCTTCCTCCGTATAAATTTTATCCACACAAGATGCAATCAATTCAAATGATTGATCCATAGAGTTTTGATTTTTAAAATCAAAATTTGCTTTAATAAACTGATCCAATGATGGATATTTCATTTCCATCATAACACTATCATCTATTTTTATTTTATTTGTATGTTCTTCATTCTTACAAACTTTAATTGAATCAACATCAATTTTTACTAATACAGTTGTCTCGCCATCATCGGGACAAATCACATTAACTTCAATTTCTTCTCCAACAGATTTACCACGAATATTTAAAAACAGAAACTCAATATCAAATGTGGGAAGTGTTTCTACTTTAATATTTTTTGTAAAAATGCAATTTTTGATAACATTTTTAATTGCATTTGTAATTTGTTTTGTATCTTCACTTTCCAATGCAATCAACAATACCTTTTCCTCTTTAACAAGAAATGGACGGTATTTAATCAGTTCTCCTGTTGATGGAAGTTCCAACTCATATGTTGGTGTAGAAATTTTTGGTAAAGGCATAATGTCCTATAAAATTCAGGTATGGTTATTTATGCGCGAGCACCAAGATTAAAATTTGGAAAATTATTAGCAGGGTTTACAAATGTTGTTGGTGTTTGTATATCTGAAGTTCCAAAATTATTACCAACAGGACCAGAAACATATCCTTTTGGTGTTGGTATATTAGGATCAGTTCCCCAATCAGTTCCAAACTGAGGATCAGTAGAACCTGTTTGATTATTAATTTTTTCTTGAGTTATAGTATCACTACCAAGAACATATCTTATATAAGTAAAAGAAACAGTACATTTTAATAAAGATGAACTGTCATATGATACTGGCATAGATATGATACTAATTGGATATGCATTAATAAATCTATAACTCAAAGATTTTCCGGCATAGTCTTTTTCAAATTTTTTGATATATATTGCCGATGTAATATAATCATCTGGATAATGCATTCTATAATAATAATTTCCGGTATCCAATCCTTGAGATATTTGCTCATTCGTAATATATCCCAACCAATTTTCAAAAAAATAAATGATTGAATAATCGTGATCTACATAAAAAGTAAAATCCGCACGATCATCATATAATCTTCTGTATGCAAATCTTTGAGTTACACCAGTATAATCACTATTATTCTCGTGAGTTGCCAATGATGATCCAGGAAGAGATGCCTCACAACAAGATAATGAAATGAGTTCAGAATTATATTCTTTACCTAAACCAGCCTCAGCACGTTGCTTTACCCACTTTTCTACCTCCTTTGGTGGATTAAACCAACATTGAAACTGTGAAGTAAGTGCAGGATTTAATAGTTTTGATTTAATATCAGAAACACTAACTCTTTTAGCAGATGGTGTTGAGGGCATCTAAATAAATTTGACATTATATATTATGTATTAGACATAAGATTAAAAATGCCTCGTGATTCAAAATACAATCAAGGTAGATTTCACCCACAAAATCCACAAAAATATAAGGGAAATGTAAATAACATAATTTACAGAAGTTCTTGGGAATTGAAATTTATGAAATGGTGTGATTTAAGTGAAAATATTTTAGAGTATGGTTCTGAAGAATTTTGGATACCATATCTTTCTCCAGTTGATAATCGTGTTCACAGGTATTTTCCAGATTTTATTATCAAAGTGAAAGAAAATTCTGGGCAAATCAAAACTTATATTGTTGAAGTTAAACCAGAAAAACAAACAGTACCACCAAAACAAAGGTCAAGAGTGACTAAATCATATCTATATGAAGCACAAACCTATGCAGTAAATCAAGCAAAGTGGGAAGCAGCAAAGGAATGGTGTGCTGACAGAATGTTAAATTTTATGATTATAACAGAAAAAGAATTAGGTATCAAATGATGGAAAAAGGTTTCGGTCAACATATTAAAAAAACATCAGAGAGGGTTAAACTTCTAAAAAGAAATATTACAAATATTAGAAATCCTGAAGATATTATGATGGAAATTATAAGATTATTTCCAGATACTGAACTTATTCCTCAAGTAGGAAAATATTATACATTCATTTATAATGCTAAGACACCAAAACTTAGATATGATCAACATCCTTTAATCGCAACGGTTGCAGTTGAAAGATGGGGATTTAAAGGAATTAATTATCACTGGGGAACAATTCGTAGTTATACCTGGAATGAAGTAGTTGGTAAATTGCATATTGTTGAACCAGAAGAAGTTAAAGATCTTCGTAAAATACGTTATGCAAAATTCCTCACTAAATAACTAAAAAGTATATTCAATGTTTAGAATAGTAGGAAAATATATTTTAAACATCTTCTCTAATAGAGAGGTAACCTGATGGCATATACACCAACATATACAACCGGTGCTGATGGCAAGTCAATGGCAAAGGTTGTAAAAACAGATACTGTTACGTTGGATATTGGTGGAAAAAAAATTCAAGGATATCAAACAACATATGCTGATGGAAAATCGAAATGGATAACTACAGGAGATGCCTCAAATAATTCCGGTTATGATTATTCCACTTTCACTTCACAAAAAAATTCTTCTGGTAAATGGATATGGACCCCAACCACAACAGATAGTATTTCAAATTTAGCAGATAGCACAGGGATATCTTCGAAACAAATAGAAAAAGATCTATATACACAAGCAATTCAAAATTCTTTAGATAATAATAGAGTTACTCAACTTGGTGGTACAGACAATGCAAAAAAAATTGATGATACAATACCAAAAGCAGGGGCATCTGCATCGCCACCACCAGCAGCAGATGAAAAACAACCAACAGCAGATGCACAAAAAGCAGCAAATGATGATCTTAAATCCCCAGCAGCAAGAGGTGAATATGGACATTTAAGATATCCAATCACAAAAGTAGATGATAATCAAGATCATATATTATTTTCTATGTGGGAATATTCACCCAAACCAATTAATACAAGTAATACTCAAACTCCAGGAATATCTGGAAGCAGAAATAAAGACAGAAACCCTATAGGTAGTGTTATATTACCAATTCCTGCAGGAATATCAGATTCAAATAGAGTAAGATGGGGAGAAGATTCATTATCTCCAGAACAGAGCTTTCTTGGAGATCTTTTATCTAGAGGTATTACAGGAGAAGATGGCGGAGCTCCAGGTGCTCTTGGTAAAGGAGCAGGTTATATAAAAGAAAACTCAACAACAGCAAAAGAATATTTTAAAAATAGATATGTACAAGCTGTAACTGGCGTAAATCTATTAGCAAGAAATGAAGGTGCAATAGTAAATCCAAATATGGAATTATTATTTAATTCACCATCTTTAAGGTCATTTCTATTTAATTTCAGATTAACTCCAAGAAGTGAACCTGAAGCAATAGAGGTTAGAAAAATAATCAGATTCTTTAAACAGGGAATGAGCGTTAAAAAAACAAAAGGTGAGTTATTTTTAAAAGCACCAAATACATTTCAGATTACATATTATAATGGAACAAAGAAAGACCATCCATATCTAACTAAATTTAAAGAATGTGCATTAACAGATTTCACTGTTAATTATACTCCGGATGGAAGTTATATGACTTATGAAGGAAAAGAAGCATCTATGACTGCATATGAAATATCAATACAACTTTCGGAACTTGAACCAATATTTAATGATGATTATCCAAAAGATGGCGATGCAACAATAGGATACTAAAAATGACAAGACCTTATTTCAGACAACTTCCAAACTTTGATTACGTTAGTAGACTACCAGATGCTAAAATATCAGATTATATTCAAGTAAAAAATCTTTTTAAGAAAGGAAAACTTCGTGAAGATATTTTTGAAAATATAGCATTTTTTACAAAATATAAAATTATTGGAGATGATCGTCCAGATAATGTAGCATATGAAGTTTATAATGATTCAACATTAGATTGGATAGTTCTTCTTTCAAATAATATCATCAATATTCAAACAGAGTGGCCATTAACTCAACAGTCTTTTGATTCATATCTTCTAAACAAGTATGGTTCATATGATGCATTGTATTCAAATATTCATCATTACGAAACTATAGAAGTTAAAAATACAGCAGGTACAATTATTGTTCCAGCAGGTATGCAGGTCTCATCAGATTATAATGTAAGTTATTACGACTATTTCACAAATAGTCAAGTAAACAGATCAGATATCATAACACCAATTACAAATTATGAATACGAAGAAAAAATAGAAAATGATAAAAGAAATATCTTTTTACTGAAACCAACATACATACATCTAATCTTTGATGATCTCAATGATATTATGCCATACAAAAAAGGGTCCTCACAGTATGTTAGTGAGGACCTAAAGAGAGGAGATAATATTAGATTAACAAATTAATCACTCGTCAGCAAGACGTTGAAAATAACTCAAGGCATCATCCTCATCTTCATCAGCAACAGGTTGCTTAACTTTAGGTGATGGTGCTTTACTACGAGAATAAGATTGCTCTAGTTCTTCCACTACACGACTTTCAATCGTTGGAGATTCAACCATAGAATCATATTCAGACTCTTCTTCTGATTGAACACGAGAATTACCCTTTTGACCCAAAACATACTTCAGACGCTTTTCAAGATCTTCATATGACTTGAATTGATCTGGAGCAACTACGGCAGCAAGAGAATACTCTTTCTTCCAGATTGCTTCCATTGCATCATCATCATCAAGAAGAGGTGCCTGACGATCAAACTCAGACTTATCATAGTTCCAGTAACCATCCTTCTTCACAATCTTCAGTTTGAAGTTTGCACCTTGCCAGAAGTCAAAAGGATTGATAGGAGTTTCATCCTCAAACTCAGGTTGCATTGCTTCCATAATCTTATCAAAGATCTTCTTACCATACTTGAATAAGAACACCTTACCTTCATTTGAAGGATTGGTAGGATCCTTTACAACATAAATGTTGGAGTAATATGACAACTTACGCTTTTGCTTACGAACAGTTTCCTTATTTGCTTCAGTACCAGTATTCCATAGTTCACGATTATGCTCACCGAGAGGATCCTTACCACCAATGGTAGTCAGTGAGTTCTCAATGTACCATCCACCAGGACCTTGAAATGCGTGTGAGTACATCTTTGCCCAAGGAAGTTCTTCTCCTTCAGGAGCGGGCAGGAAACGAATGATTGCGAATCCATTACCAGTCTTATCCATCTCTGGCTTCCACAGACGCTCATCAGCACCACCAGAAGTAGTGCTCATCTTCTCAACTTCTTTCACCAGTTTTGCGGTGAGAGAACCAATACTAGATTGCTTTTTTAGATTTTCAAAAGACATTTTTTTACCTCAGATTTGTACGGATTTGGCTTTTGTACTTCGTTATTCTACAGGGAATCGTCAGTTTTGTCAATCTGATTCTTCATCAACTCTATTAAATCTTTCATATTATTAAAAATAACACTCATATCTACTCCAGGAGGAAGTCCCATCATTGTTGCAGATTGAATAATTTTTTCTTTCATATTTTGAGCTTCAGGATCATCAGACAAACTCAATCTTGTATAAAGAACTTGTTGTTTTTCTAAAAGTTGCTGCAATAATTCAATATGGTAAATTTTTTCATCCTTTACCATATTGGGATAATCAAAAAGATTTCCATAAATTTCATTTTGAAGATCGTGAATTTCTTCTAATTCTTCACGAACAACTTCAGATTCAAAAAAACTCATTGTTCTCCTAAGATAATTTCTTTCAAAATTTTTTTATAACGAAATACATCGGTATTTAGAAATGGACTATACTTAACAAGTTTTGTTGATGTCAATTTCCACACCGGATCATCTAATTTTATATCAAAAATTGGTTTATATCCTAGAATTCTATTTAAAATTAACATTGATTCTATTGATATATTTCCTTGAAGATGTTCTTTAAAAATTAGTGGATGTTTTTTTCCACTAATTAAAAACATTTTATCAAAATTCTTTGCCTCAAAAACCTTCTCAATTTCTTCTTTAAAAATATAAGAAAGGGATTGAACTTTTCTTTGCCATTGTTTATATTGAGTTTCTCCATTTTTAATAATCTCACCAATCCAAAGTGATTGTGGATCATCACAAGAAACAAAACTTGCAACAAAAAACTCTTCTACTTCTTTATTTGTTTTTTGCCTGGATACTTTTTCAAACCAAAAACGATCTTTACGTTTATAGAAAGAATTCAGTGATGCTCTACTTTTTCCACAATATTTGTGATAATCGTAGTTATCTTTTGTAAAATGATTTTTAAGTGCAAGATAGGTTTTATAACAATCAAATGGTATCATTTTTCAAAAAAAAGTAATATAGAGATTTTTTTCTGGAAAATTTTTCCTCCAAAAATGGAATTAAATAGGCAATTTCGCACGAGAACTCTTTTTTAAGAAATTAAGTTCTGTTGCTTCATACTTAAGTTTTTCTTTTAATTGTTTTGAAAGAAGTTTTGGTACAGATTCAAGATCTATATTATTATTGTCGCAGAAATGTATAATAGCATCAATATAATTCATATCAAGATTTTTCTTGACAAGACTTTCAACTTCTTGAGTAAAGCGAGTGGAACAAAAGAATTTATTTTCTAATGCTTTTTCTAATTCATTCTCCATTTGACCCAATATTGTGATGTACAAATTCTTTGATGTAACGAACTAACAATTTAATATACTCGTTTTTGTTTCTTTTGTCAAACACTTTAACCTCACCACCGGGAGTTACCATAATGGTAATCAACTTTTTTACAGGTATTTCTGTAAGCTCATAATATGCTGATGCATAAAACATTTCTTGCACAAAATAATTTTCTAACCATTTTTCTGGTTTGATTTTTTCAGAAGTCTTAAAGTCAATTACTGCAAGCTCACCTTCATATTCTGCAATACAATCAACTCTTCCAGCAAGACCAAGATACTTTGAATATAAAGTTCTTTCAATTGCGTGAATATTACCTATCTTATCAAGAGATTCTTTTGCATGATGAAACATAAACTTAGAGAGGGGTTGGTAGTCATCCCAGTTTAATTCCTTGTTTTCCAAATAATCCTGACAGACTTGGTGAAAATCAGTACCTCTTGCAGTTGCCTTGCGAGTAATATTATTTGCCTTTTCTACACCCACACGCTTACGCCATTCTACAAAGATTTGACGATTATAGAAACTTGTCACAGAAGTAATAGAAGGCACCCACTGACCATCAGGAAGATGGTATAGGCGGATGCCATTCTGTTCTTTCTTTTCTAATTCAAGATCACCTAAAAAATTATGATGAATAAATGTCATAAATTAAGTTCCATTTTTGCAATCAGATATTCTTTAATTAAACCTGAACGAATAACATCATTGACACCAAACTCAATAGTCTCAAAAGAAGGCATCGCACCAATAATTCTCATAAAATCAATCACACCATTCTTTTCATTTTGTCTAACCAAATCACTTTGAGTAGCATCCCCACAAAAAAGAATTTTTGTATTCTCACCAACACGAGTAATGATTGAATCTAATTCATGAAAATTTAGATTCTCAAGTTCATCTACAATAATAACACAATTATCTAAAGTTGTTCCACGAATAAATGATGTGCTCCAAAAACTAATCGTTTCTTGTGCCTTTAGATTTGCATAAAGCATTTCAAATTCTGCATCATTCGGCATTTGAAACATATACTTTACCATATTCTTATAAGGAATTTGATAAAGAGATGCCTTGTCTTCGTGAGAACCAGGAAGAAAACCAATTTCTCTGGTAGGAACAAGAGACCTTACGATGTAAATCTTCTCATATGGAGTATAATCATTCAAAACATCTTGAAGTGCTTTGAAGAGGCATAGAAAGGTCTTTCCACTACCAGCAACACCATGAGCAACTAAATGCTTACCTTCGTCATATGCTTCAAATAACTTTCTTTGATTTTCTGTAAGTGGTTCAATATCCAAAAGCAATTCTGAACCAATTGGTTTTCTTTTTTTTGTTTGCTTTGAATTAAAACTAATCTCGTTAGATTGGTTTTGAATACTCTTTCTTCTACTTCTTGACATATGAGTTTAGTAAGGTTTTACTTGCGATTTTGGTGCTTTTGATACCCTATGAAGAACATCATTCCATCCGGGATATTTTGAAATTAATTTATCTCTCCACTCACCCAACTCTCCACCAGATGCACATCCTTGTGACCAATCTCTTTGCCATTCTGGATTGTCATTATACCACTGAGTAATCTCATGAACACTCATTTCAACTACTAGTTTTTCACCAGTTTCTTTATTAACTATAGGATAAATTGCCATTTATAAAAATAATATACAAAAATATTTATTCTATCATAATAGAGCGTTGATATTCACAAGGCTCACATTCCTCACGAGTCCATTCAAGAGCAGCAGAGATTGCAGGAAACTGACAAGTAAAAATACAACGAATTGCTTCTGCAACTTCCATGTGCTCTCTCTGCGTCCCGTGAGCACTTCTAAGAGTGATGTAATGAATCCAGGAGCGAACACTTCCACTCATATAAAGTCGCGTCTGAGTCGCTTGTGGAAGCACAAAACGAGCACATTCTTTTGCAACACCCTGAGCAAGAAGAAGATTGTAAATATTCAAACTCTCTTCAAAATGCTTTTTAATCAACAAACTCATAGTTTCTTTTAAATCACTTCCAAGATCATCTGTACTATTTTGTCTATTTTTTGTATCTTGTCTCCGCAAATCAGGTACAGGAATTTCAAGTTGAAGTTCTGTACTATCTGCATACCTCTGACTGAATTGCTGAAAAGTAAAACTCCGATGACGGAGGATTTGCGTAGCAATCGCAAGCGAGGTATTAATCTCAACTGTAAGGAATGCATGTTCAAAGATGCTCCAGTGTTGATTCTTGATACAATATTTAAGCAATCCTTCAAAAGAATCATTCTCTTGATTTTTTGGATTACTCACCCGAGCACAATAAGCAATATGCCTTTCTGCATCAGGAGTAACAGAGATTAATTTTGCTAACTGAGTCATGAAAACCAACTTCCCTTTAATGTTTTATAAGATTGACGTAGTGATTTAGTGAGTTTTTTGATTTGCTGATATGCTTCTTCGGTTGATATTTTTCCACTGCTTGCAAGTGCAGAAATATACCCGACGTGAGTAGCATAGACACTAAGATTATTCTGTGCCGCAATATCAAGAAAGTCTCCGTCTCCACTTGGTACAGCAAAAATAAATTTTTCAGTTTCTTTTTCCATAGTAGTTTTAATAGTAGTTTTAGTCGTCGTCATCTTCAAAAACCTCATCATAATCTTTTATGTCTCCAATATATGGAGCATTCTTTTCATACATATAAGATTCTGGACTTGAATACACTTCTGCTTTTATAGAATCAACCAGAAGTTCCAGATTCTTAATTAGTATTTTAAGCTTGTCTTGATTCATTTCTTTTCATCCTTAACAAAGATATTATACACAAAAAAAGAGAGGGTGTCAACCCTCTCTTTAAAATTTTATAATTTTAAATATTCCATCTTTCTCTACAATCGCAGAACAGGTATCCGTCCAGTCTCCACAACACATATAGATTGTACCATTCTGTTCACGAATATTTGCGTGATGAATATGCCCCACAATCACTCCGTCATAAGAAGCAAACTTTCTTACATAACGAATTAAATCCATTTCATAATTATCAATAAATCTCTTTCCTCTTGGAAGATCTTTCAGAAAGTTTACCAAAGAAAATCCAATAGTTTTATTCAGAAAGTTATTCAATGGAGTGATTGTCTCATATCCTTTATTCATAAAATATTGCTTCCAAGAACCAGAAGAGAACTCAGAATACATATCACCGTGAATACATAGAAACTTTTTATTTTTCTTACTGGTATGAATATACTCATCACAGATGACAAGATTATCAAACTTAAAAGATTTATTATTCACATATTTTCTTGCCACTGCATCGTGATTACCAAGAACATAAATCACTTCGGTTCCCTTTCTACAAATATCAAGTATTTTTTCTACTGCCTTTGTATGCCTTGCTCTCCAATGCGTATTGTACTTTTCCATACAATGCACATCAAGAATATCGCCAACCATTACAAGTTTCTTGGTATCAAGTTCATTTAGAAACTTGAGAAACTTTTCAATATTACATCTGTCTGTCCCCAAATGAACATCAGAAATAAAGACTGTATCGTAAGTCATCGTTCTATGTAAGAGAGTGTATGATTTGTTGAGTATAACTGACGAATAATCATATCACAACCCAGTTTTGGATTGGAGTTTCCACAGGTATAGACATCTACTGCTGCCTTACATTCTTCAGGCCAAGTATGAATACTAATATGACTTTCTGCGAGCAAACAGATTACAGTCACTCCTTGCGGATCAAATTTTTTATAAATTGTTTGAAGTACTGTAGCACCACTCAAAATTGCTGCTTCCTCTAATAATTGAAGAAGATAATGCTCGTCGTTCAAAAGAACAAACGAGCATCCATATAAATTTAATAAGTAGTGCTTACCCATCTTCGGCATTATTTGACAATAGACTATTTACGATATTTTCATTTCCATCCATAGTCTTAATTGCAAATAATGGAGATTTCATATATTTTTTAATTTTTTTGTAATTCTTCAAAATTTTTTCAACTTCATCTTTATACACTGTTACTTTCGCAACATTATCAAATCCTTCTTTCATTTTCTTTTCTTTTTTCCTTCTGGTGCTTTATATCCCCACATTTTAGGGCTTAACTTTCCATATCCAAAATCAATCTTTTGAATTGATCCTGGACCATAATTATCATAATACATATCAAAAAGATTTGATTTCTTTTGTGTACGACAAAGATCAATATATTCTATTTCATCAACAATATACCAAATTAAATAAGCATCTGTAGGAAAACCTAAATCTGCTGATCTTTCTAGAGTCGTTTTTTCCAATAAAATTTCACACCCATACTTAGAGGGAACAATAGATTTTTCTTCTTGTGTAGATTCTTCCATTTGTTTCTCCGAAGTATTTAAGACTAATCTCAAGAACGTCCTCCCCAAACAATGTCTGGATAAGATTCTGAAACAAGTTCTTTCGTAATATTATACTTGGTAGTAAGTTTTTTATCCTTTACGAGACAAAGAACTTCTGCTTCCTTTGGATGTAATCCCTGAAGAATATTGATAAACATTGTTTCTCTACGAATCGTAGAGAGTGTATCATTTCCACCTTTCACAAAATGGTATAGGTTTTGATACTCTCTTCTTAAAGAAGTTTTTCCTCTACCTTCAAGATCTTGCTGTGTTGCAGATTCACCACCACTTGCTTCCCGAATTAAATTATCTGAAAGATTTCCAGAATAAATGTTCTGATCCTTCAAATCACTATAAGGAACATCACCTTCTGGAAGAAGTGAAATAATAGAGTCATCAAAATTCCAAATCAAAATAGATTTTAAAGAATCGTGTTCATAAGTTTTGAGAACTTCAATCTTCTTTTCATTTGTATTTTGACTTGATACTAAGTCAAGAATTTCAAATACAAATGGATTTGAAGGAAGTTTTATAATTGTTTCAGTTACTTTTCTAACTGTCCTCTTCGTCTTCGTCGTCTGAGTCATAGTCATTTTCAAATCGTACTGCTAAAATTTCGTCAGGAAAAATATTCCCATTTTCATCATACATTTCAGGATGGAGATTATTGATATAATTTAATTCATAAAAATGTTGTTTCAATAACCAACCTAACATACCACCAACAAAAAAGAACATAATTGAAACTAAGGTTCCTATCGTGAGTGTTACTGCCAACATTTTTTTCTCCTGAGAGTTACTTTTTTTTAATATCCAAATGAAAATCAAAGTGGATGTATATCTCTCGTTGAAAGAGAGAAACCATTTTCCCAAACATTAATTGAAATGTTTTTGGTTTTTCAGGTTTCCTCCTCCTATTCCTAAGTAACAATTCAAAACCCTTGTTAATTTGGGGGCTATCTTTATTTAGATTATTTTTATCATAGTCCATTAGACCAAATTTTGTTCTTGTAGATATCTTACGGTATCTGAACAACCACCAAGATGCTGATTATCATTCAAAACAACCTGAGGAAACGTAGAACCTTGTCCAAACTGAGCATAAAACCCGTCACGCTCAAAGTGTTCTCCGAGATTATAAACAATATGTTCAAGATTTGCTAATTGTAGCACCTGTTTGATTTTACTGCAATATGGGCAGCCATCTTTTGAATAAACTGTGAATTTCATATAATTAAAATTATTGGTATAAGTAAAGTTAAAATTCCTATCACAAATCCCCCTACTTGATAAAATAGGGGGTCTATACTGTCAGGATCCATAAATTTCTGTTATTGAATTTTATTTATAGGTTCTAACGAATCACTATAATTGAATTATGTTTTTCTGGCGTATTCGCACACATTTGTGCAAGCGAAACTCCAATACACATAAAGATAATAAAACTAATGGGAAGAGAAATCCATTCTTTCATTGAGTACAATCCCCAGTACGAGTTCTCCAGGAAATCAAAAATAAATCAATTACATTTTCTCTACAAGATTTTTTGGAAGAACCTTGCTCACCAGCCATAATGACAGTTGGAGGAACGACTATAGGAGAACCGCCGCCACCAGGAGAGTAGAATGATGGGGGATTATATTGAGAGGTTTGATACTGAGCATTAGCAATGGTTGGAGTAAAAAGAACCAACGCACTCACGACAAAAAAAGAACGCGAAATCATGATAAAGTCTAGTTGGACAAACTCATCCTATCACGAATACCTTAGTATGTCAACCAAGAATCATAAAAAATTCAAGATGCATTATTTCTTCTTGGTCTATACTTATATAAATTTTCATTAGTTTTAGGTTTCATCCAATTCAGTATAGCAGTCATTCGCTCTTCTGAAAAAAAGTATTGATTATAATACCAAGTTTCCCAATCAGTATGCGCCTTAGAGCGATTACATTCTTCACAGCAACATAATACATTTGTAAGAAAATCACTACCACCTTTACATTGTGGAACTATATGGTCAATTGTAAGTTTGTTTGTGCATCCACAATAAGCACATTTATTATTCCATTTTTCTCGAATTGACTTTCTCCACATTCGTTTTGCTTCTGATGATGAACTTGTATGTAACTGATACAAATAATCTGAAGAAGAATTGTAGAGTTCCATGTAGGAAAGCATCTATGAGTATTTATTTGTATAAAAAAACTACCCCGAGTGGGGGTAGTTAAACTCATGTTATGAGTAGTTATTAACCGATAGAAGGTGCAGTAAGAGCAACTTGAGTTGTCTCAGCAGCAGCAAGATCCAAGGGGAAATTGTGTGCGTTCCTTTCGTGCATAACTTCCATTCCAAGTCCTGCTTTGTTAAGAATATCAGCCCAAGTAGGAATTACTCGGTTTTGACTATCAAGCAGGGACTGATTGAAGTTGAAACCATTCAGGTTGAACGCCATAGTAGATACACCAAGAGCGGTAAACCAAATACCCACGACGGGCCAAGCAGCAAGGAAGAAATGCAGACTACGAGAATTGTTAAACGAAGCATATTGGAAGATGAGACGACCAAAGTACCCGTGTGCCGCAACAATGTTGTAGGTTTCTTCTTCTTGACCGAACTTGTATCCATAGTTTTGTGATTCATTTTCAGTAGTTTCACGAACCAGTGATGAGGTTACCAAACTTCCGTGCATCGCAGAGAACAATGAACCACCGAAGACACCAGCAACTCCCATCATATGAAAAGGGTGCATCAGAATGTTATGTTCTGCTTGGAAGACAAGCATATAATTGAATGTGCCAGAAATACCAAGAGGCATAGCATCAGAGAATGAACCTTGACCGAAAGGATACACCAGGAATACAGCAGTCGCAGCAGCAACAGGTGCCGAGTATGCAACGCAAATCCAAGGACGCATACCTAAACGGTAAGAGAGTTCCCATTCACGTCCCATATAGCAGAAGATACCAATGAGAAAGTGAAATACAACAAGTTGAAACGGACCCCCATTGTAGAGCCATTCGTCTAAACTTGCAGCTTCCCAGATAGGATACAAGTGAAGTCCAATAGCATTAGAGGAAGGAACAACAGCACCAGAGATGATGTTATTTCCGTACATAAGTGAACCAGATACAGGTTCACGAATGCCATCAATGTCCACAGGGGGAGCACCGATGAATGCGATGATAAAGCAAGTGGTTGCAGCAAGCAACGTTGGAATCATCAGAACACCGAACCAACCGACATAAAGACGGTTATCGGTAGAAGTCACCCAGGAGCAGAATTCGTCCCAGGCATTAAAAGTTTTGCGTGTAGCAATTGTAGCAGTCATTTTTCTTAAAAGGGTAAGTAGTAGTTCAGGAGGTGCTGAACGGTAAAAGTATTCCTATGCAACCCTCCTGCATAGGTATGAGGACGGATTTTACTTGCCTAGTCCTGGTGCGGCAAGGTGAAGAAAAGTTACATTCCTTAACACCTATTTATCATAGCATTGTCAGGAAATCCTGTCAAGACATAAAAAAGGACCCCTTTCGGAGTCCTCTTGAAAGTTTTAGTTGGTAATCAAATTTCAGAAAACAGTGCAACTCTATTTCCAATAGTCAAATTGTTTTGTATCCATAAAACACAGTTTGACCTATACCGCTATTATTAGTAATACCAAACGAAAAAGTATTAGTATTACTGACAGCGGGACTAGATGTACTTATAGATCCAGATGTGCCGATTATTTGACTTGGTATTGATGTTAATACTAATTGATTTCCAGCAATATAATACCAACCATATTGATTACCTATTACTGGAACATTTGAATTTGAAATGGAAACAGTAGCATTCCAAATACAAATACCATTTGATATATTACCTCTCATCCACATCACATAATTTGCATTTGCTGGTACAGTAAAACTATAAGTACCAATACCAGTAGATACAGTCCAACTACCTTGATTTCCACCACATATCGCCAACCCTCCCATAGTTGATCCATCGGATAAACTTAAAGATGTAATATTAGGATCATAAAATATTTCTCCTTCATTTCCAACAAATTGGGTTGGTTGTGAATCTCCGAGTTTTTCAACAAGAATTCTATAGGTAGTGTTAGTAATCATTTTTTTAGGATATTTTATTTTTATTTATTAAATCCTACATAACATTATTAATACAATAATTATTGTTGCACTATAATTCGTGGATATTTATATTATAATACAAATTTCCTAAATATTTCAAGAACCTTCCAATAATGTCTAGGGACTTCAACACTCCGATTAGAGAACCGTGGAATGGTCCTATTCATAGGATATTGAAGGCAATAGATAATCATACAGACATTTATATAAAAACCGGAGATACCTGGCATGAAGAACAAGCCAAATATCTCCGTCAATATGTTTATAATTTAAAAGACTGGATAATCAGTCAAGAAAATTAGATTACATTACAACATCTTTTGTAATACATCTTACGATCATCCAATCCATTATAACCACCATTTACTCTGAGAGTAACCTGATCTACGGTTGGATTTGTATCACATAGAGAATTCATTTGATTATTCATCCACCAGAAACCAGCACTGGTAAATGGATAGCGAGTAGCAACATATGATACACCACTCATCACTTCTGGATCTTTAATATAGTTAGCAAATGCCTGATAGTTTGCTCTACCAGTCAGTTGAATATACCCAGCACCCTTATACTTCTTACCATCACCAGATTGAGTATTACCAAGATCATCACGACCCTCATAAGCATCACCGGATGCCAGTTCCATTTTATATCTTCCACCACCAGACTCATGAGAAATCTGTGAAAGAAAATGACGAATACGAGAAGGAGTAGTAATATCAAAAGTCTTCAGGCACTTATTCAGTTCAACAATTTCTGTATCTTGAATGAGTTTAGTAGTACAGCCCCAGATGAATGCAAGTTGTTCTTTTGAAACAAGTTGCATACCATAAACTGGTGGTTTTGTTCTATAGAGTTTTGCAAACTCTTCAAGAATATCAGGTGCTACGTGCTGTTGAAGATACTCCCATGCTTTCAGTTGCTCTGGAGTATTCTTATTATACTTAATCGCATCTAAAAAGTTAATAGTCATGTGAAAATCCTTCCCCATCCATCGTTCCCATTTGGGCACCAACGAGCAACTAATTCAGACTTCTTATAGATAGCACCCTTACCATTATAAACATCCCCAGTATAACCATCATTAAGTGAACCATAAGGATCATTTACAACATAATCACCACCTTCTGTCTTACCAACTACAACGACCATGTGGCCCCCAGTAGGATTAGACAAAGAACCTCTATGAAGAATGCCAATAACCACAGGTCGTCCAGCAGACAACTCACAATCAAGATCTGCGAAAGACAGATTGTAACTAAACTCAGAACGGATACCGTAGTCAGATAATGCCTTTGTTTGAACTTCGTGATCTGTTGTATCACCGATTGAAAAGACTTTGCGAACATACGCATCATCTCCTTTTACTCCTATTAAAGTGCCTGGTTTAAAATACTGAAGACACATCGCACAACTAGAACTATTACAAGTGCGCGATGCATCTGTATAATTATCAGTTTGTGGATAATAAGGAACATCTAAACGAATAGATGATTTTGGCCTTTCAATTTTTGTTCTGTAAATGCGAACCCAATTTGCACTATCTTCAAGAAGTGCTGCAGCATACTTTTCAATATTTGATTCAAGTTCAGCTACTGCAGCAACGTGTTTTGGATTTTTTGCATCATAATTCTTAAAAAAGTTATGCAAATCTATTTTCATACAAATCTCGCGTATGCCTTTTATTTATTTCACCATAACCCAGGAATAATCTGCCCGGTCACAGCATAAGCACCAAGAGCAGCAATTACTCCCAGCATCGCAAAACGACCATTCAGTTTTTCTGCACGTTCGCTATAAGTTTCTTGTTCGTGTTTCATTTGATCTTCCTCTGTGATATACATTTTGGGTTCTCTGGCGAACATATTTTGGCGTCCACCGTCTTCAGTCGTAACAGTCATTATTGTTTTATGAAGTTTTACAACAATATTATATAGAAAAAAAGAGAGGGTGTCAACCCTCTCTTGAAATTAGATCAGAACTTGAAACCAAGTCCGACAGTGCCGGTTACATTGTAACCTTGACCACTGCCGTAGTTGTAGGTAGCCCTACCAGCCCTGACAGATCCAAAGGTTTCGGCACCAGTGTTGCTGAAAGGAATCTTGGCATCGGCAAACAGAACAATGTTCTTTGCTACTGATACTTCAGCACCTGCGACACCGATACCAGCACCCTGATTGCCACCAACCTGTCCACCAGCACCAAGATAGATGTTAGCAGTAGATACCTTACTACCATCAGCAAGAGTACGACGGGCAATAGGAATATCCAGAGTAGCAAGTCCACCACCGAATACACCGCCACTCACATAGTTAGGAGTAGAAGTGAATGTTACATAAGGACGAGCAGACACTGCATACTGACTACCAAGATCAAATGCCTTTACACGACCTTGAAGAGTGATACCTGACTCATAAGCACGGGAAGCAAGAGGAGTAATACCAGGATAGTTAGCAGCATTGCCAGAAAAAGCAATACCACCATAGTTACCAACACCGAGTTCACGACGTTGAGTGGCAGTCACGGCAGCAACTTCCAACTTGGTTACACGGTTGCTCACAGCACCGATTTGAGCACGAAGAGCAGCACCCAACTTAGCATCTGCTTCAGTGTAGAATGCAGTGATGTTGTCAAGGCAATGATTTGTCAGAGCAAAAACTTCATCACGAGTTGCATCAGCAGCAGGCTTAAGAGTGCCGTTAGGATAACCAGCAAGACATCCATAGCGTGAGTTAAGATTTTGAATTGCCTGATATGCCCAGTCGGTAGGTTGCAGATCCGAATAGGTAGCAGGAGCAGCAAGTACAGGAGCAGAAGTTGCGATAACAGCAACACCAGCAAGAATTGAACGAGTAATCATAAGTTTTATTAAAGTGAAATGTTAAAAGACTTTTTAGGAGTCTCAAGAACCTATTTAGTGTAACATATTGAAATGTGAATGTCAACCCTCTTGTTGGGATTGTGCGGCAGAATTTTCGGTTATCCGCCCAAGATAAGGATCATAATCCATATAATCTTTGATGTCAATATTCGCACCATTCTGTGCCCAAAAATTTGATAGCGCATCATGTGGGGCTTTATGAAATATTGAAACGTGCTCTGGATGAATAGTAGATTCCATATTCAAATTATAAAGAAACAAGGGAATGGTATAAGTTTTTCCAGATTCTAAAACAACATCTTCAGAAACTGCTCTTGGTTTTACACCATTATCAAGTTTATATTTTTCTCCTCGCATATGATTTTTTACAATTTTAGAAGCATGATGACGAGTAATCAAATAAATTGCCGCAGAAAAATCATTTATAAACCGAATGTGAAGTTTAACGTGAATATCTCCGGTACAAATTGTAGTCAATTGTAAACAATCCCAATCATGAGGAGTATGAGAAAAGAAATCATCCCAAGTAAAATTCCAATATTTTACAAGATCAAAACTTACATCATCCTCAACAATTAAGCAATATTCATCTTCAGTATTTTCATAAAAATGTTTAATTGCTTTGAGATGTGACATACAACATCCAAGTTCATTTTGAGTTACATTGTCAGGTATCCTCCCCTTAAGATATGATGAGACATCATCAATTCTTCCATCATAACCAGAAATTCTGGTATGATTTTTAATATCCCAATACTCAAATTGCTGCTCCATATACTGGCGCCTATCAGTATCAGAATCAAGATTCAACCAGTAAATATGAGGGATATTTACTAACTTATAGATGGATTTATTCTTGTCCATCACCAATTCTTGTCCATTCATTGGGAATTAAATCTTTAGTATCGTGATTTTTAGTATAACCAATATTGCCAAACCATTGATTTGGTGATATTACTTTTTTATTTTGATTTGAAGATAACCATGCTCCCCACCAAGAAAATGTAGAGTTTGCAATAATAAAATCATTGCAAAGAGACATTAAGCAAAGATCAACTCTATTATCAATATTTTCTGAAATCATAAAGCGATCATCGGAAAATAATGTTTGATCATTACACCATTTGGGATCGTCTGAAAAAACAATCACATTACGATCATCATCAAAATATTTTAGAGCATCCTCATAATATTTAAGAGATAAGTTAAAATGATTTTCACTATTGGTAAGATAATCTGTGCGGCGAATATGAAGTGCAATTGGATTTTCAACTGAAGAAATCATCTCCTTACATGGATTTAAAATTTCATCTTTGAAGATAAAATCTTCACGAATCTCTGTCTCAATATGTTTGAAGTATTTTTCAGATTGAAAAAATCCATGAAGAGATACGTGATCTGGACAGAGTTTGAAAAGTTCTTCATCAAAATGAAAAAATCTTTCTTGAACTACTGGTGCATTTCCATTGTTGAGTAATCCAATATTTGCCCTAAGATTAAAACTGTCAAATAGTTCTGAACGAAGTTTATTGCCAATTCCATCATCTACTGCATCCTTATAATAAGGAACAATAATATCTGCTCCTACATTTCTAGCAATACCTTTGAGAGATGCATACTGAAACATCTGATTTGCCAGACGACCCATCCTACCAAGAGCATTAAATCCTATCATACCAATTCTTGTCTGCGTTTTTTTAGATAGTCCAGATTCTCATAATACTGTATCAATTGATTTTTGTCAAATGTCTTGATTTGATTCCACAACTGATAATTATTATTAAAATTTGGATTATTAAACCAAGAGTTTGGGGTTCTTGAATGCTCTAAATGATATGCATAATTATCAATTCTTGCAATACGATTACCAAGGACACTCATACGATAATAAAATTCATCATCCTCACATCCCCATGAAATAAAGTTTTCATTCATCATAAAGGAGTCAATATAAACTTGACGGTTTATAAATTGACTCCATCCAATTGTGGAATTATAAAGTGTTTTATTTTTATCTAATATTCTTGTATCCAGATTTAAAATAAATTCATCATAGATGTCAAAATTATATTCTGCTTTCCATTGATAAACACCACACTGATATGGATAAACCACATCTGCATGATTTTCATTAATCAATTGATAAGCATCAAAATATGATTGAACGGGTAAAATTGCATCAGCATCATAATTTGCTACGACTTTTGTGTTTGATGCAACAATTAGATCATTCAATACTTTACTTTTACAGAACCAAGGTTCAAAACTTTCTTCATAAAAATAAGTCAGATTAGATGTATCAACATACTTTCTAATTTCTGGAATTGCTCTAAATTGAAAAGTAGGATGATTTGATACTTCCTTTACAATTACCTTTGCAGGAATATGTTTAAGAAGATAAGAAACGGAAGAAATAATATTCCTTAAACGATCTTCGGTTTCAATTTTAGTGGGAATTAAAAAAGTTAAATCCATCATACCTCAACAATTTTTCTTTCAATTTCTGTAAAATAATTTGGATGCATATCACTGGTATCCAAATGTAAAAGTGCCTTTCCAAACCATGGAGTAGGTACATAAACTTTTTTATTTTTATTAGAACTCAACCAAGCAATCCACCAAGAAAATGTGCTATTTGAAATAATAAAATCAGAACACAAAGATGATACACACATATCAAAATATCCTTTACGAATATTTTCTGGCGTTTCTTCTACAAAAATAAAATTAGTACCATTAAATATTTCCTTACACCATGAAATATCATCAGACGTAATTAGATATTGTCTATCTTTTCCCAAAAGATTAATGCATTCATAATAATAAGATTCTGTACAGGGAGCATGATAATTTTGAAACTTTATAAAATCACCACGTCTTGCATTAATACAAACAGCATCTTGTATATTATTTTTACTATGAAACTTTTGAGATTCTTCTAATATATTAGACTTAAATGTAAAATCAGATCTAATTTCTTCTTCAACATTTTGATAATACTTATGACTTTCAAAGTGGCCATGAAGAGTTACATTATCAGGACATTCATCAAATAGTTCTTGACAAAAATGATGCTGCTCTAATTCAACAATATCACCCTCAACTTCACCGAATCTATTGCCCAGATGAGTCATTTCAAAGCAATGTTGAAGTTGATGATATACAGTAACAATCCCATCACCCTGAGGACGATCAAACCAAGTTGCTTGAGAATGATCTGGAATACAGAAATCAAATCCTCTATTTTTTGCTATACCGACTAAAGCAGAATATTGGAACATTTGATTTCCAAGTCTGCCATTAGCTCCCAAAGAATTCATACCAATCATAAATTAGTCTCCTTTTGAAAGTCTATAACTATCTTCATCAAAATGCTGTGTAGAAAATTCAAATAATTCTGTATCTTCTAAAGCAAACATCTGATGCCGAAGTCCTCTGTAAATATGAAATTTATCTCCCATATTCAATACGATTTCATCAGCATATGCCATCTCATCGCCATCAGAATATTTGAGAAGTATCTTCCCACTTTGAATGTAAAAAGTTTCATCTTTCAACTTATGGTAATGCCAAGAGCATTTCTTACCCTTTACAAAATAAAGAAGTTTGCCGCAGTATTCTTCTGTATTAACAATCCACTTTTCAAATCCCCATCCTTTTGGAACAAAATTAATCTGCAAAGAATTCATCTGAATTAATCCCTTTGTCATCAATGTAAAAATTACCAGAAGGTTTTCCTAAAAATAATTCATGATATTTACATTCCCACAATCTCAATTGAAGTTCTGTAATGTCATAAAATCTTGATTTTGCCAGATCAGCATTATTATTGTACCGACCCATTCCTCTGGCAGTTAGATATACAATGTAGTTTCCTTCATCATATAACTTATTTATTTTGTCTATTCTATCATAAATTGGAAGAGCACTTGAATAATCACCATTAGTTACTGATGTACAAATAGTTCCGTCAATATCAACAACATATTTTTTCATGATTGATTTTGTAATTGCTCTAAAAACTTGGTAGTAGAATATTCACCGTACCTATCAAAGAATCTTACCTCATGTGCAAATTTGCCTCCCACTATTTCACCATTTCTCCAGTCACCACCCTTGACCAAAATATCTGGCCTATACAATTCTATCAAACGCTCAAGTTCAAGATTGGTATTAAAAGTCAAAACAGTATCAATATATTTGATTGATTCTAACATCAACTTTCTGTGAGATAATGTATTGATAGGCCTACAGTTTCCTTTATCAATTTTAATTTTTTCATCAGTATCTGTAGCAACAATCAAACGGTCACCAAGAGACTTTGCAATTTTAAACAATTCAATATGTCCAGGATGAAGAATATCAAAACACCCATTCACAAAAATAGTTTTCATGATAAAAATTCTTTTACAGTTTTAAACTCATAATCCAACCATTCAGATTTGGCACAAGTATAGTCCTGATACTTTCCTACCAAGTGCTGTGGGAATGGAACATAATTAATACTTCCATTATACTTGGAAGCAACGCATTCTGCAACATGCTGAAAACTTACAGGATTACCAGTGCCCAGATCATAAATTCCAGATGGTCTGTTATTATTAAGCACAATCTCAACCAAGTCACCAACCCAAATAAAATCTCTCAAAAACTTATCAGACCCTTCAAACAAATTTAACAATCCAGTTTCTTTGATTTGTTTGGCGAATTTACTTACAGGACTTGCCTGATCTCCTTTGTTTTGCTCACCATCTCCATAAACATTGAAATATCTAAATCCTTGAATATGAGAAAATTTATCAATATTATCAGTAACCCAATAATCTATTTGAAGTTTAGAAATTGCATAGTAATTCAGAGGATTAAAAATACCTTGCTGATTGCCATAAACAGAAGCTGATGATGCATACTTTACAGGTATGCCATACTTAATTGCAAATTCAAATAACAATAAGGTATAATCAACATTCCATTTATGAATTTTATTAACATCAGTTTCAATGGTAGATGAAATTGCTCCCTGATGAAGAATTAGAGAGACATCATCCCATTCTTTAAACTCTCTAAAAAACTGCCAACAATTATGTTGATCCAATTCAACAACATTATCTAATTTGGATTTAAAGTTTTTTCCAATAAATCCACTGGCACCAGTAAGTATAATCATATTGTAGTCACTCCCCTTTGAGATACAACTTTTGAGGCACACTGATTTGCATACTTAATACTATCCCCAACATCATCAGTCTCTAAAAATTTAACTACAAATGCAGATATGAAGGTATCTCCTGCACCAGATAAATCCCGTACTTCTACTTTCTTTGTTGGGTATCTTTTCCCCCGATACTCACAACCCAATCCTCCCATTGTATGAATAATTTTTTCCGATAACTCTTTAGTCAAAAACTGTTTTGAATTTTCATATTCAACATCATTAATTTTAATGAATCTTGCTTTGCTCGCCCAATCACCAAGAATTTTTTTAGTATCAATAAAAACATTAGGATGATTTTCACAAATATAACTAATATCTTCTGAGGTTAAAAATCCTTTATTATAGTCAGATATTACAATAGCATCATAATCTAGATCTATTTTTTTAACATTTGTTCTTTTTATTTCTTGAGTGGTATCAACTCTAAAAAACATATGATTAGTTTCTTGATGAACATATCTGGTTTTGGTTAGTTGATACCAATCCTTATTTGTATGAATATCAACCTTTCCATATATACTTTCAATATTTCTACGAACGTTTCCAGCCATTCCCGGATTTTCTCTTTGATCTATAATGTTTAATACTGGAACAGGTGCTTCTGGACATAATCTATTAGAATTACAATATACAAAAATGTCTCTGCAACTTTCACCAATTACAAGAATTTTCTTCATGCATCACCAAGATAAGATTTGTAAAAATAAGCAATATCTTGTGGAGAGTGTGGATTAAAGTAGGAATACATAAATCCACAGTTTCCACTCAATAAATTAGAAGTGATATTTGCATCATGAGTTTTCACATACAATTTTTCTTTTGGAAGTCTTTTTGACGACAAGATAGAACAGAAAGAATCACATCCGGCATAATATTCACAGTGTGCGACAAGATCTACAACTAATTGAATATTTGGATTAACCAAAAGATCATAGTTAGACAAAGGAATATTAATCTCATGATCAGAAATTACAATGACTTTCAAATTTGTTTTCTGAGATAATTCTTCAACAAAGTTCCAATCTCTATCATCAATTTGACATATATCTTGCTTTGGTCTTGTAGAGGTTGGATAATGAAATAATATGTAATTTTTGTGTGGAGGAAGTTTTGCGTACTTCAAAAAAGTGGACTCATAAAAAAGTTGCTCTTTAGGTAATCCTCTTTTTACTCCATCACAAACTTCAGCAAAAGTTCCTGCAACATCGATTGCTTGAACTTCATCTGAATTTAATCCAAATAGAGATAATCCGATTTGAAAACTTCTAGCAAAGTCAGGTCTGAAATGCCAAAAAGGAACAGCAATAGGATGAAGTTGATGCATTGCATTTTTTCCAATTTCATCATCAATAAAATATTGATTTTTTAAATTTGGATATCCTGGATTGTTTTCCATCAAAGGAGCAAGAACTTTTCCAAATCTACATGCCCAATAGATTTCTGCTATACTCTCTCGCTCCTCTTCAACCAAAAGGGAATCTAGACACAGCATGTCCCCAATTCCCACAGAAAGATACGTCTTCATCAGAAAAACTTTTTATGCTCAACAACCATTACTGGCCTATCACTCTTTTGTGCATATCGATATGCTGCAAGAACTTCATCTGGACTTTGAGGATCTAACACAGGGAAATCTACCATTTCGCGGAATAGATTAGTGAAATCTTGTTCGTGTGTTGGACCAGAGTAGAAGAGAGTGCTATCGTCAACAACTGTTTTGAGAATAACAGGGCACTTAAATTCACCATGAGAAATTCTTTCAATTTTATCTACATGATTACCAATTGCATCAGCAGCAACAAGCATAAAATCATGCCTCTCAAAATACACTACAGGTCTGAATCCCTCAAAAGACATACCAATTGCGAGACCAACCATAAGATTTTCTGCGACTGGAGTTTCAATCTTTTGATCAAGACTTACATTTTTGAGGGTTTCCATTGCATCACCGGGAACAATACTATACCCAATAAAAATATTCCCATCGTCTCCCATTTCAGTCATTGCTAGAGTCACAGACTCTTTGAATGAAAGATCAGTTTTTTGAATATCAAAATTTACAGGACGTTCCTCAAGACGCGGGAAATATTCTTCATCTGTTTTCATTACAGATTTCATAACACTCAAAGGAGCAAAGTTTCCTGTGCGAATGTGTGGTCTACTTTTATTATAGTGATACCTAAGAACGCAAGGGGGCCATTGAATATCATCATCTTTCCCCCACCGCGACTTCTTGGATGCATTAACTGCCATTCCATCATCTTCGATAACAAAAGTTACTGGGAGATCCCAACCATCTACATAACGAACTGCTTCAGCAAAATGTCCTGTATCCTCAATTCCATCCCCAATAAAGCACCAAACTCTTTGATTTGATTTTTTTCTTTTCAGAGCGTATCCAATTCCAACGGCAATGCCAGGGGTTCCGCCAATGATAGCAGAAACATAAAAGTTTCGTTTACGGTCAAACATAAACATGCTTCTACCTTTGCGAATTTTATCCTCTACCTCCTCGGGTGGAATTCCGTGAAGAAGTGCATGATAGGAATTTCTATGAGTGGAAAGAACATAATCTCCCTCATTAATATTTGCAAAAATGTCAATTAATTGTTGTTCATTTCCACCACACAGATGAACGGTAAATGGCAGATATCCAGCATCATGAACTTCTGCGATGTGATCAGAAAACTCAATTAGTTTTTCTGGTGTCCAATCAGTTCCTCGCATGTTTTTTATTCTCCTATTTTAATCATAATTCTACCAGCATTTCCAGTTTTTAGCAAGTCAAATGCTTCGTTAATTTGGTCTAATGTAAATGTATGTGTTATTAGTTTACTTACATCCAATAGTCCTTCCTTATGTAGTCTAATATACCGAGGGATGTCTTCCTGAGGATTTGTTCTACCACCTTGAGTTGCTTTAATACTTTGTCCTATTCCATTAAAAAGATTGACGGCATTCATTACTTCAAGAAACTTTCCTGGAGCAGGTTGTCCTACAAGAATCATTCTACCAGTATTTGATAGAATAGAAATACCTTGACTAATAACTTCTGGAATTCCCGTAGTATCAATTACAATATCCACCTTTCCTTCAATTTGATCGATAGAAGTATAGAACTTACTTGCACCAATATCAAGACACATCTGTTCTTTACTGATATTATTATCCACTGCAATAATAGGGCAAGCACTCTTCATTGCTGCTGCCTGAATCAAATTCAGACCAACACCACCAGTTCCAATAACTGCAACACTCTCACCAAATTTCAAATCAACTTCATTATCAATAATTCCCATAGCAGTCGTAAGAGCACAACCAAGAATGGCACAAAGTTCGGGGGGAGTATCTTGTGGAACTGATGTCAATCTATTTTCAGAAACAATAGAGTATTCATTGAGAGTAGTGACCTTACCACTGCTCATAGATTTTCCATCAAGAACATAACTTGGGAATGGTGCCTCAATGCCAGTTCCAGGACGCCAGTGCATTACAACCTTATCACCCACTTTAACAGTTGTTACACCGTCTCCGACTGCCTCAACAACTCCACAACCTTCATGTCCCATCAAATGTGGAAGGAACTTAGCATTTCCTTTATGCCCCCTAATCTCATGAAGTTGGGCACCACATAGTCCACTTACAAGAACTTTAACAAGAACTTGACCAACTTTGAGTTCGGTCAATTCAACATCCTTTACTGCAAGAGGTGCATCAATTTTTACCAATACTGCTGCTTTCATAATCTTTAATTAATATACTTCCATTTTTTACTACAATGGTCTTTCATATAAGAAAAATCATTTGCTCTATTTTGTGGTGTTGGTTTTGCGTAAATGTAAACATTTTCCAAATTAAGTTTTTCTAAAATGTAGTATACAGATGTTTCTACGGTGTGAATTTCTTTGGCGTTTTCAAATACTTTAATCCAATCAAATAAATTTACATCATCATAAAATTCCATGTAAATATTTTGATAATCATTACTTGGAATTAAATCATCTCTGGTTCCATAATTAGGATATGTTCCAGAATTTTTATTAATAAGATTATATGGTTTTGTTATATCCAAACCAATTCTTTGAATTAAATTATTTTCTCTTTCTTCATTTCGGTTGAAATTCAAATAATTTTTCCAATCTAAGTAATCAACATTGCAAAAATCGTACTTCATGTGTCCATGTGCTAAGTTGTTATTATGACACTTACATACTTTTTGAACATAGTCAGATGTTTGGAGTGGGACAAACAAATATTCATCAGTCTGCACCATGTATAAACTGTCTGAATTATAAATTTCTTTATAAGGAAATTCTTGATTTTCATCAACAAACTCAACACCATCTGCAATCATATAATTTTTCAAATAAGAATATGTTGAAGTGACTGGCCAGATAACTTTTTTATATTCGGTTTCTGTTCTGACAGATTGTGCTATTTTTTGGCAGAAAAATATATCTCCAATTCCTGCAGGTTGTTTAATTATACAAACTTTATGATTCATCTAATTTAACCTTCCAATAACTATCCCATTCTCTTTCATCAGATGGAATATCTTTTTCTTTAACTATTGTTCCATTTAATCTACCCAAAGAAGCATGAATAAATTCATAATTTTCAGATAAAATTTGTTTGAATTCATCAAATTGATTATCTAATCCATCATACAGTTCAAAACCATTTCCATGAGTTTCTAAAAAAAGTTCTCCAATTTTTTTAGAATCAATAAAATCTTTAACAGTTTTTAATACATTTAAATCACTACCTTGAATATCTGATAGATAATAATCAATATATTCTACATTATTATCTTTTAAATATTTTCCCAGGTTGATTGTTTTTACTGTTATTTTTTTAAGCATTTCTGGGCATCCCAATTCCTTTTCACGTAAAGAAACATCTGCCAAACTACTTGAAACTCTATTGGGAGTGACATAAAAATCTTGTTCTCCATCAGATTCGGAACAAGCAGCATTAACTAAAGTAACCCATTCAAATTGTTTAAATCTTTTATTTAATTCGATAAACATTTCTGGGTCTGCTTCAAATGCATATACAGAATCATACTTATCAAACATTCCCCACAGAGAATTTCCAACATTAGTGCCAACGTAAACTAAAGTACTCATAAAATTATCCTTTTTTAGTAATTAAAATTGACATACAATCATATCCAATATATGTTTTATATTTAACTTCATAATTTTTAAAGCATGAAACAATATTTTCTATAGAGATATCATCCCAACCAATCCAACCTCCACCAAATAAACGATAATCATCAATTACTATGATTCCAGAATCTGGTTGATAAAAATTATCAATAGAAGCACATTCTTTAAATAAGGGACACGATTCGATGCCAAGAGCAGTATCTCCACCAGACCAATGACCATCAAGCCAAAAAACTGATTTATCTTTAGATTCAATACATTTTTGTAGAATCAAAGGCAAAATATCTATAGTATCTCCAAAGTGATTGATAATTTTTTTATAGTTTTTTTCTTCAATAATTTTATCAAATCGTTCGTAATATTTTTGATCCAATTCAATTGTATGAAGAGTTTCAAATTCATTATATAATTTTTCTGGAGTTTCACCAGAATTAGTACCAGACTCCACAAACATCGTATATTCAGTTTTATCTTCACCAAAATCAGAAATTATTTGCTGCAACATTTCTGGATATAATCCACCCTCGGTCCTTTTTTCAGTTGTCATTGAAATAATTTCTCCAAATAAAATCTTCTAAAATTTCCATTTTTTTAACCCTTTCCAAGTTATCTTTGATAGCATCCATCTTACTATAATACAATTCATCAGAAACGTCAAACTCTTCACTTAGGTCAATAATACCATCTTTATTAAAATAATCTCCAATATTAGGAGCACCAAGATAGACAGGAATAGTTCCTGTAGCAAAACAATCCAAAAGTTTTTCTGTAAAATATGTTTCATATTCGGCATTCTCAATCGCAATAGAAAACATATAATCACAAAGACCTTCTTCTTTAGTTGAAATTTCATTGAAACCACGTCCAAAGAAATCAACTTGATCTTTAAGTCTCTCAACCCATTCAAGACGCTTACGATGGCCCTCACACATATTTTTGTTGGATGCAATCATAGAAATGATTTTTGTCTTATCATATACTTTCAGATCTTTAATCCAAGTTCCTTGTGCAGGAACCCATTTAAATTTATCTGGATCAATCTCAATGAGTTCTTGATTGTGAGTAAAAATGATATCAAATGTATTCATTACTAAATTTGAATTCAACTTAACCCAATCAGTAATTTGAGGAAGAATTGCAGCAGATTCAAGAATCCAAGCATATTTGGGTCCAGATCGTGAATCATCAAATGATAGTCCAATAGCAGAATCAATGTAAAAAGTTCCATCACCACCATCATCAACCCATTCAGTAAATTTAGAACTTTTTCCTGCTACTGAACATTTAGGAGCATCAATATAATTGAAAGTATTTCCAACAAGATTAAATTTATGCTTTTGCATTTATTTGCTCCACAATCCAATCATAAGTTTTTGAAATTCCTTCCTCTAAACTTTGAGAATAATCCCAACCAAGTTCTCTACGAACTACGTCATTATTAGAATTGCGACCACGAACACCAAGAGGTGCATCCAACTTGTGCATTTTTTGCACATCTTTACCTGCAACTTTTGCAGCAGTTTCCACAAGTTGATTGATAGTTACCATTTCTTCTGAACCAATATTGACTGGTCCAATGAAATCAGATTCCATCATACGACGAGTTGCTTCAATACATTCATCAATATAAAGGAATGAGCGAGTCTGTTTACCGTCTCCCCATACTTCAATACTTCCACCTTCTTCAGGAAGGTATGCTACTTTACGACAGATTGCTGCTGGTGCTTTCTCACGTCCACCTTCCCATGTTCCTTCGGGTCCAAAGATATTATGATAACGAGATACCCTAACAGGTATGCCATGATTCCTATGATAGGCAAAGTAAAGTCTTTCTGAAAAAAGTTTTTCCCAACCATATTCAGAGTCTGGTGCAGCAGGATAAGCAGATTCTTCACGGCAGTCGGGATTATCAGGATCAAGTTGATTATGCTCTGGATACATACATGCAGAACCAGAATAGAAGATCTTGGTCTTATTGACACCAATCCGTTCATTCATTTTATGTTGCATCTCAAGAACATTGAGATTAATTGTAACTGAATTATGCATAATGCCTGCATCATTTTCTCCAGTGAAAACAAATCCAGCTCCACCCATATCAGCAGCAAACTGATAGATCTCATCAAATGATTGAATATAACGATAAGGAACCGAATGATAGAAGTTGCCCCTATCGCCCTTATATTCAAGAACACGACGAACAAAATCTACATCACGAAGATCTCCCTGAACAAATTCATTTGCTTCAGTAAGAGAATACTCAGGCCTCTTGAGATCTACGCCTCGGACCCAGTATCCTTCGGAACGTAGTCTTTTAACCATATGACTTCCAATAAATCCACCAGCACCAAGAACAAGTGCCTTTTTAGTACAATTTGCCATTATCAAATAAATAAGTTTAAAGAATTGTCTGGATGTATTTTACCACAACATCTTCTATGTAGTCAATCATTTCTTCAGTAATTACCGGGGAACATCCTACAAAAAATACATTATCAAGAACTTTCATCGCATTTGGGTAGTTAAATGCAGATTCAAGATGACGATATGCTGGGTGAATAAGAAGATTTCCAGCAAAGTAATTACGAGTTTGAATTTTATTATCTTCTAAGAATTTAACAAGTTCAGTTTTATCCCCATTACAAATAATGGGAACACCAAACCAACTTGTCTCTGCATCGGGAAGTTCACCAACAACACGAACTCCAGGAATTGTTTCAAAAATTTTATGAAGTCTTATTTTGTTGGATCTACGTTTTTGATGAACCTCATCAAATTTTTTAAGTTGAATAGATCCAATAGATCCAAGCATATCAATTGGTTTTAGATTATATCCAATTTGACCAAAAACATACTTATGGTCAACTACTTTATCATATCCTATCAACCAATTATCAAATCTTTTACCACAGGTTCCACAACTTAACAAATTCTGTGATCCTACACAGTAACAATCTCTACCCCACCAAGCAAAACTACGAGCAAGATCTACAACCTCTTTAATATTTGAAGATACCATACCACCTTCAATTGTAGTAATATGGTGGGCAGGATAGAAAGAGCAAGAAGAAGCAACTGCATGATCTGTAAGATACTTACCTTTCCACTTACTACCTAAACTATCACAATTATCTGCAATTAGGTGAATATTATATTCATTACATATGCTAATAATTTCATCATAGTTGTATGCATTTGCAAGAACTGGGGAAGAAAATAATGCTTTTGTGTTTGGTGTAATTTTTTTACGAATCTGTTCAATGTCCCAATTTAGATCGGAGTAGTCAATATCAACAAAAACTGGTTTTAGATTATTCTGGATAATAGGGTTAACAGTTGTGGGGAATCCGCAAACAGATACAATTATCTCACCACCATCATTCCAACCAAAATATTTCTTAAGTGCTGCAATCATAACAAGATTTGCAGAACTTCCAGAGTTAACCATCACAGAATAATCAAAGTTAAATTTCTTTGAAAACTCCTTCTCAAACTTATTTACATTTTCACCTGAAGAAAGCCACTTACCAGTTAAAAGGGTTTTTAAAGCTGCTTCAATTTCTTGGTTGTCCCAATATGGGCCAGAATAAAAGATATTGCTTTCTCCCTTTACATAATCATTGTTATAAAGATACGGAAAGAAGTTATCTTCAGTATCAAATAAATTGTCAATAAATTGTTTTACTTGTTCTTTCATGTTTATTCTACAATATAAGAGAAATTTTCTTTTAGGCAACCCTGCCATGCCATTTGCAAAATTCTTTCAAACCAATGCGATTCTATTGGATTATTATTATAATCAGTATAGTGCATCATTTTTTTATAAAAATTTTTGCTGTATTTTAAAATACAATTTTTAGGAACTGCATAATTTGCACCAGGAGCAAAACTTAAAAATTTAGGAGTATTATCCATAACAAAAAGATCTTTAATAAATTCTTTAAGATTAGAAATTCTGGGATAGACTTTCATATTCCTGATTTCTTCAAATTTTTTGCTTTCAATTTTTTCTTCCCATTCCATTGGTTGTGCAAACCAATTGTCATTGACAAATTGGGGAAAATAAGAATCGCATAATGTTCCACCATCAATAGGAACAAACCAATTAGATTCTAAAGCATAAATGAATCTTTCTTCGGTTGTATATTTTTTTTGAAGAAGATTGCCTTTAATATGTATCATCATATCTGGTAGATTATCATAATGATCAAAAATATATCTACCAATATCATAAGGATTTGATCCTACATTTGGAGATTTTATTACTTTTCCAAGATGATCTATTTTTGATTTTTGAGGAAAATCATCAGCAGTTCTATCATAGATGATAGTGTTTTCTGGGGAAAAACCATATTCGTAAGTTAGTCTCAACCATTCCAAATCATGATTTGCATGATTACTCACCACTAAAGTTTTAGATAGGCTCATCAACAAATAATTATTTTTTTCATTTTTATTATATCATATCACAAAGAATTTGTAAACCATTATGAAAATTGGTATCACAAGAAAATCCAAGTGATTTCAATTTATCATTATTCAATGTCATATTTTTGACTTGTATGAATTCTTGATCTGGCGGTATGAGTACATCTATAATTTCACTTGAACTATTAACAATTGATTTTGCATTTTCTATAATTTTTCTAAAAGATAAAGATTCTCCAGAAGATATATTATAAACTTCATTAATATTTCCAGAGTCTATAATCAATTTTATAGATTTACATATGTCTTCTACAAACATATAGTCTTTCAAAAAATTTCCACCATCATAAAGTTTGATTTGTTTATCTTCCTTTAAGAGTCTTACCATATAAGCAAGAACATTCTTTCCTGGGGAAATTGTTTTATCCAAACCATAAACATTACCAATTCTAAAAATTCTATATTTAATTTTAAAAGTTTCACAAAAAGAAATTAAAAGTTGCTCTGCACACCTTTTAGTAATTGAATAGAATCCAGTTGGATTGCAACAATCAGTTTCCTTTGCATCTATTATATCATTTCCATAAACAAAACCAGAACTTATAAAATTTATTGTTACATCTCTATTTTTACAATTAGAAAGAAAGTCAACAAATAATTTTAAATTAGTATCAATATCCACATGAACATCTTTAAAAACATTTTGATTTGTTGTGGTACTTATAAAATAAAGAACTTCATTCGTATGAAAGTTTTTACTATCTCTTGGAATAAGAGTAACATTTTCTTTGTACATTCTTGAAAATGTTCCACCAATAAATCCAGTACCACCAAAGACAGATATTTTATTCATATTTTTCATATTCAACAAAAAATTTTTTTACTTTATCCTTTAATTTAGTTTCAATTACATTCGTATCATTGATTTTATTATAGCAAAAAAGGAGAGTTTATGCAACTCTCCCATTAGGTCTTTCAGGCTCGCCACTTGCTCTTTGACTAGAAGCAAGAAACTAGGCGGGAGAGAGTCCCATCCGCACCAACAATTCTTTAAGGAAATTGTAAACCTATTTACAACTCACAAAAGAATTAATTTTCTCCGCAAGTTTTTCAATATTCTCATAAGAAGGATATTGAGGATACTCCGTAGTATCATCCGGATTTAGATCTTTCAATCTATCCACTGTAGCAAAACTAGTATGAAATTCTTGATCAGCAAGAGTTTGTGCTTGCCTAAAGATTTCAAAACGAAGTTCGTAAGGTGTCATTTGTTTTCTCCTTTAATGTGTGTGTTTGTGTGTAACCATAGGGTCATAATTGACTCCACCAGTACTTTTAAAGTCTCTCCGTGACTTGCAGGGGTCCCCGACCAGTACTTTTTAAGTCTCTCCGTGACTATTGGTCCCAATCAAGAATATCATTAGGATCCATATAACAAGGATCATCGCTCAACCATTTCGGATTGCTAAAGGAGCCAGACTTACTTATTATTCCACATTTTTTCCATTGGGTCAACACCAGTTCTCATTACTTCACAAGCTCTCTTGTAGAACATATTTTTAGTGTTTCCTGATGCCTCCATAGTATCCTTAATCTTTTGCCAGTTTTCCCGAGTTCTGTCGTCCATTAACGTACCTCAAAATCTAACTTACGAATTTTACGATTTGCTCTTGCGTGTTGCCAAGCAAGTTCTTCTTCAGTAAAATAAGATTTTTTTTCTTGTGGACGCATTGAATTTAGCATCACAACACTCTTCAAATCAACTGCTGTTATTTTTTCACCAACAACAGTAGTCATATTTGTACATCCACAAGAACGTGTTTGTGTAGGATGACTGGATAATTCTGTATTACAGAGTTTACAACGTACTTCAACCATTTTATTTCTATTGTAAATGTGATCTTAATTGCCAAACAAATTTTCCGTGAGATTCCATCAAATCTTGAACCAAATTAGCAGTTGCGTATTGATTTTGTGTTTCAGATTCTTTGGAAATTTCAACAAATATCTCACATATCTTTTTATTATCTTCTAAAAGTTCTGAAAGCATTTTATCTGCTGTAGTTGAACTTGATGCTTCTTGAACTTGAGTCACTTCAAGCATTCTTGAAAGAGAACTTAAAGGTTTAATATTTAAGTATCTCATATGCTCAGATAATCTGTCAATCTCTTCAAACATAGTTTCATATTGACCACCAAAAAGTTGATGAAGTTGAGTAAAATTTTCACCAACAACATTCCAATGAAATGCCCAAGTTTTATGAAAGATGACAAAAAGTGAAGATTGAGCATCACTTAAAAGTTTGAAAAGTTTTTCCATCAAAGTTTTTTATGTATTTATATGAAAGAAAGAGCGGATGATCGGACTTGAACCGACGACATCTAACTTGGAAGGATAGCGTTCTACCACTGAACTACATCCGCACGATTTTCTTTTGGACAATCAGGAACCCAAGAACCACATATTCTCATTTCACCACCTAATAGTTTTTGAGCATTGCTCTTATCAGGTGCTTTCTCTGAAAAATATGATGGACTTATTCTAACACTCCTATCGTCCCCTGTCAAGTCCTCATAATCTTTGATTGCCTTGTCTACATCTCTATGAACTCTGCGGTCCAAAAGTTGTGGAGTATTTATGAGTATATCATTCAAATCAGTTTGTGGAAAGTATTTTCTCTGAACCTCATCAATAAAATCGTAAATGTTTTCTTCTGGAATATAAGTACATTGTGATACTCCCGTCACCAAAGAAGTGAATACAACTCCTATTACGGCATATCTAAAAATAGTCTTTGGTTTCTTTCCAAATTGAAAATTAAATTCCATAAAAAGGGAGGCAATTAACCTCCCATATTTATCTGTTAGGCAGGAGCATAACAGACGTTAGCAACTCCTTGTCCTGGAGGCGCAATTGCCACAAACGCCCCGTAGGACAAGTCAAGGTCTCTTCCTCCAACAAAAGGACCTCTATCATTTACACGCACAACAACTGACTTACCATTTGCCTGATTTGTCACTCTAAGTTTGGTTCCAAATGGCAGCCAACGATGTGCTACCGAATAACCGTATGCATTGAACCTTTCGCCATTGGCAGTTGTCTGCCCATTATATCCATCCCCCACACCATAGTTAGAAGCAAGACTGCATGAACTTGCCGGGGATGCTGCTTTTGCTGTTACGGGTGCTACACCGACAAAACCAAAAGCAAGAAGTAAACTGAATAAACGCATTTAAAAAAATAGAACTCTACATCCGTATAGGTAAAGGAGAAGTTCCCATCCTCTCGGAGGGCATTACCCACGGCTCTAATTGCACTCAAAATCTCATAATAAAAAAGACACTTTAATTGTGCCTTAATAGTATAAGTGATTATTTATGAATTGTCAAGGAATCATCACTTTACGTCAATTTCCTGATCCCCATACTCTTCTTTTGTTTCCAAAGAAAAATACTCCAATTCTTCCTCATCTTCTGGGTCTAACCATTCTAGAAATTCTTCTGTAATAGCAACAGCAATATCATAATTTTCGGTAGATTGAATTCTTTCAATTGCCCAATTACGTGCTTGAATAACAGGTTCAATCTTTGTTGCCATAATAATCTTTTCGGAAATACCTGGAGAGGATGTTGCTATTGTAGTATGCGGGCATTCCGTCGTCAAGTGCTTCCGTGAGGACATTGTTTGTGAAGAGTTGTCGTGTCTCCTCAAAATTTGTTTTGCCCTTTGTTTTGTGTAGTGAAATAATAGTTCTTGAAAAATTTTCTTTACCGTATTTTTCAATATCTTCTTTAAGTTCCGGACAAGATCCATAATAATTCTTCCAATCCGATTCTGATTTTACTTTTCTATTTTTTCCTTTCGGCGTTCTAAATTGCCATAAGTACTTTCTACCAATATAACAGCGGTGATTAATATTATTTCGTATATGATATACAAACCCATAGTAATCTTGGATTTGATCTGAGTCAAAAATTTTTCCTTCATAGATCCAAGGATTATCGTAACTCATCAATATAATCCAACACTCTATTCAGATATTTATTGACTACTAATTTATCATTTGAAAAAACAATTTCTTCGTTAACTTTATGCTTAAGTTTATAAATTTTTGCCTTTAAAGCGTAAATATCTGTGATATGAATCATAAAAATAGGGGAGATTTCTCTCCCCTATCTATAACGGATTCAGAGTTTGAACCCACTAAATGTGTCCTTTTTCACATCTTGTTTTATTCCACCGACTACATAACTTTCAACTTCAGTTTCCTGTGGTGCTACTTGAAGTCCTTTAGAAGAAATCCAGTGCTGAGTCCAAGGAAGAGGATTGTTATTTGCGGAAATATCATATTGTGGTTTTAAACCAATCCCTTTCATTCTTCGGTTTGCAATCCATTCAATATATTGTTGAAGAAGTTTATCATTAAGTCCAATCATGCTGCCATCTTTAAAGAGATAGTCAGCCCATCTCTTTTCTTCCATTACTGCACGATCAAACATCATAGTAACCCATTCTTCTTCTTCTTTCGCAATTTGTTTCATTTCAGGATCATCACCTTCTCTCCACTTATTCATAATATTTTGAGTGATTGCTAAATGTTGATTTTCATCTCTTGCTATGAGAGAGATGATTTTAGCTGATCCTTCCATAAGCTTAAGTTCACCAAAGGCGAAACTGCAAGCAAAACTAACGTAAAACCGAATACCTTCAAGAATGTTAACGTTTGCAACTGCTCTGTATAATTTTCGTTTGACATCATTGAGTGTTTCTTTTGCTAATGGAACTCCTTCAAGTTGATGCACCCATTGGTTGGATGATCCATAATTTTGTGCTGCTTGAATAAAGTCATTATATGACCCTGTAACGCTTTCAGCACGTTCCAGAATACGTTCGTCGGAAATAATAGTATCAAACACTTCTGATGGGTCAGAATAAATGTTCTTGATGATATAAGTATAAGAGCGACTATGAATCATCTCCATAAACTCCCACACTGTCATACACGCTTCAAGTTCAGGAAGTGAACAGTATGGCAAAAATGCCAATCCTGGACCTCTCCCTTGAACACTATCTAACATAATTTGATATTTCAAATTTGAAGTGTAAATATGCTTTTGCTCAGGACGAAGGGTTTGATAATCTCCACGATCTTTCTGAAGTGAAACCTCTTCAGGTCTCCAGAAATATCCTAGCTGTTGAGTTGTTAATTTTTCAAAGATTGGATATTTGTATGAATCATACCTTTGGATTCCCAAAGGTTTGCCGAAGAACATTGGTTGTTTTTTAGTATTGACCTGATCCGTGTTGAAAACAGTCATGCCTTTTACTTGCGTATGTTCCTCTTCATTAAGAATTTTAAACTGCACAGGATTCACACTCCCCTTCCTCTACTTTACTTAACTCGTCAACCAATTCAGACAAAGTAGGTTTTGACTCCTCAACTTCATCAGTTTTAATATCGTATGTATTCTGATAATATGAAGTCTTCCACCCATACTTATATGTAGTCAGAAAATCATTTGCCATCACAGAAACTGGAACCTCATTGTCGGAATAGTTCTCCGGATTATAACTCCAATTTCCAGAAATTGCCTGGTCAAAGAACTTTTGCATCATTGCAACAATTTTAATATATCCATCATTACTCTTCATATCCCACAACAGAGTATAATTATGTTTCAGTGTTGTATATTGTGGAACAATTTGCTTCAGAGGTCCTTTCTTTGACTTTTTAATTGAAAGGAATCCTCTAGGTGGTTCAATACCATTTGTCGCATTAGAGACGACAGAACTACTCTCTGAGGGCATTTGAGCGGAGAGGGTGGAGTGCCTAAGTCCATACTCTAAAATAGATGCTCGGAGTGCCTCCCAATTATGTTGCAGTGAAACAGAAGAAATCTCATCAATATCTTTCTTATAAGTATCAATAGGAAGAAGACCATCGGAATACTTAGTTCTTCCAAAATATTCACAATGTCCCTTTTCCTTAGCAATTTGATTTGATGCCTTTAGCAAATAATATTGAAAAGATTCTGAAAGTCCATGAACCGCATCCCATGCCTCTTGAGAATCATATTTAAATCCTAATTTGGCAAGATAATGAGCCAGACCAATAAACCCTATTCCAAGAGAACGACGTGCCTTTGTAGCAACTTCTGCAGCAAGTACGGGATATTTTTGATAGTCAATCAATTCTTCTAAACCACGAACAGAAAGTTCACATAGTTCTTCCAGTTCTTCATCAGACTTTACTTTACCAACATTAATAGCAGAAAGAATACAGAGAGCAATTTCACCTGTTGTTTCATCAATATGTTGAATTGGATATGTTGGAAGGGTTATTTCTTGACAGAGATTACTCATCTCAACTTTATCCTTAAAAGATGAGTGAGTATTGCAATGATCAATATTCATGATGTAAATACGACCAGTTTCTGCACGTTCCTTAAGAAGACTAAGAATTAATTCTTGTGCCTTAACAGTTTTCTTTTGAATGGACGGATTATTTTCATACCCAATGTAGAGAGAGTCAAACTCAATTGTTCCGAAAGAATCATAAAGTCTAGGTACGTCATGTGGGGAGAAAAGTGTAATCTCACCATCTTGAATAAACCTTTCATAGAATAACTTTGAAATTTGAATGGAGTAATCCAACTTACGAACACGATTATCTTCGGTTCCCTTGTTGTTTTTAAGAACTAGGATGTCTTGGATTTCTTGGTGCCAGATAGGAAAATGAACTGTAGCAGAACCACCTCTGATGCCGTTCTGTGTGCAGCATCTGACAGTTGCCTCAAACTTTTTAAGGAAGGGAATAACACCTGTGTGCTGTACCTCTCCACCTCTAATTTTAGCGTTGATGCCACGGATTCTACCTGCGTTGATGCCGATACCAGCCCTTTGTGAGACATACCTGCCAATAGCCATATCACTGCTAAAGATACTATCCAGGGTGTCATCAACATCAACGAGAACACAAGATGCAAATTGACGAAGGGGTGTTCTGACCCCTGCCATGATTGGTGTTGGAATGTTGATTCTGTGCCTTGAGATTGCGTCATAATACCTCTTGACGTATGAAAGACGGGTTTCCTTAGGATACTCTGCAAAGATAGTCAGAGCAATCATCATATACATGAACTGTGGAGTCTCATATACTCCACCGGTACTCCGATCTTGTACAAGATACTTATCAACAACCTGCCTAAGTCCAGCATAGGTAAACAAATAGTCCCTATCGTGCCGAATAAAAGCGTTTGCAGACTCAATTTCTTCCTTAGAATACTTGGTATAAATGTCTCTATCATAGACTTCTGCAGAAACACAGTCCATGATATGAGTTTCAAGATGAGGAAGTTCTTGCATCTTCCCATAAAGTTGCTTACGAATGGAAAAAAGAAGCAAACGTGCAGCAACAAACTGATAATTCGGATGCTCCAAATCAATCAAATCTGATGCAGAGCGAATTAAAATTTCTTGAATTTCTGCTGTAGTAATTCCATCATAAAATTGAATGCCAGATTGTATTTCAACTTGTGATGCAGAAACTCCAGCAAGATTCTTACATGCCTCATCAACCATGATGTGCATTTTATCAAGATCTATTTGTTCAACTATTCCGTTTCTTTTTTTGACTTTAAGTTCGTTACTCATATTTTTTTCCAGGTTGTAAATTTAAGTTTTGCTTCTAATCCACTGTATGTATTTAATTCTATCACTTCCTGAACATTGTGTCCAGTGAGTACCATATCATTTATATCCTTTTCCTTTATTGATGAAGGCCAGATGACAACTTTTTGTCCCATTTCAATAACACGGGAAATTCTTGATAGGATTTCTGAATTACGTGGTTCGTTATCATATATCCACACAGGATTGTCAATCCCCCACTTACCAACATCACCATCAGCTCCACAAAGAGCAATCGCGTTTGAAATAAATGTTGAATCAAAGGGACCTTCGGTGATGTAAACAGTTTGATCCTTTTGCACTTCATCAAGACCGTATATTTTTGGGGCATTGTCACATAGCATCACAGTAATGTATTTAACCTTGCTTGGACCCAATGCTCTTCCCTGAAATCCTATGAGAGCATTTTGATAAAACATTGGAATGATAATCCTTGATTCATCATACTTTGTATTCTCAAAGGTTTGTTTAAGAGAATTAGTCCACTCCTTAAATTTTTCCGCATAATAAAATTTATCTGGATTTAATTTTCTACCTTGCAAATATCCAGATGCACTTAGATTTTCAGATGCTTTGGGTAAATCAAGTTTTGGTTTAAACTCAGGAACTTTAAACTCAAATTTAGGTTCTTCTACTGTAAAATTCTTACCAGTATGCCCTTCTTTAAATTTATCAAAAATATATTGCTTATGAATCTCTATATCAAGTTGTTTTAAAAAATTATTAAATGATATGTTAATACCACAATTATGACACTTATAATTTGTATTATTTTTAACCTGATAAAGATATCCTCTCAACTTATTCTTATTCTTTTGGGAATCCCCACAAATAGGACAACGAAAGTTATAGAGATTGTTCTTTACCTTTTTAAATTTTTGAAGGCGAGAAGATATCAAATTGATGTACTTAACATCAATAAAGTCCATAAAATCACATAATCATTGATACAAGTTTAGCAGATTATCTTATTTTGTCAAGACATATATTAGTTAGTTTTATGTTGATGATTTATACGTGCAGAATCTTCCATTCCGGCAGGTGTCCACCAACCAGATGCAAGAGTTGACATAGATGTGGCAAGAATAGCAAGAAGAACTCCACAACCAATAGTCATCCATTTGATTTTGGAAACATCACCTAATTCTTTTTCCAAAATAGTAATTCTGTCCCCAGATTTTCTATGTTCTTTCTCATTATCTTCTTTTAAATTATCAATCATTTTAAGAAGTAAGTCATCAGTTCTTTGCTGATACTCAATTTTTTCATCGTGTACAGCAAGCATCTTAATTACATTCGTATTAACTTCACTTAATTTTTGAATGGCATCATCAAGTTTGTTGACTATATTTGCAAAGTCAGCAAACTTTTGCTCTAGCACAGCTACTTTTACAATTTCTTCTGACATTGTTCTAAAGCAAAGTATAGTTTTAAATAAAGAGCACTTTGCTAATATAATTCGTTAGATACAATTATTTATTCTTTTGGTTTCATCCATTTTTTACGAGAACCTAATCCCAAGTATATACTCTTTTTCTTATTTTTGAAAACTGGAGGATTACCTGGATCTGCTTGAGGAGTACCTGCAATTTTCCCCCCACCAACAGAATTGGTTGGTCCTCCAACAACCATACCATCCTCTTTCAATTGCCTAAATGCATTAATTATTTTTTCCAGTTTATTATTTTTCATTGTAAATTTTGTAAAGTTCTGAAAGGCAATGAATATCAACTTGAATATCGTGAATTGAAGATTTTGGATATTCAGGAAATTTTCCCAAAAATATAATAAAAGTCTTCATTGCAGACCATAATTCCTTTTCAATTTTAAAAAATAACATTGGAGTTGTTGCTTCACCAAATATATTATAAAGAATAATAAAATGGTTAATAAGAAGGTGAGTTTTTAGGTCACCAGTATTCTTATATCGTTTCAAAAGTCTTTTGATATATTTAAAATGATTCAAATCCTTATCAAAATCTTCTCTGGTTACTGCCTGAGGATTTTCATAATGTTTAATTGCAAACAAGAGGAAATTGTCCTCATTCAATTCATTGAAAATCATTTATTATCAAGCAACAGTAAGTGTAGTTGTTCCAATACCAACATCAGAAGTTGTTCCTGAACCACCAATATTGCGAAGAAGAACATCACCAAACTGTGAGGTGAATGAACTAATTACACCAACAGCACTTGAACCATCAGTAATAACGCCAACAAATCCACTTGGAAGATCAATTTTCAGTTTTGTTGCATTCGTGCGAGTACTAAATGTAACTAAAAGTCCTTGAGTAATTGTTGATCCAATTGTGCTACCAGTTCCAATTTGAACAGAAGTAGTCCCAACAGCAACAACAGGAACATTTGTAAGTTTACCTGCTACTGTAAGAGAACTTCCAATAGCAACACCTGCTACTGAATCAACAAAGATATTAGTTCCACCAATCGCAACAGTTTGTCCCGATGTGGTTAATGTTGTTGAGATTGCAACGTTTGCAGAAAGGACTGTACTTGGTGCAGTAAATGCAAATGATACTCTGTTTGTAACTTGACCATTAAAGTTTGTAAACACATCTGGAGATCCGTGCAGAGCAGCCGTTGATGACCAGGCATATTGAGTGGATCCTGATGATGATGCAGTTGCAACGATTGCTGTGGATTCGTTTGCATTATTTGCATCAAAGGTACGAATTCTCATCGTTGCACCAGCACTTGCAAAAACAAGCTCATTGAATACAACGTGAATATACCCAGTAGTGTTGGTAGCAATACCAGTAGTTGCTCCACCACCGATGGCAATTCTTGAGGATCTATTTGGATCTTCAAAGAAGACCGCAACAGGACCAGCAGTACCGATACCAGTAGCACCAGCATCTCCAAGTGTTGAAGTACTGTTCAATCCAACAACTGGAACTAAAACTTCATCATAATAAGATGATGAAAGACCAGAATGTTCGCTAGTGCCATATCTTCTGTAAACCCATCCACGTACATCTGCAAAGCAATTCCAAGGAGTATTATTTCTATCATTCTCAGACAGATGTTTGGGAATAGCATAATTGTTTGCTGCGGTTTCAGTTGTTGTGGAAATGCCCCAGAGTGCCATTCTTTTTACCTATAATTCGTTAATCTAAGAAGTATTTATAAAAAAATGAGACCTCGTTAATTAGAGGTCTCATTATTTTTTGAGAGAACTATTAAAATATTTCGTATAAACTGATATACAGTATTTGCCTTTATTTTTTTATTTTGTCCAAGATATTCAGAAAAGGAAAACAACAATCCAAGGATTACTGTTATTCCCCAATTTGCTACTAAACAACTAATCACTTGCAGTTCTTCAGAAGAGCTACTCTTACTGTTGAGGCAATTACATTATCAATATCGTTATCGGTTGTTGCGACATAACGATCAATCAAATCCACAACCAGTTTCTTTACCTGGCATGAATTCATAAACTGAATCAAGATTGGTTTTAAAAGATTTACTACATTAGCCATTTTGAGAATCCTATTACAACAATATTATTTAGGGATTTTACCTAATTTTAATCATTTATCAACCACCTGTAGTTGTTCTTGTACTTCTCCTCATCTGATCAAGATAATATTGAGTATGAGGTCTTGCTTTACTAGTATCCCCTGCTTTTAATGCCTTGGCTGCTGGACCACTATCATTTCCCATCATAGCATCAGCAGCAGCAGCAGAGTACTCTCTAGACATTCCTCCCGTTTGCCCTCTGTGCTTAGGAGATCCAGCTTCTGCTGCTTGCGCTTCAAGTCTTTTTCTTAGATCAGTACTAGAAGGTGGTTTTTCCCCTTTTTTGTGAGTAAATCTTGCCCTATTTAAAGTGTCTCCAGTTTTAATACTACCAAGACCCTTTCCACCACTCATTTGATTGATAGCACCTTTGCTAATTGGTCTCCATCCTTCAATAATAGATTCTAACCAAGCATCACTCATATGCTCTACAATATTTTCTGCTGAATCAAAATTTTCAGCAAAACAATTATCAACCAAAGTTTCAATTACATAATCATAAATGTTTTCAGTTTCTTCCCTCATTGCTTGCTTTCTTTTCCAAGCATAATAAATTTTTTCACCTTTTTCTGCTCCATACTCTTTCATCATTGCCTTTTTTGCTGAAGAAGTTTTCTTTCCAAGTGCTTCTTCCTTTCTTCTTTCCACAGAAGTCATATGTCTTTCATCAAGTTCATATTCTTCAGTATTAAGTGGAAGTTTTCCTTGCTTTAATGCATTGATTTTAAATTGCTGTTGCTTTCTTACAAGATTTATTAATTCTTGTGGAGTTGGTTCTTGTTGAGTTGGTTCTTGTTGAGTTGGTTTTTTTGATTGGGAATCAATTTCTTCCTTTCTTAAACTTTTAAGTATTTCATCAGGAGATTTTGTAATAGTATCAGATTTTTCACGGGGAATTTGTTTTCTTTTTGCTTGCAATTTCAAAAGTTTCTGTCTTCTTCTTCTGAGTTTTTCTTCTCTTTCATAATCTGTTTCTTCACCAATTTCAACCATTTCAATCAATTCACCACCCAATTCAGAGGCAATCTGAATCATCTCAGTATTCATCGTTGGATTGATTTCAACTATATTATTTACCTCTTTTTCTTTAATTTGTTTTTTATTTTGCTCATTATCAACTAAATCAGCAATTTCAAATAAATCATCTCTCCAATTTGATAATGATTCTTTACGAGTTTTAATTACAGAACCTATTTTTCTACGACGATTTAAAAGATACTTATCGGTCTTTGTATTTTTTTTACGATCATTATCAATGTCAGAATCTTCTTGTCCTACTGGATCAAGTTTTTCAGATACAATTTTTCCAAAATAAACCTTTGAAATATCGTTAAGAATATTATTAGACATTAGAATAAATGCTTTTTTTTATTTTTCTATACTTATTTATAAATTCTTTGATAGCATAATATTTTGCACCAGATTGTAAATTTTCTTTTCCAGTTTTAATTGCTCCTGGAGTTTGTTTTGCTGCGTATTTAGCTGCCCCAAGAGTTCCCGTTAAAGTATTTGGTTTACCAGGCTCTCTATACATACGGTTCATATTTTTTTCAGTATATTCATTCAAATCTTTAATCCAAGACTTAAACATAATATCATCTTCGGTAACACAAATTAAATAATTAGTTCCTCTACGAATTACTTTTCCAGTCAATCCAGTATTCATATTTTCTACAATATCACCAATTTTAAAAATTTTATTTTGAACATAATTTTCTCTCAAATTTTCATTATCCAATTTTGGAGCAATTTGCCACAAATTAAAATTTTCTTTTATTGAAATTTCCATTCCTTTACGAACATCATTAAATAATTTTTTCGTTTCTTTATCATCAAGTTTTTTAGGAACTCCTCTTCGGAAAGTTTCAAAATCATTTTCTGCTGCTGCCTTTCTCATTTTAGATGCCGACATTCCTGATGCATTTTTATCAGAATCTGCTGTTCCTGCTGCAACTACATTGATTTGTGAAAAATTATATTCAGAACCATTATACTTATTTGCAAGATTTTTAATCTCTGCTTGACGATCTGAACCAACAACAATATTTACATTTCCATACCCATCCTCAGAAGTTGCCCTCAATACATCAAAGATATTTTGCATATCCGGATTATTAATTATATTTTCACCAAATTTAGGAAACATTTTTCTCATATATGAGATTTTTGTATTGGGATCCAATGGATTCTTTTTTGGATCTTGAATCCTAGATGGATAAATTTTCAATTCTCCACCAATAGAAATACGATCTGCAGTCTTAAAAAGTTTTTCGTGTCCTATTGTCGGTGGATTAAATCTTCCAAAAATAATTGTAGAGAATTCATCATTTTGTTGTTGTTCTAGAGATTGCTGTTGTTGCTGTGGCAATTCAGATTGTATTTGTTGTGTTGGTAAATTAACTTGAGTTCCTGCGACTTGTTGATTTGCTTTTGTTTTTGGACCATCTGGAATATCTCTTTTACCTACTCTTTCACCACGATTAAAAAATTCAAGTTCACCCCCAACAGTTTTAGCAACAAATTCTCCACGAGAATCATACCAATCCCCGTGCCCATCACCTTGCAATCCAAGTTTTTTGGCTTGTTCTGATGCTTTAGTTTTCTTTGCTTCTATTAAGAACTGAGAAAATCTCTTCATACTATATTATTTTTTAAATATTTATCAATATAGTTTTAAATGAAATGATGCACTAATCTTATTTGGTGCAATTTGGTTTGCCATAAGAATAGATCTTGCCTTATCATCTGCCTGATCTTGAGTTAAATTCTTTTGTCCAATTTTTTTAGATTTATTGTATATATTTTTTCCTATTCTTTCAATAATTTTTTCAGAATCCTTTCTATTCAAAATCCCTTTACTTACAATTCCAGACCATAAATCCAAAATAATTTCATCTTGTTTTTTTTGATTTCCTGAATTTTGAATTGCAAAAGCAATTTCTAATTTATTTTGTGCATTTCTATAACTTCCAATATATGATGATAGTGTTTTATTTTTAACTGATGGATCTATATTTTTTGCCAACACATCCATATACTTTTCTGAATTTTTCTTTTTATCATCATAACTTTTACCAATCATTTCACCATTACTAACAATATCAGGTGATAATGATTTGTTAAATACTTGACCACGAATAGATTGCATCTTTCTAATAGCACCAGAATTATACAAAATAATATTTGCACCACTCATACCCATTGATCCCCCAGCGGCAGTCTTAAATTGTGCTTCTTTTTCAACTTTAAGAGATGAACTAGCATTATTATATCTAATACTATCAGTTTCTCTCTTATAACTAATTTTTCCATTTTTTTCCAATGTTAGTTGATCTACTTCAACAACATATTTGAGAGTTTCATCAACTTTATAATATGTTGATTCATTTTTTATAGAATTAGTTCTAGATTTAACTGATGGAGGATTTGGTAGAGGTATTTCTTTTGATGGAAAATTTACAAATCCAATTCGTGAAGAATATACACCTTTAGTTGATGTCGCTTTCTTAAGAGAAATTGGTGCTAATTTTTTTTGTTCATATAATTTATAAATTAATCTATTCAAACCTACAATATCATCTATAGCATATTTTTTTTGAACATCATTTGGCATATTTTGAAATGCATTTCCCATAACAACAGATAATTTGATATATTCTTTTATTTTATCTACTGCAGACTGATCAAAGAACCAAACATCAGCAGGATTCCATCTATCAGATTTTACATTAATTTTAAATGTACCCATATACACTTTATTTAAAAAAATACCAATATTACTAATTTTATAAAAGTAATCTTGTCTACATATTTCTAATTTTTTAGTAAATGAAACTTTTGGATTTTTTAAAAAATTTTCATTTTGTGATTTTAATGCTCCGTGCCAATCATCAGTTACAAAAAATGTTTTAGCATTACCCAATTTCCTATTAACTGTAATAACATCCGATTTTAAATTTGAAAATTCATCTAATATTCCAAGTTTTTCAAGAGATCCAGTCAATTTATCTTTACCAGAAAAGGCATCAATCCAAAAATCTGGAGTTACTTCAATACCTCTTAATGTAAAATTTTGAGATTTTTTTTGAATGACATAATATACAGTCCACATTGTCTCTAAAACAGTTGCAGTTGCAGCCATATTCTTTGCATCTTTCTTATATTTAGAAAAAAAAAGACCCCCCTTGTGAGGGGGGTCTCTGTACAAATTTGTAAATAGTTTTCAACCTAGAATAGAATTTCTCCAATTTTCACTCATATTCACCATAATTCTTTCTGCTGCTTCTACAGTTTCAGCATATCCTTCATCTAAAAGATGTGAAAGAATGAGGTCATAGAGGTCATAAGAGTTGTTTAGATTTTTTCTATTATTATAAACTGCTTTTACCGCATTAAATGAAACTCTATCCTTTTTCTTTTCATCATCAGAGAGATTGGAATATGGAGTATTAGCAAGTACTGATCTTCTTTCTTTTTGTTCTGGAGTTTGATCGGCACTTGTTTTTGCTGTTCTTGCCCATCCTTGGTGAACTGCATCGGAACCTGCTTCGGTTGAAGTTCCACTACCACTTCTTTCACCTCTTCTGAGAGCACGAAGAGCAGCAGCAGCAGAAGAACGATTTGCTGCTCTACCAAAAGAATGTTTATCTCCAGTTGCTCTACCATATCCATATCTAGAATCTAATGCAGCATCAGATGCTTTTTCATAAGGACTATCTTCCTTTTCCATAATATTATTATAAACATCTAAATATGCTTCTTGAAGATTGCGTAATTCTTGTGAGTTCATCTGTATGATTACTTTTTAGATATTTATAAAAAAAGACCCCTTGGAGAAGTCTTGGAAAAGTTTGGAAAGTGGTTTTACTAATAAGTTGACTATGGTTTTGAAAGAATTGGATCAACTTTAACATTTGAACCTGTTCTGTCATTTCTTCTTGCCGCTGCCTGATGGGCGTTACGTCTTTGAAAAAATTCTTTTGTAGGCGCTCCAGTATCTATGTCTCGTCTATCTCTTGCTCTTAATAATCCTGCTACTTTTTTATCAGAAATTTCATTAAGTTTTGAAAGAATTGGATCAACTTTAACATTTGAACCTGTTCTGTCATTTCTTCTTGCCGCTGCCTGATGGGCGTTACGTCTTTGAAAAAATTCTTTTGTAGGCGCTCCAGT